TGCACAAAATAAGTTTGATGCATATGAACAACAGCAACAACAGCAACAGCAACAGCAACAACAACAGCAACAGCAACAACAACAGCAACAGCAACAACAACAACAGCAACAACAACAGCAACAACAACAACAACAACAGCAACAACAACAGCAACAACAACAACAACAGCAACAACAACAACAACAACAACAGCAACAACAGCAACAACAACAGCAACAACAGCAACAACAACAACAGCAACAACAACAACAGCAACAAGAAGCCCTCAAACAGGAAGCCCTCAAACAAGCTCTCAAATTACAAGAGCAACAATCATTGCAACAGAGACAAAATGCTCTCAAAACAGCTGCTTCAATGGCTGCGCCGAAGGTGGTCATCGACACTGATCCAAAATATCAAGATGCCATTTTGAAAATAATTGGATTGTGCATGTTTATTTTGAACACATATTTAGTTGGTTTTGTTCTTGATAAATCTGGTTCTGTAAACGTTCAATATTTTGACCCATTGGCAGAGATAGATTCAGTGAACATACAAACATGGAACCCCGATGTGAGTGATTTATTTTCAGTCATAGGTTATGAATTATTGCCAGATGTTGCAGCTGCGGGATATGCAACATTCACAAAATCATCTTTTGTCAGAAACGTGCGTATGAAAATTCGTGAAATTTCGACGAATGTTGGATTTAAACTGCAAATCAACACCACAATGCATGATGGAAAAACCATTTCTTATAGATATAATCACGATTATGCATCATTTTTTAAATGTTTGGAAACTCAAAAAAATTTAAATGACGTAGATGCTGCCGCGAAGTTGATTGCAACGAATGAATGGAATGCCTACTCAGACCCAGACAAAAAGGAAATGGGTGTGGCAGTAGAAATAAAACCAACAGGGGTTTTTAAAATGCTTCAGAAGAGCACAATTGTATATGAGCCATCACCTAAATGGTTAGATATAGCACTGAATTATTACAAGTATCTCGTGCCAATATTCAAATGCGTTTTTCAAGCGCGAATTCTATTACTACCTCCAACACCATCTGTGGCGGCACTAGCAACACCGCCACAACAACCAAAAGCAGCCGCAGTCGCAGCAGCAGTCGCACCAGCACCACAACCAAAAGCACCACCACCACAGCCAGTCGCAGCAACAGCAGCAACAGTTGCATCAGGAACAACAACACCCCCAAACCCAGTCCCACCAGTCGCACTTGACCCAAAATACAACATGTTGCAGTCTGATTTGGTGTCAGACCTTCAACTCGTTGTTTCTGATGCGGACCTTGTAAGAGCTGCCGCTGACTCCGAAAAAGCGATTGCCATTGCAAACACACAAATGGCAGTTGAGAAACTTAGTGCATTGAATGAATATGTCACTTCAAACGCCAATGCAAACCATATTAAAATAGAACCAATTGATCAAGTGGAGATTAAACAACCTTTGGGCCAAGGTCCATTTCCATTTGAAAATCCAACCGATTATCAAATAATGAGGTCAAGCGGACACGAGAATGATTGTCTGATTCATTCGTTGCTTACTTCATGCAGTTCAACATTTAGAAAACTATCATTGATTGGAAGAAACCAGATTGCTTCGGAATTTCGACGAAACGTTTTAGTTTCATTGTTCGAACGGCTTCTTCAACAACCACAAAACACTCAAACCATGAATGATGAACTTGCCAGTAATCTTGCAGATTTGAGAATAAACAAAACGTTGGACTCATATGTTGCTGGACAGTTTGGAGAAGAATATGGCATTGGAGTATTAATTCAAGATAGAGGAAACGTCTGGCGCTTAATGGGTTCAACAAAGTTTGGAGTGCCATTTATAATATTGCACAACCCTGGCGCAAATCATTATGATTCGGTAAGGTTAAACGCAAGTAAATCTCCCGCCTATCTTTTTCTCAGGAAGATCATACTCCGATGGGAAAGTGATACAAAGAGAGATAGTATGACTCCATTGCAGTTATCGTGCACTGTTGGCGTTCCAGAATCAAAGGCGAAGGGCACTGTATCAACTCTTCACACAGTGAAAATAGGAACAATGGTGTCTTCTGATGGTGGTATGAATAATTATTTGGTTGTAAATACAAAAACGGGCGACATTGGCTGTAAGAGCATTTTTGTAATCAAATATGATGTTGATAAATATACCGAAAACTCGGCTGATTATAAAAAACAATTGGGTGAACTTGTTGCAGAAATTCAACGTCGTATTGCAGCCAACCAACCATTTGCTGGTTTGCCAAATATATACAACATTGGAAATGATTCAACCAAATATGAAGTGTTAATGGACTCACTTGCAGGTGGAGGTGTCGATAATCGCGTCGTTAAGCAAAAACGCAATTGCAATAAAAGTGTTAAGCGCCACATGTCATCTATTCAAACGGCGCCGACTCTTGGCGCATGACCTCCCGTTTTTCATCCATCGTCAAGTGTCGCACCTGATTCAGCGGGTCGTCCACATTTGGGTCGTAGTTCAGGTCGCGCAATGCGCCCCGGTTCGCAAAGAACACGTCCATGACCGAAACCGCTTTGCACATGGGTTCCACATCGCCGGCTACATTCCATTCTTCCACGCAAATGAGGTCCTCCTCAAACGGTTCCACATTCGGGTCATACCGGTTGATGGATTTGCAAGAGATCCACGAACTGACATACCACCGCGTGTATCGGAACGGGCGCCCCGAATTCGTGCGGTCCGATTTGCCGGATTCGTCGCGGCGGGTGCGATGCACCCAAATGGGAGTCTTACGCCCGTAAGCGCGCGCGCGTTCGGATTCCAGGCGAAACCGCCAAATGGGCGCCAGAGTTTTGTAAAGAGCTTGGCGAACATAGGGGGCACACTTGGTGCAAAACCTGTAGCCTTCTGTGAAATTTTCCGTCATTTCGCCGTGTATGTCGTCGCTAGAGGTCTGCATTTCACCGCACAAGTAGCACTTGAGCGCTTGAATGAAGCACATGTAAAGAGGTTTCGGCAGAACGCCCGTTTCATACCATTCAATTTCGGATTGGTCATACATGCGGGGGTCAATCGTTCGAAACGGCAAATCATAATTACCAAGTCGATGCTGTGTTACCAGTTTGGACGGGTCGCATAAATACAGCGGCGTGTCTTGGTTTTGGGTTTGATGGGTTTCGTTTCTCTCGTTTGCAGCGTCCGGCACATTCAGGACTTTCACAACCGCATACGTTCCCTCCGCGTCTCCCGGCATTTGATAGAGGACATACGATGTTGAAATGCCTGCGTTGTTGTTGTTGTTGTTGTTGTTGTCTGGATTGAACGAGGTCATCTTGGTTCTTGGTTCTTGGTTCTTGGTTCTAGATGTCTAGTGGTTGCATAGTCGTATAGTTCAATTTTTAAATACATATCAAATACATATTTGACATTCATTCAATCCCATTTGTATCTATGTTTAGCGCAAAGGCCGAAACCAATGCAACCAATCAAACAATGCATGAAATCATACATCAAGTGTATGCCATCATGCGTGCACGAAAACCAACTGGCAAAAATGCATCGTACATACCCGAACTTAAAACGGTCGATCCAAACATATATGCCATATCGGTGTGCAACGTGCACGGAGACATCGTTAGTTGCGGCGATTACACCGCCGAGGTGGGCATTGAATCGGTTTCAAAAGTGTTTACACTGGCTCTGGCATTAAAACGGCGCGGCATCAAGGCCGTGTTTGACAAAATCGGGAGTTCAATGGAACGGCACGCCTTCAATTCAACCGACGACGTCATTCACATCCGGAATCACACCGTGAATTCATTCGTGAACGCGGGTGCAATGGCCACCACCAGCCTGCTCTACAATGCTTCCGAAACAAAACACCAAAACGAAACCCGCATGCGGTCAGAAATACTTGAAAACATGAACCGCTTTGCTGGTAGAAAATTAAGGGTCAACAAAACCCTGTATGTATCAGAATACACCCACAGCGACCACAACGCCGCCCTGATTGCCGAATTGCAGCAGCGCCATCGTTTTTACGGGGACGCAGAAACCACACTGAAGACCTACACCATGCAGTGCTCGGTCATGGTGTCGAGCAAAGACATTGCCGTCATGGCGGCCACATTGGCAAGCGGCGGAAAAAATCCAACGACCGGGCAACCCATGTTGAGCCCGCAAAAAACGGAATACGTCGTTCATCACATGGCCGAACACGGGTTGTACAACGAATCGCAACAATGGTGGGAAAAAACGCACCTGCCCGCCAAAAGCGGAGTGGGCGGCGTCATCATGATTGTCATTCCCGGCGTCATGGGGATTGGAATCGTGTCGCCACCGTTAAATAAATACGGCAACAGCGCAAAGGGCGTAAAAACTGGAGAATTACTGGGCAGCATGCTTCGTGCCAACGGATTTGCTTAACTTTGCATCCGGACCCAGTCCGCTGGAAACAAGTCGCGCGTGTCGTGCTTTTTTAAAGCGGGGCCAAACCACGTGCTCGGATAGCACACAATTTTTCCCGGGTTCTGGTTCAGATATGCACCCCACCAGCTGAATGTGCTGTTTGCGATGATGTTGTGATCGCACACGCTCATGAGCAGCATCTGCTTCCAGTCGTCAAACATGTCCTGAACTTTATGAAACCGACATGTTCTTGCGAATGCGGGGTCCGACTTGAGTTCGCGCATGTGGTCCACGATGACCGCATTGTCGCACGCTTGATTGAAAATCAGCACGTTGATTTTTTCCACGGAAGACGTGTGGGTCATGATGTGTTCCAGCGCCCGTTTGTAATACTCCAGAGACAAAATGGGGTGCGCCTCTTGTATCTGCGCGTAATCCCCGATGCGAAAGTGCATTGCAACCGTGACAACCCCGCATGAAAACCACACGCTTTCCGCAAACATGGCCTGAATGTGGCGCTGATGTTCTAAAAGCTGCATTTTCTCATACACCTTGTCCCGGACATCCGCAAAATATTTGTCGCTTTGAAAGTAGCCAACCAGTTTCAATGGAATAGAGCTCTCGGCAGTTTTGCTGGGCAGTTGACTATAACGAAATGACGGTTCCTTGTAAGTGGGCAGTTTCATAAACCGGTCCATATTCCCGACATTGGCAATGACCGTCATTGGTGTCAAATTGTGAAAAAGGGTGTTCCAATACGTGCCGCGTGTTCCAGTTGCGTCTTTCATGGTGTAAAGAAAATAACACGTGTCGCCGTTGCGAATGGCGGCGGCGAGAGCAGCAAACACTTGGAACAATTGATTGCCCAATCCACCTTGGATTAAAACCGTGATCATATTGCCGGAGTTGTGTTATATTATTGTATGAATTATATGAAATATGATGACATATAATTGTGTGTTTAAATTAAAATGGCGACTTCATTTTTTATTCAATGTTCATAATATTAATTGGATCATGATTGTGGTTGTGGCTGTGGTTGGGTTGTCATTGTGGTTGCGTATATGACGGCAGCGCGTCAATGTCCATGATGTGCGGCTTGCCCTTGATTTGTTTGCGCGGAATGGCAAAGTGCGCAAACATGGGCTTGCTCAGTTGCTCGTGCGGCACCGCGTTGTGCACGCTGCGCGCGATCATTTTATACAGCTTGAATTCCGGATATCTCTCGTCGCCGTTCTTCTTATACAGCACGTTTCGCCCCTTGTCGTCCTTCAGCCACTCCACCACCATGTTGGCAACCCGGCTTTCTTTCAGCGTGGCATTGTAGTCGTCCACGTCCCGAATGTCTTCCACAAAATAGTCGAACAGCGAGCACGCCAGGCGGCACAGGTCAAAACTGGGATTGGGGTCCAGCCGCGGTTTTTTCTGGTTCATATAGGGTTCGCAGTTGTACTGCGTGGCTGCATCCCCGTTGCGGTCAAAACTGTCGCTCACCATGGTTTGGCCCCGATACGTGTAAATGGCTCGCCCAAAGTCGATGATTTTCATGATGCGACCATGGGTCGGAACCCGATAATAGACGCCCTTGTGCAAATAGTGCAAAAACTTCTTCTCGGTTTTCACAAACATGATGTTGTTCGTGTGCAGGTCGTTGTGCGTCATTGCAAACATGTGCTGATACGCAATCAGTGTCATGATGACTTGCATGAGAACGGCCGACCATTCTGCCTCGGTCAGCTCGTTTCTGCTGCACATCAAGCTGTCCAGCGTGTTGTCGCACTTTTCCATCAAAATGGCTTGCACTGGAAAATTGAAAATGTGTGCATTGTGCACTTCTTCATCATCGTGGAACCCGCTGTCGTCATCCGCGTCCTCGTCATCCTCGTCATCCACTTCGTCCGTTCCATCATCGTCCGTGCCATCATCATCGCTTTCAGAGTGCGTGGCGTTGTCCTTTTCATAATTTGCAGCAATGTCATCATCGCTATAGGATGAACGCGAAGAACAAGAGTCGCTGGACATGGACATGGACATGGAGTGCCTGGACAGGCGATGAGAATCACTTTCCGGTTTGTCGTCGATGCACTCTTCCAATTCGGTTGTCTCCATGGTTGTGGTTGTGGCTGCTTCTGTGGAGACAAACAATTCATCAAACGCAATGGCATTGGATTCCAGCACATCTTCCACAAGAAGCACCTCTTCTCCGATTTTCACGTTGGGCTTGGCCAGTTTGCTTTGGGTGTCGTTGTGTCGTCGGTTGGAGTCAAACAAATTGCACGACAATTCATCCAGTCTAAACATCTCGTTCCGGTTTTTCAGAAAAAAGTCGCAAGTGCTGAAATACTCCAATTCATCATACACGTTCACGGTGAATTCATCCTGATTTCCCAGGAATGATCCATAAAATTCAAGCCCATGCACAAACCCGTGCGTGTCCAACACTTGACTGGTCAAATATGTGAAAAAAGAATCAACATAGGATGAATTATTGGAGTCGTTCATTTTTTTTTGATGAACCGAATCGGGATGTTCCATTTCATAAGACGGCAGCACCAGCAAATCCGAAGCGGCCATATCGTATTTTCCCGACAAATATTTGATGGGGTCCAACAACGGCGAATATTTTATGAACACGCGTTTTTTGTCGTCGGATTCAAACACTGCGGCCACGTTGTTTTTGTTGCCGCCACTTTGAACAGACGTTGCATGGCAACGATGATTCAAGTTGATGTTATTGTGATTCGTGTCCGACAGTGAAAAAAACCGACGGTAAAGCGGCATGTAATTTTGCAAGTTGTGCAACCCAGTGTTTGCACCTTCTAAAGTTTCAAACAGAGAGATATTCTTGCATTTATGATACATCAATTCAAATGTTGGAGGCATGTTTTGTTAAAAATGTATTGTTTACAAGTATGACTATTTATAACATTAATAATGTTGATTTTAAACTAATTATCCATGAATCAACTTTATTTGCGCACAAGATACAAACACATGCAATGCAACACCCACAAAAATCTAATTGACTGGATAAAAACATAAAGAATGCACATCGATTTACAATAATACCATCCCATCTTTAAACAACATCAATGCCATCCCATTTCAAACAGGTGCCAACTGCGACGAGAGGCGTTCAAAAAATGCCCGCACACGCACACAAACAAAAGCCCGTTTTTCATGGGTTTAAGAAGACAATTCAGAGTTATTTTAACTGCGTTGTGCCCGCGCCGGTTTCAAGCGTGTTTGACACCCACGACTGCATTTGGTATTATGGAACCGTTTATGTTAGAGACGCTGTTGCGGTTGAAAAAATGCAGAGACAACAGCAGCAGATGCAGCAGATGGAAGAGCAATTACAACACATGCATGACATGCACCATGTGCAAAAACAAGCCCAAGACTTATCGCAAGGCTTATCGCAAGGCTTATCGCAAGGCTTATCGCAAGACTTATCGCAATGCCACGAAGATGACGATGACGACACCGAGAGCACCTCTGGCAGCGTGAATGCATCCAAATGCTCGCGCAACATCGGCAAGCAAAACCAGCTCAAATACTTGAAGGATGGCATGCGATTAAGACATTTGCTGTTGATTGATCGTGCAACGCATGAATGGAATGAGTGGTTTGCCACATTTAATGCAGAAACCAATCGCATCATTCGCACGCCGGATGGTGTGGCATTTGACACCCTTCGCCAGTTTGCCCGTCTGCATTCCAATGACGTCCTATCAGTGGATTTGGCTTCAACCAACGTGTGGTCCGACCCGAATTTTCAGTATCAAGATGACGCAAGTGGACACTGGCGCCCGTTGGCTGATTTGAAGAAATGATCACATTGACGCAGAATTATATAAATAAATATGTGTTTATATAATATCACTACGTCAGAGTATCAAATGCAAATGTTTAACCAGTTCTTTATCAAACAGCACCTAACAACCTTTTCTATCTTGGTGTTTTTAGCCGCATTTGCAACCATTCAAGCATTCCGGCCGCGATTCATGTACAATGAGGACGGCAGTTTGCGCCAGTTTGGAATCGGTTTCAAGAGAAAAACGGTGGTTCCGGCGTGGTTGGTTGCAATTGTCATTGCCATTCTCTCTTATCTGTTGGTTCTTTACGCATCCACTCCCTTGTTGAGCTGGTGAAGCAAACTTATTCCGAAGTTTTGAAAACCACTGGCGGTTTCGTGCCAGCCGGATTGGGCTTGGGTTTGAATGAAGCGGCATCGTTCACTTCATCAATGTTGATTGCGCACGGCGAATTTTCTTGTGCAATGATGAATGTTAGGTCTGCCATGAAGTTCAATGTGAGCACGTAAAATACGAATTTAGCGATGTTTTCCTTCACGCGCACGTAGTTCACAAATGTTTCTTTTGCATTCTCAGGCAACGGTGCATTCAAGTATCCCGAGTCATTCAAATCATCGAATTTGTTGCTTGCATTGATCGCAGGGGGCGCATCATCATACGTTGTCAACATGCTAAACAACGCCCACGGGTCGTCATTCATGTAATCCAAATATTTTTGAACCTTGTCGCTGTTGGCCTTGGTTTTCATGATTCTCTGCATGAATGATCCCAACCCGTTCAATTTGTTTATCAAGTAGCCAAACGTGTTTCCAAAGGGGCGCAACCAAGAGTAATTGTATTCCAAACACACAAATAGCGGCACAAACAGCAATGCAAACGTCGTGAACGAAGACCACGCTGCCAATCCGTAATTCGGCGTGTTGCACTGTTGCTGCAATGACATGAACGTCAACATGAATTGCGTCAACCAAATGATTGCCAGAAAAATCATGGACATGGTTCTTGTTATTGAAAAAAACGATGGTGGTGATTCTGAGGCATCTGGCTTGTCGCTGCTCAAGGAGTCGCTCGCATGATTGATGATTAAATACAAGGCCGAAATGATGCTGTAAATGCCTAGGTTCATCATTCCATTGTTGGGGGAACCCGCGGTTGGCGGTGCATTCGTGGGTGCTACAACCATCTTCTTATTTTTGTATATGTTATTTGGTGTAAATGTGTTGTTTATTGAACTTTGTATTTATGCACATAAACATTGTGTATAAATTAATTTGAAATTTTAATGGCATAATGTAAACACATACTCCACACATCCATCACATAATCTGGCATAAATGCAATCTTACTCCAGCGGTCCAGCGCCTCCTTCTCTCATTGAACCCGGTGTCAAATACTTTTTCGGCGGAGTGTTGAAAGAGTGCAACCGTTTGCGAGAAGAGTATCACAATGGCGTGTTCAACACGTGCATGTTTGGTGCATTCATGCTCGTGTTGGGTGCAATTCTTTATTACAAGTATAGCAGCAAACCGACCCCGGAAGAGCAAGTTAAAATTCACAGAAAGCAGCAGGAGTACATTCTCTCTAAATTGCGCATGGTGAATGCCGCCAACCATGCTGTATCGCGTGGAAACTTCATAACCGGACTGCCTAAATGGGAGGTTCCTGAAGTGGAATTGATAAAAAATCGTAAGATATTTTTATGATGTCCGGTCCGGTCCAGCGCGCGCGCACCGCATATAAATAATATGCAACATATATAAGCAAAGACGAACCGAACCGAACCGAACCGAACCGAACCTTAACCAATCGCAATCGCAATGGCAATGTCTGCTGGCCCTGGTCCTACAACAAATGTGTCCAAGGCCGACTACGTGGATGCATTGAATGAGTATTATCGCTACAAGCACGACTATGATGAACGATACGAAGAACAAAAGCATGCCGTCAAAGAGTCGGACATGACAATCCAGCAAAAACGTGCTAAAATCATGCAGCTTAAACGAAATCGCAAGTGCGTGTCATGTGGCCAGACCGGCGGAACCCACTTTACCAACGAGGACGGGTTTCTGCGCGCGCAGTGTGGCAACCGCACGCAACCGTGTTCCCTGCGCATTGAGATTGTGAAAGGGAAATTCATGAGTTTGGAAGCTCTGGCAACCTCTTCTCTCGAGAATGCCGACATTTTGAAGGACAACATCATCAAAACAAAGTTGGACCTGCTGTTCAATTACACCACCGAAGAAGAAGCGTTGCGCCAGTTTGAAACCGACCGGGCTGCATTGAATCAGGCACTGGACCTGTACGGTGGATTCCGACAAAAGTATTTAGATGTGGTTCGCAACCCCGAACGACGCGAAGAGGTGGATGCATTGATGGGCAATTTTTATGCGGCAGTTCAGGAATTTAAGGACATTTTGAAGCAAGGGTCCGAAACCCGGGGGCAGGAATCCGCTTTCATAAAAGACGCGGTTGCACTCTACGTTTCGCGAATCGAGCCACTGACTAATGACATCAGGGAGAAAATGTATGTGTATTGTCATGTGGAACGAGACTCCAGTTTAGGACCCGGCATGTTTCGGCTGGTTCAAAAACCGTACACGTTGGAGCAGCTCGAGTTCGAAATTGACGTGCCGAGCATCACGGTGGAGGCGCGCAACCGACAGCTGCGGGAACGGCTGGCGCGCAAGCGCAAGGACCAGTTAGCTGCCTACATTTGGAATTGGATCCAAGACCAAGAGAGAATTACGGGCGACGTGTATGAAGTTGCAAATTTGGATGACCCTGAAACCGACAAGAACGATCTGATTGAGTTCATTGTGGATAACGGCGTGCCCACCACCACCAAACACGGAACAAAGAAACGCTCATCATAAGATACGATAAGCGAAAATTATAATATGTGCAATATGCATTAGTGTCATCATCATATCATCCATTATTAGCCACGATGTCCGTGTTGGACAACATTTCGTGGCCGGCGTTCATCGTCAGTTTTGCGATTGGAGTGTTTTACATCTACATTTCTCTCCCCAAGCAGCGCGTGGTCATTGTTTATCCCACGCAGGACAACGCGGACCACTTCAATTTTAGGGACAAGGCGCACAACTGCTTCCGGTTTGAACAAACGATGAAGGAATGCCCCGCCGATGATGACGACCTGAAAACCATCCCCATGCAAACTTGAACAACAAAACCAAACCGGCGCATGACTACGTATGTTCATGGTCATTTTAATCAATGTATATCATATGATAAATGGAGAACACGAACACGCTGATGGACGTGATGAACGATTCGGTAAAAACATCATTGCACATCGGATTGTTTTCTTCCTTGGAAACCGCACGTCACAACCACACATTTAATAGCACCTTTGTCGATTTCCCGTTGTCAAAATGCAAAGAATTGCACAATTTTAATCCGATGCGTCTCTCGAAAAATCCATACCCCGAACATGACAGACCCAGGGGTCAGTCCGACCTGGATTCGGTGTCGTATCACTCACAGTTAATTCAAATCAATTGCAACCTGCAACCAGTGTGGATCGCATTTAAAAATGAAGAATACACGCTGCTTGATGGGGTTCATCGCATCGTTGCAACCCATTTAGAAAACAAACAAACGGTTCCAAGTTATGTCATACATGTTCGAGATTAACACACATTTAATTGTGTTCAATTAATTATGTTTTTCAAAAAATAAAATATATCTATAAAACAACTTAAACATTTAGCATTTTAATAATGCAACTACATGACTTCATTCATTCTTCCGCAAGTCGAGTGATTTTCGGAATAATAATGGGTCTGGGTCTTTCTAGTTTATTTAGGAAGACGTGCCACGGGCGCAATTGCATGGTGTTCAAGGCGCCCGACATGGCAGAAACCAAAAAGCTGACATTTAAATACGACGGGAAATGTTTCATATATAATGTCAACAGCACAAAGTGTGATGATTCGCGCATAGATGTGGTGCTTTAGGGGAGGGGGGGGTCATCCAGAAAACTCGAGATTTTTTGCATCTTACTATATGCATTTCGCTGCATGACATTCCAAGCAGTTGTGGCTCATGGCTCAGTTGTCAGACGCAACCCAGCAACCAACATGTCGCGGGTTCGAATCCCATGAGTGCAACTGCGAAAACAAGGGAAAAAACGGTAGTGTCCAATCCAAGAAATTCTTAGGGGTGCAGCCGAAAAAATGAAGACAATCAAGAACTTAATCCCCCATAGCGCAGCGGAAGCGCGCCGTAAAACATCGTCGGTCATCCATTAGACTTTCATAAAGTCCGAACGATTGATGGTTATCGCCTTATGAGCCGGAGGTCGTCAGATCGAAACTGACTGGGGGAAACATTCCAATTCGGCAGCTTTACAGAAGCTGCCCGTCAAGCTGGACGTAAAAGGGAGCACCCCCCATTATCACCGGCATGGCGCAGCGGCAGCGCGCGGGGCTCATAACTCCGAGGTCACTCGATCGAAACGAGTTGCCGGTATACCTTCAATTCACCAGCTTTACAGAAGCTGGTCGTCATAGCTAAGCGACGTCAAAACACAGCCCACTTTCACCGGCATGGCGCAGAGGCAGCGCGCAGGGCTCATAACCCTGAGGTCACTCGATCGAGACGAGTTGCCGGTATACCTTCAATTCACCAGCTTTACAGAAGCTGATCGTCAAGCTGGACGTAAAAGGGAGCACCCTTGTCACCGGCATGGCGCAGCGGCAGCGCGCAGGGCTCATAACCCTGAGGTCACTCGATCGAAACGAGTTGCCGGTATACCTTCAATTCACCAGCTTTGCAGAAGCTGGTCGTCATAGCTAAGCGACGTCAAAACACAGCCCCCTTGTCACCGGCATGGCGCAGAGGCAGCGCGCAGGGCTCATAACCCTGAGGTCACTCGATCGAGACGAGTTGCCGGTATACCTTCAATTCACCAGCTTTACAGAAGCTGGTCGTCATAGCTAAGCGACGTCAAAACACAGCCTCTTATCACCGACATGGCGCAGCGGCAGCGCGCGCGGCTCATAACCGCGAGGACACTGGATCGAGACCAGTTGTCGGTATACTTTCACTTCACCAGCTTTACAGAAGCTGGTCGTCATAGCTAAGCGACGTCAAAACACAGCCTCTTATCACCGGTGTGGCGCAGAGGAAGCGCGCAGGGCTCATAACCCTGAGGTCATACGATCGAAACGTATCTCCGGTATACCTTCAATTCACCAGCTTTACAGAAGCTGGTCGTCATAGCTAAGCGACGTCAAAACACAGCCTCTTATCACCGGTGTGGCGCAGAGGAAGCGCGCAGGGCTCATAACCCTGAGGTCACTCGATCGAAACGAGTTGCCGGTATACCTTCAATTCACCAGCTTTACAGAAGCTGGTCGTCAAGCTGGACATTAAACGCAGCTGGCATTGATGTATCTCAGCGGAAGAGGTGGACTGCCGGTCCAAGGTCGTGAGATCGAAACTCACCGTCAATGCTATTCAATTCGCCAGCTTTACAGAAGCTGGTCGTCATAGCTGAGCGACGTCAAAACACAGCATGACAATGCCGGTGTAGCTCAGAGGAAGAGCGCCTAAACCACCGTCTCCTGCCCCCTTGACCTGTGCAGATCTCTCTGACCTTCACATGTCCGATTGGGAGATGGTTATCCGCTCATAACGGGGAGGACGTAGGATCGAAACCTACCACCGGCATTCACTTTTTAGATGTGATTCATTTTTTTTTTAATCAAAGCAAATGAATGTAAATGAATATCGTTGCAGTTAATTTAGGAAACTGTTCTTTGCGTTATACTGAAAAAACATGAATCTATGCAATACATAAAAGATGAGCGACACCACCAGCATTGACGATCTGCCCACTGCATCGGGTCAAAATGCCAACACACAGAATCAGAATGTTGTGATCCAGAAGGCAGAACCAGGAGTCATGTCTTACTCGCCGAATGTTCCGGATTTAGCACCGCCTCCTTCTCAGCAAGGTCCGCCGATGAACCCCAATCAGCAACCCAATCAAAAGCTGATGAACGAACTGGTGAGCGGCGTACAACGTGCCAGCATGACGGGAATGACGGCGCTTCCATCCCGCGACATCCCGCGAGACACGACTTTAATGATGCAAGATGCGCAGGTTCAGCCGACTTACGTGCCGCAACCCCAGCGCCACGTGGACTACATTCAAGACCATGAAACCAGTTCCACGCTCGAACGCGTCATGCAGCAAAACACGCGCGGTTCCAATCGAGTAGACACATTGGAGACGTTTTACGAAGAAATCCAGTCTCCGCTCATGCTGGCCATTCTCTATTTCGCGTTTCAATTGCCGGCCGTCAAACGATACATGTTCCGGTACCTCCCGTCAGCCCTGTTCAATGCCGACGGGAATGCCAACCTGACCGGATTGATTGTCACGAGCGCCATGTTTGGCCTGTCGTTTTACACTTTGCAAAAGAGCATGAATCAGCTGCTGGAGTCTTATTAAACGTTGCATTTCGTATAAATTAATGCATTATCTTCTATCATTTGTTATAGTTGTTAAATAACGTAAACATAAACGTAAACAAATGATACAGCACCTTTTAGCAAAACTGCAAATGCACAAAATCCAAGTGCAACAAGACTCGCAACAAGACTCGCAACAAGACGCGCCACATCCCGAAAAAAAAGAATCCGACCCGACTGAAGTGAAGAAACCATCAACGCACTTGCATTTGGACACGCCATTCAAGCTGCCAATGGAATATTTGAGTGCGGATGTGTTGCACCCCATTGACAAGAGCGTGCTGTCCGATTTGGAACTCATTGAATGCACCAAACCGGTTAACAACACGGCAACAAACCAGGAAGACGTGGAATCCAAACCGATGTACGCCCACATCTTTCAACCGCAGTCCGCATTTGCCAAACGCTACCTCGGCATGTGGGCCAAACAAATGACATCCAGCGTCCCGCATTTGCAGGACACGCAGCGGTTCATTGCCGCCATTTCAAAAACGCAGGAACATCATGTGGTGGATTGTGATAAGGTCGAAGCCATTTGGACGCGCATTAAAACGGACGCGTCCTTCCGCGACAAATTCAACTACATCGACTATGCCCCGCTGGACATGCTGAACCGTTCACCCACGTTTTTGCAGTGCTACAGCATGTACAACCTTTTTTCCCCCGTCCTCTCCTTTTTGATGCCCGTCATCATGCTCATCGTGCCGTTTTTTCTTCTCAAGTTGCAAGGCGTCCCCATCACGCTGATGACTTATTTCGGCATCATAAAAATGATGCTTTCACAGCACGCCATTGGCAAGCTCATATTTGACATGAGCTCCGTGAGCTGGGACAAACGCATCTACATCCTGGTGTCGGTGGTCTTCTACTTTGTGCAAATGTATCAAAACGTGGTTTCGTGCCACCGGTTTTACCGCAACACGTTCCTCGTGCACGATGACCTGGCCGCCATTCGCGCTTACGCCAATGAAACCATTCATAGAATGCGCACATTCGCGGCCCATTGTGCAGAAGGACACGGCACCTACGCGCAATTCGCGGCGGATTTGAATTCTAACCGCGAACAGCTGGAGCGCATGGTTGCAGCGTTGGACCGGATCGACCCCCCGGCACTAACCGCAAAGAAGTGCCTGCAGATTGGCTACATCATGCAGCAGTATTATGCGGTGTTTTCGGATGCGACCATTTCGGCGTGCATGCAGTACAGTTTTGGGTTCAATGCGTTTGCCGAGCACATGACACACTTCGGCACGTTGCTTCGGGACAACAAAGTGGCGGCATGCGAGTTTACTGTGGATGACAAGGACAATGACAATGACAAGGACAAGGACAATGACAATGACAAATCCAACAAAAAGAAATCCAAATCCAAGTCTAAATCCAAACCCACCAAGTCGAGCCATGGTGAAATCGTCAACGGATACTATGTTGCAACTGTGGTTGGCGAAAATGAGACCCCCGTGAAAAACACGGTGTCGCTGAACAAACGACTGGTCATCACGGGTCCGAACGCGTCCGGCAAAACCACCATTCTTAAGATGACCATGCTCAACATCTTGTTTTCACAGCAACTCGGCTACGGATTCTACGAAACCGGCACGCGCATTCACCCGTATCATCAACTGCACAGCTACTTGAACATCCCAGACACGTCCGGGCGCGACAGCTTGTTCCAGGCGGAGTCCCGGCGGTGCAAAGAGATTCTCGACAAATTGACGCCGGACAGGCACTTCTGCATTTTTGATGAACTGTATTCGGGAACCAATCCATACGAGGCAATTGCCAGCGCATACGGCTATATCACGCACCTGACAAAACAGGACAATGTAGACTTCATGCTGACCACGCACTACATCCAACTTTGCAAACTGTTTGAACAACAAAATACATCTTCAGAATCAGACAAACGAGAGAAAATCGATAAAAAATCAACCGAATCAAACACAAATACAAACAATGAGAACAATGAAAACAATACAAACAATAAAATCAGGAACTTGCACATGGAGGTGGCTGATCGCGGCAATTATGATTTCAAATACTTATACACACTGCGCCCCGGCATTTCGTCCATCAAGGGAGGAATCAAAGTGCTGTATGACCTGCAGTATCCAGAATCGATTGTTGAAACCACGCGCAGCGTTTTGAGCAGTCTTTAACTCATTGATTCTTGCGTTCGTTCAACCACATTTTATTTATTATTTGATTGTAAGACATATTAAATAATATTTCAATACTAATACATATTTTAATATGAATGGTTCATCATTTTCAATTGCAACCACGGCATTTGTTAGTTTAGCAATATGCGCAATCATTTCTTATGGGGTGTTTTACTACTTCAAACAGCGCCTCTCTCTCATTGAGCAGTCGCAAATGGAGCAAGCGCGCATCATGCAGGCGATCATTTCGCGCGGGTTGCCGCAGCATTCAGCGCAGCAACAGCAGCATTCAGCAACGCACCAACTGAATGCAGAGCAACAAGCGGCACAAACTCACAAGGAAATCACGATTACGCAAAACAGCCTCATTGAAGTCAGTTCGGATGATTCAGAATCCGAGTCGTCTGATTCGGAATCCGAGTCGTCTGACACTGAGTCTGGGTCCGAGTCCGAGTCCGACAACGACAAGTGGTCGATTGGAGACGAGATTCATCAATCCGATTCACTGCATGAATCATTCAATGACTTGTCTCAGAAAAAACACATCCACATCGAATCCATGGACCACACGGACAGCATTGAACAGCTTGAAATCGAATCCCTTGACACCAAATGTGCAGAAGACAGTAATAAAAAAATAATTTCTCTCAAAAGCGCGTTGAATGCGGAATCCGACGAGGAGGATGATGCGGATGCGGATGCGGATGCGGATGCGGATGCGGACGATTCATCTTCATCGGAATCCGAATCAGACGAAAAACCCCAAGATTTTGAATTGAAGATTGGTTACAAATCGGCCTCGGCATCGGGGGCCACGAACAAGGCAGCACTGCATCTGAACTATGGCAACATGTCGGTTCCTGCGCTGCGCCAACTGGCAAAGGAGCGCGGCTTGGGCGGCGATGACGGCGACCTTCAAAAACTGAAGAAGAAGGACCTTGTGCAGCTTCTGCAGTGAAATATGAAATTGATTTCAACACAGAGAGAAATTCAAGAAAACCCACAATTGCATTTCATCATCCATGTCGTCTAGAATGATTCAATGCGGCGTTTTTATGTATTTTGACAACATGTTTGGTTGTATGATGTGGCCAATTCGTTCCATTTGTGCGATGAGGTAAAAAGTGTTTTTTTGTGCGAGATTTTAAATTAATAAACAACGGATTGTGTCTTAAAATGGTGAGATTGCGTCGAGTGAAGTTATGATTCATGTATTTGAGTCTGGATTGCTTTTCACAATCACTATAGGTTTCATTGATTTTTAGTATCATTTTCATTTTCTCTTCTGAGCTGTGCTTGTTTGTGTACAAAAATGCTACAATGTTCCTTGGATGTAATGTTTCAACCTTCATATTATTTACTTTCATAATATGGTGTTTTTCCATCAAAACATTGTACATTGTCTCTCCAGTATACCGAACATAAAAAATGCCTCGCAATTTGCCCACGAACCGGTTGGCAGGTATCAACCTATTTTTATACAGGATATGATGGTCATTGCTGATGTATGTTTTTGCATTCGGCACATTCATTCCCAATGAATGTCGTTCAACACAAACAACTTTATCTTGATTTAAATATGATTTAGTCACTGCGACAATTGGTTTAGAGTTAATTGTGTGAAACCCTGGGTTCAAATGTTCTATGGCCACAGTTCCTTGGTCAGTGGTCACGGGCGTTCCTGCTGGAAAGCAAATGGGTGCAATTGGGATGGGCAACGGTGGGCTCGGCGGAAATGACAAGTATCTCGCTAAAATAAATTCCACGTCGTCGCTAATATCACTAAACTCTCCCACTTGGCCACCTACCAGAATTTTTCCATCTGTTTGTATAGCAACAGAAAATCCAGCCTCCTGCATTGTTCCTGGCAACACAGTTCCTGACACTAAATTTTCAAGTATTAATCCATTACCATTTACACCAAATGTTGTATCCAATGAACCATTCACATTGTATCTAGCTAAAGAAAAACTTGAATTAAGAGAGGTTGATGTGTCAAAATATTGACCTGCTAATATAATTTTTCCGTCTAACTGAATAGCAACTGAATATCCAGTCAAATCAAAATTCATAAATGATAAATTCGTTATAACCGTGCCGCCAGTTCCGAACATAGCATCTAATGCACCGGTATTTCCGTCTAATCTGGCTAATGCATAGGACGAAACCTGAAATGATGGAAACGGTGCTGTTGTAAAAGAGGTACCTGCTAATACAATCTTACCATCTGGTTGCACCAACATGCTCCTTGCTTCCTGCACCGTTAATGGTAAAAACGCAGGAATAACAGTTACTCCACCAGTTCCAAAACCTCCTACTGGATTTCCTAAATTATCAAATTTAGATACAATAAATTTATAAGTGGGAGTAGTAATTCCTTGTCTTCCTGCTAAAAAATATTTTCCCAATCCGATTGCCAACGAAAACCCAAATTCATCGAGACCAGTAAAATTTTTTGCTACTAATCCATTTGCACCAAAGGATGAGTCTAATGTTCCATTTAAATCAAGTCTTGCCAACGCAAAAAAATGTATAGGAACTACAGAAGGGGGGACAAATCCTCTCACATATCCACCTATCACGATTTTGTTTGGAGTAATACCTGTATCTATTTGCACTGATTCCGCATAACAATCCGTAAAGGCATTTAATGGGTATGCTGTATTAAATGCAGTTGGTGTAATAACAATGTATCCATTGGGGGCAGCAAAAGTAGTAGTATCTAAAATTCCGCTTGAATTGAATCTTACAACAAATATTTGATAAAATGATGCAGTATTGTCTAATACATAACCACAAACAACTATTGAACCGTTGGGTTGGATTACTAAACTATTGGCAGTTATGGAGGGACCTCCGGGGGGAGTTGTTTGAATTAAAAATGTTGATAATCCACCCGTTCCAAAAGAATTGTCCAATGCGCCATTAGTATTGTATCGACATACTGCCACATATTGTTTCACTCCACCTGGAAGCGGCAAATTGAAGTCTTCTTTCGTATCACCAGCCATAACAATTTTACCATCTGTTTGTAATGCGATTGCCCTTGAATGGCTTTGATTTGGAGGAATAAATCCAAACCCCGTTGTTGTAAACCCAACTGTCGCAAATGAAGTGTCCAAATCAGACATTGTATATCATATGAACATATTTAAAAGAATGAATGCACACAATTGTATACCATTCATTCTTTTTTGTAAACATTTTCTCTCGCCCTTCATGAGACACATTCTTGAATATGTGTGGATAGACGCGGACGGTGGATTGCGCAGCAAGAATCGGGTGGTTGATTGTGATTGTCTCAATGTCAATGACGTGAATGACATCAGTGCCGTAGGGGAATGGTCGTTTGATGGGTCGTCCACTGGACAAGCCACCGGAACGGACAGCGACGTCATCATTCGGCCTGTCGCCATTTATCCCAATCCGTTTTATCCGACTTGTTCAACGGGTGAACCCGTGTGTTTCAAGGCGCACCTGGTCATGTGCGATTGTTATGACAAGGATGGCACCCCGCACAGCACGAATTCGCGGGACCAGTGCGCGCAAACCGAAGCCGCGTGTGCACGCGAAGAACCACTCTTCGGGATTGAACAGGAGTATGTCATATTTGAGCGATTGAAACCGCACCAATTCAGTCATTGTCCGTATCAATGGTTGAACCACACAGACCCCGGGTGCGGGGATCAAGGACCGCACTATTGTGGTGTAGGTGGCGACCGATGTTTCGGCCGAAAAATAGTGGACCAGCACTTAAAGGCGTGCTTGTATGCCGGCATTGCAATGTGCGGCACAAACGCAGAAGTCATGGCATCGCAGTGGGAGTTTCAAATTGGACCGCTGCCGGCATTGCAAGTGTCGGACCAGTTGTGGATGGCGCGCTACATTTTGATGCGGATCACTGAAGAGCACGGGTGCAGCGTGTCTTTTCATCCCAAACCGAAAAGCGATTGGAATGGCTCCGGCGGACACACCAACTTCAGCACGGCGGCGATGCGCACAACATTCGGCAATGCAATGGATGCAATTAAGACAGCCTGCGCAAAACTGCAAGCAGCGCATGCGGAACACATGCCCCTGTATGGCAAGAACAATGAGGCCCGCCTGACGGGAACACACGAAACCAGTTCAATTCATGAATGCACGTGGGGCATCAGCGACAGAGGACGCAGCATACGCATTCCGCGACATGTGGCAAATCAAGGGCACGGATATTTAGAAGACCGGCGCCCCGCGGCCAATTTAGACCCGTATCTCGTGACCGAACGCATCATGCGCACGTGTTGTTCAATCGAACAGCAGCAACCGCATGCAACCAAAACTCTGCGCATGCCAAAATAATTCATATTGTTCATGATGATCAAAACGAGAGAACGGCAACAATTGAACAAAAAATAATATAATTATTATACAAGCATTATATTATACCCCCCACAATACACAATCAAGTCAAATGAGCTGGGCCACATGCTATGCCGGATCAAACAACATCCATTTCAATTTCCCCCCCATCATGGCAGACGGACGCAACTATGCCGATTGGCAACCCGGCGCAGTCATCAACGAGCGCATTAAGGAACAGGCCGGCATAACATCCAATTCGCAGTACCGTCAGTTCCTAACACACAATGCCACGCAAATCATGCAGGCGAATCAAGTGGAGGCATGCAATCAGTGCGGCAGCTGTGTGTTCAACACGAGCAACCCTCTGCAACCGCAACCGAATGTTCCTTTCGTTTTTAATGGCGCGCTTGACCGCAGCCAGCCATTTGGCTATGAAAACAGCGATCTGAAGAACTATTACTTGACGCGCCAGCAACTGCAAGCGCGAATGATCGCACCCGTCATTACCCAGAACGAGCTGCTGATGCGTGGCTATCCAACGCCCAATTGAATGCATTCGGTGCATTCCACGCCATCCAATAATTTGATGTTTCCATAATAAACCAATTAAACGAATGCGCATGATGTATTTTATCGAGCATTGAATATTGATTGTTTTGATTGGGTTGATTCAAAAATGAGAGTTCTGAGCATTGACGTGGGGATGAAAAATTTGGCGTATTGCTTGTTCGAACGTGGCGAAGACGAAAATAACAATCATGCAAATGCAGGTGCCAAAACGCCCGAATCCATGATGAAACAGGCATCGATTGTGGCCTGGGACACGGTCAATTTGTGCGATGCGGCCGATGCAGTAAAAACGATTGCACCCACGTGTTCAAGCGCTGGATGCAAGTTTACTGCCAAATTCGTTCACGTAGCAACCACAGACACCGAATCTTGCTACTACTGCACCCGGCATGCGAATTCTTCGGGATACAAGATGCCGTTGCAGCCATCCATTGCATCGCCCCGGATTTTGAAGAAAATGACACTTGATGAATTGAAGGTGTTTTCGGGGGAATATCTCTCGACTTCAATTCCTGAAAAATGCAACAAGAGCAAATTAAAGTTGTTGCAACATGTTGCGGGTGCATTGGGAGCCGAGTATCTGGTTGCCGTGACCACGAAACCCAAGGTCATCTCGGCGGCGTCGTTGGATTTAATAACCATCGGGCGCAACATGCTTCGACGGTTCGATGCCTTGCCGCATTTGGCATCGGGCGTCGATGTTGTCATCATTGAAAACCAGTTAAGCACGTTGGCAACTCGCATGAAAACGCTGCAGGGGATGATCACCCAGTATTTTATCATGCGCGGGGTTCCGGACATTCAATATATATCGGCCACAAATAAACTGAAACTGTTTTCGGATGCTGGGGCGAATGGCACAGGTGTAACAGATGACAAGACCGACTACGCAGACCGCAAAAAACGCAGCATTGAAATCACGCGCTCGTTGATTCCGGCGCACGCGCATGCAACATTGAAGTTTGAAAACCACAAAAAGAAGGATGATTTGGCAGATTGCTTCTTGCAAGGGTTGTGGTGGTTCTGCAGACTGTGAATATTGTGGAGTGGCAACAGTTTTACAATATTTATTTAAATATTAAATTTATATTGCGTATGATTTAAACTTAAAAGATATAAATCAAACATAAGAATAGACAATACCAATACAGTAGCTGTAAGGGAATGGAAGAGGTCATCGACATTTCAAATTTGCCCAGCGATTCACGGTTTGGAGGAAGCAAGTCGTCCAATTTTGGCGGCGGTCTTGAATTTCTCATGAATGATAAAATGAAAAACGGCGGAGGTGGCAACAAGGGTGGCACCGACATCGACATCGGCGACCTGAATGCGTTGGAAGCCGAGTTGAACGAGCTGAGCGATGTTGCGGTGCCAAGCGGGTCATCTTCGAGCAAATCGTTGTTTTTTGGAAACTCTGCAAGCGGCGGTGGGTCTGGTTCCGGGTCTGTTTCATTCAGGGAAGACCCGATTGAACTGGGTGGAGGAGGAGGAGGAGGAGGAGGAGGAGGATTCAATTTAGGCAGTTCAACTGCATCTGCCGACGACGACAAAAAAACGTGGGACGGATTCGGCAAGTTCAACAACGTGCCGCTGAACCCGGACGCGCCGGTGGACTCCCACCCCCAGATGACCAAGGAAGAGCTGCTGCGCGAGAAGTTCAAGTACCTGCGAAAGTTGGAGGATTTGGAACAGAAGGGCATCACGCTGACGAAGAAGTACTCCATGGAGTCATCCTTGGCGGAAATGAAGGGCGAATACGAGACGCATTTGGAGGAGCGCGAGCGGCGCAACAGCGTGAAGTTCCAAGGCAAAATGTTGATGTCAGTCATCACGGGCATTGAGTATTTGAACAACAAGTTCGACCCGTTTGACCTGAAGTTGGACGGCTGGAGCGAGCAAGTGAATGAGAACATTGACGACTACGACGACATTTTCTCGGAGCTGCATGACAAGTACAAGTCGAAGGCCAAGATGGCGCCGGAGCTCAAGCTGCTGTTTCAGCTGGGTGGCAGCGCAATCATGCTGCACATGACCAACACCATGTTCAAATCGGCCATGCCGGGAATGGATGACATCATGCGTCAAAACCCGGAACTCATGCAACAGTTTACTGCGGCGGCCGTGAATTCCATGTCGCAGAACCGCCCCGGGTTCGGCAACTTCATGGGCGACATGATGGGTCAAGGACCCCAGGGACAGGGGCAACAAGGCCCTCCTCCTCCGTCTCAAACTCCGTCGCGCCAGACACAACCCTACATTCCCAATCAAAGACCGCCACCACCACCGGTTCCCACCAGCGTGCGCGACCCCAATTCGGATGCGGGCACACCGTTCCGCGCTGGAAACAACACGGCGCCTCCACCTTCCATGCCGTCCAATCGTCCGGATTTGAATGCCGCGCGTAATGGCAGCAACGGCGGCAACGGCGGCAACAGCAACAACGGCAACGGCGGCAACAGCAACAACGGCAACGGCAACTCGGCTCCTCCTCAGATTTCTGTGTCCAAGCGCCCCGACATGCGCGGCCCCACCGATATTTCCAATATTCTTTCCGGACTGAAAACCAAAACCATCCAAGTGCAAGCCCAATCACAACAGCCACCTCCTGCAACCGAAGACAAGACCAGCACCATCAGCATTTCGGACCTGAAGGAGCTGCAGAACGACAACCTGCCTCACAAGAGCAAGCGCCGTCAACGTTCCGACAAGAACACCGTCAGCTTGGCGCTGGATATTTAATTTAGCACATTTGGCACATTTAGCATTTCAATTTGACTAAAACCAAAATTAACTCGTCATAACTGATGCATTTTTATAAAAGAAACAATATAAATATACTCACGCGCATATATTTACATTGCATTTGTGCACAATCCGAACCAATCAATACAATCAATTAATAACAATGTCAACAATGTCGTCAGAAAAATTCATAATGACATGCGACAAGGACTCCGTGTATTTAAGCAGGGACAAACCAAACTACATGTATTTGATTGAATTTCGGGCACGCAACGAAAAAATTCGCATTGATGCATTGTTGACATTCGAAATTTACAAGATGATGTATGAATTGAACAAGGACTTGTTTGATTCGTATAACATTGCATACCCTGATCCGGCGGACCCATCGCGAGCAGAAATTCTCTTCATTTTTAAGAGCATAATGGGATTGGGCGAGAGATACACGCATGTTTACACGGACATGCCACATGTGCTAAAAACGCAAAATCAAAGCCAAAGCCAAAGCCAAAGCCAAAGCCAAGTCATTGAAATCGCCAGTATGAACGTTCCCAAGAATTCGCCGTTGCCCTCTTTGCTGCGGCATTTGATTCCCAAGCGCGCCGAACAAATCGATTCGGACAATTCCAACATCATAATTCACGTGCAGCCGGATGGACACACCATTCAGTTCCATTACAAGTTCAAACTGCAGCTGTCCAAACCGGATGACGTGATTTCCATCCCGCTATTTGTCGACAAGGCAGTCAGCACGATGATGAAAACCATATTCGTGCGCATGAAACAATTCATTGAATGCCTTGGATAACTTGAAACCTGATTTTACTTGCGTTTCGGGTTTAAAAATACCAAATACAACAATCCGAATCCAATTATGGAACCAATGACCATGTGTTGCGTGGTTAAAGTTGAAGATTGGGTGCTCTTTTCAGTGCATGCGTTCAACTTGCACGTCATTTGCTTTTCGGTTTATATGAACTTTTACGGGTTATATAAATCATAAATATTAAATTTTGTTCAAATTTTGTCAAATTTATTCATCTTTTGAAAATTTTTGAAATTCCACCTTTAATGGGGTGTCATTGCGGATTTCCTCTCCACCAGGATTTATCAAATTGGAAGTTCTTAATCTGAAATGATACACCGGAATGTTTATGACATTGTCGGATAAATTTTTGTATGAATTTCTAGTGGGTGATTCAGTGATCATCCACATTTGTGTTTTTTCAAAACATCGTTCAAACGCTTCAATTGCAAGCGCTTTGTCCGTTGCAGTCTGGGCATCGTAATCAGCTTTTTGAGCATTTAACCCAGTATTGATTTCGTCAGCCTTTTCATCAATCGGTCCCGCAACGGAATCGGATGCCATCCGCACATCTCTCGGCAGACCTCTAAAATCGGTTTCAAACGGTTTTTCAATGCTTTTCTCATATGCGGATTTAACATATCCGATAAAATCATTCTTAAAAGTTTCAGACTTGGCCAGGTATTTCTGCAAAATGGTCAGTCCTTCTTCAAGAGCCGCTGGTTCTTCGACTGTGGGTGCGCTGATGTCTCCGATGCTCTCAAGATCTGCTTCAAGCTCTTCTTCAAGATCAGATAGGTCGTCATCGTCATCGCCGGCCACAACAGACGCCGCAACTTCGGATGCAACCGACGCATCATCATCGTCATCGCCAGATGCACCAGACGCATCGGCACCAGACGCACCAGGCGCATCATCATCATCATCATCGCCGGATGCAACAGGCGCCGCAACTCCGGCCACACCAGCGTTTGTGCGCCGCTTTTTTAGTTTTTTCACACCTTCTATAATTCCACTCACGATTGCAACAATGAATGTTGCTGGCAGCCACGCGGCCAACGCTAATATTCCCGTTGCCCCTGTTCCTGCTCCAACCACCGAGACCATTGTTCCCTGTTTAACAGAATTCAAGAGACCCTTGCCAAGTTCGATCAATGCTTTAACACTGCCTATGCCCACAAAGCCAAGAACAAATGACATTAAATAAACACAGTATAACAAAAATTTAGCAAGTTGCAACCCCTTTCTTTCTCCCCACCGTTTTAACATGCGCACAGTCGCATCAATGCACTCTTTGCGATATTTCGCCTTATCGGTGTCGGTTTTAATCAACATTTTATCACCCGGTTTCAGTGTCAATACATAAGTGCTGATGTCCTGCAACGTTCCATTCACCATGACATTTGGATTTACATAGAGCATTGTGCTGTCGGTTTGAATTGCCGCGTTCCATCCAATGTGTGCACCTGGATTTGTCATGACTCGTGGTGTATAATCATCAGAAAGGTTTGCCAATTTTGTTTTCATTACAGTCAAATTGGCATCTTCAATTTCAATCCCAGCAACACCGTGCATTTCAACAAGGTTGAAATATTCCGCAATTTGGGCCAAAGCACGTATTGAATTGTATGGAAATCCAATTTGGTGCAACGGGTCAGTTGGTTCAAATGGGGGCGTGTCATAAAATTTCTTATTTTCCTCTAGTGCATTGTCAGACACTTCCTCATTGATTGCTTTCAACTTTTTGGAATTGGTTGTTCTCAAAATGGGGTTTGTGGCAACATCCGTGCAGCAGATTAATATGGTTGCTGTGCCATTATTCTGAGTTGCATCAAGGAGGCCAATCGCGTGTGGGTCTGCATCAAAGTATGAAGTGTAATCATACACCGCATTCGCCGAGTTGAATCCAAGCCGTTTAAAAACATTGGCAATTGTGAAATTTTGCTCCTTTGCTTTCAAGTTGGTCATCATTTGTTCCCACACGATTTTCAAATTGGAATCCATCATGGCTTTATCGGAAGAACAAGTCAAACCCGCCTGGTCCAACAATGTTATGTCCGACAACTTGCCTTCAAACAAAGTCAGTGTCAACTGAACCACGAACAGTGGAAACTCGATGCACTTCCTTGCGGATGATGCGGATGATGAACGCAGTCCCCGCAGTTCAGCAAAATCAATGGCTTGACGGCCACCATCTCTCTTGAATGAAGCCAGTTTTGTGTCGTTGCGTATTTTGCAATACAGTTGCTCTTCGGGCCATGCATAATTGTTCAATACCATTTCTTTGCCATCAATTTTCATGGGGGCATTCTTTTGAAACAAATTTTCAAATATGGTTTTCACATTTTTCATCAAACGGGCAATCGATGGCTGTTTTGAAACAATGAGAATGCCTGAATTGACCGCAGATGATTCCGCTGACACACTGCTCACGCCCAGTGATTCTTGAATTTTGAGATCCACGATTTTTTTTAATAGCGGCGGCAACGGTTTGGTTTCAGGTATTTCACGTGAAGCAATGTCATCAAAATCAACGTATTGCCATTTATTTATGTCCAATAACTGCGCGCATATGAACGGATTGTGCAGCACGCTTGAATTCGGAATGAACGCGCCATCGCACACTCCCGTCGTAAATTTGGCATCCATTGACCACGACATGTTGACTGTCAGGTACGCAAGCGCCTTTTTAACCCCTTCAATGTCGTCGGTGTTTATCTGAATGTTGTCGGGTTTAATTTTTGAAAGCAGTGTCAGGATTTTTTTGGCCTGCGTATACACATGCACCGATGCGTTAAAATCATCTACGGTGGCTTTAAATTGTGATAACATATTGTGCAAAATTAACACATGTTCATCAAATGAACTCAAGTATGCATTACGTGGAATTGCATTCGCATTACCCATCATCCACCAACTCACATTCACATTCGTTGGATTTTGATTGGTTTCGCTTGCCTCAACCACTTCTCGATTGGCGTTATAATTAACATAAGTGTCTCTTATTTTTTCTTGAAAGGACACCATCCGTTTTGGTAAAGAGCGTTCATTCCATTGTTGCAAATTATTCTCAAATCCGGTCATTTTTGAAACAATTTTGCGGGCATCATACAATGTTTCAATTTCCCCTTGTGCACTGCGAAGACATTCACCCAGTTGTGATGACGGCGACGATGACGACAATGACCCGATTTCTTCATTGACAACGTCTTCAACGTTGTCCGGACACTCACCGCAATTTCCGATGAATGCGCGCGGAGTGCTGCAGTAATTAACAAAATACAACAAGTCTTTTTCTTGCAAGTTCAATCCACCCATCTGAAATTTGAGTGTGAAAAAATCTTCAACCGGCATAATCTGCAATTTTAGAGTTTCGTCAATCGTGGTTGCCTGACTCGTGGATGACCCCATCCGCAATAAAACGGATTCGCGCTGACTTGTGTATTCGTTATAACGCTGTTTCACATCCTGTTGTGTTTTTTCATCGTAATACACAATGACACTGACATTGTTCGATTCGTAAAACATGCTGTAATCTCTTACTGCGTAAAAAAACGAATCGCCAATGAATTTCTTATCCTCATCGCTGACCATTTTGAGATTTCTCTCGTCGCTGCCGTATCCAATTGCCATAATTTTTACGCAAATTCGTTTGGAAGATGATGATGATGCGGTTGCGGATGCGGTTGCGGATGTCGAACCCGCACTTCTTGCATTCAGTATGACCGTTTTAAAAACCAGTTGCATCATTTTATACAATTGTTCCATGTATGCGCCGCGGTTCAGTGATTTTTTCCCATTGGATTCTTCCCCCGTCATGAACTTGCTATAAGACGGACTGATTTTAGAGCTCAAGTCTGGAATCCAGGTGTGAAGCATGAACGAATTGGTTGGTCCACGCATGGGGGGAGTGATGAACATCAGCGGCGCAGGATATGCCGTGGGCAAATTCGGTTCCGTGTAATCCTGAATGGCTCCGGGTTCGACCGGACGCATCAATTGCATGAATCGGTATGTCAGTTGTTCATTTGTGGATGCTAGATTTTGAGTCGATGTTAATTCATAACGGTAGTATCCAGGGGTTGTCCAATTGTATATTGCGTCGACCTCATCTTTTGTAAATTTATCAATGGCAGTTGCTGCACCATCCGTGCAATCATTCCAATCCTTCAATGCTTTACCAATTCCACTAATTCTGTTAATTGCATTAGTCATTTTTTTTGCATTAGTACTCGCCTCTTTTATTGTGTCCAGGGTTTTCTCAGCTCTTGCTTGTTCCGGCGAGATATACATTTCTCTCCATGTTTTTTTTGTATATCGTGGGTCTGTATAATCTCTTCTTGAGTCGTTTTTGTCAGGAAGTGGGGTTGGATTATCAAACCGCATTTTGGGATAATTTGGGGGGGGATTGCGATTAACGTAATGCACGTTTTCGGTTAATGGGTCCACCCTCGGAATCCACTGACTTTGTTCTTTGGTAGAGGTGGCGGTGGTTGAATCCTGTGCCGGCAGCAGCTCTTCGCCCAGAATGTGCCGTATCAAACTCGGGTCCTGATGAAATATCCACTCATAATCAAAAAACAATGGACCATGTATGATGTAAAGCATTTCATCATTGAATCGATTAAATTCATCTTGCTCTGTCAACTGTGCTGATGCATCAACGCCATTCGCCAAGGATTTGTAAAATGTCTTCAAGTAATCTGCATGCTTGGGTGCATCTTTGTGCACTGGAGATTGGTCGCTGTATTTCATCAGAGACAACAGCGTGGTATTATTATACATGAATGCTGCGAAATTGCATTGTTCAAATATTACTCGTTCCATCGCATTTATGAGATTTTTTCTCATGAATTTTTCTTCAGATTTAGGAATTGAAGTTTGATACTTTGCCGCTGCCCAAATCGAATTCGCTATAGCACGTGCCGGTTCAAGCAATGGAGTCAAACAACCTGCATTAATCTTTCCTATGTCATCAGAAAATGTGTCTCCGTCGTTCAACTCTTTGTAAATATCATCTAGCGCCGTCTCTATGTCAGCCGTGCTTGCAGTCAAATCAACATTGAGCATGATATAACCATAAGTCGCAACTGCAACAGCACAAATGATGTTGCACGCATTCATCTCTCCGTCCAATTTAGAAACGGCAAATGCCAATGCACTTTCAAAATCAGCCGATTCATCAACCACCTCATCGCACATTTGTATTATTTTTTCACGTGGCACCATGAGAGAAGGTGTCAAAAAACAAGGGAATTTGTAATATAGACGTTTTAATAGTGTATCATAATTCAGACTGTCTTCCGCAGTGGATTTGAATGTGCATAAATACGTTTTATCACGTATTGCTTTCAGTTTATTTGAACGCAGTTCGGAACGATTTGCCAAATTCTTATTTGTCAGTATTCCAATCAAAAATGCAGACATAATTTCAATATTGCGGGATGGAGCTGCTTTTCTCCCAAGTGAATCCGTGTAATCAACCGGGGTTGCCTTGCTTGCCATCGACATGTTTGAATTCAACACCGGAAGGTAATTTGGAATGCGGCCAACTGACGATGTGTTGAACAAGACAAATACGTTAGTATATAAGTAAAAATATGGCAGCATGCGTGTTAGGGGCAGAGTTGTTTTTTTCAATCGTTCTGGTAATTCATCATAAATGAGTTCCCACAATTCGTTCAACTCAATCGGGACATTAGTTGCGGTTGCAGCAGAAAAATCAATAGCATATTTGGTTGCATTGGTTAAAGGACCGACCTCTTTTTTTGCAGAATCATACGATTTTTCAATGAATGCAATTTGACGCTCGTTAATCTTCTTGTTTGCAAAAATAACAAAGGATTCGAACATGCCCCAATTCAGGAAGATGTTTGCCGCCGGATTGTTGAACTCTGTTTTTCGTTTAAACAATTGCTTGAACTTTGAATCATAAAATGCATTCATGACGTCCTTATTGATGTCAAATGATGTTGGAACAAACACAACATAATCGCACGTCGACTCTCTCTGCGTCTGCCTTTGCGCAGAATCCAAACTGTCAAAGGATGATGCCAGGACCATTTTCTGAGATAATATGTCAATTGTCTGGGTGGATTGGGTAGATTGGGTTGATGCAGATGGTTTCGAATCCTTCGTCAGGCCCGTGTCTTTTTTCTTTCCGGTTCGAATGGAATTAAACGTTATTAGCAATGGGTCATACGTTGATTTTCTCAAATTGGCAGCAAAACGGGAAGACTGTGTAATATCACTGGCATCACTTCCAAACAAGTTCAAAAGGCTCATGCTTGCTTGTCCCTAGAATAGAATATTAAAGTATATTTATATTTTAATATTGAAATTCAAAATGCATTGAATCATCATGAATCAAATTTATCCCTTTGCAGACCGAAATGCGGTCAAATATCGGTTGTATTTCATGGCATCTCTCTGTTTTTTGGCACGTTCAAGCACGTCCATCGCATCACTGATTTCCTTGTCGGTGACCACGTTGCCCGGGCCATGACCCGACTTGGACATTCCTCCTATAGCTGATGCGGTTTGGGTGACTGTGGAACTTGAAGTGCCGCCAACCCCGCCTGTGCTCGTGGCAATCGAGTTGGACATTGCGCGATATTTGTCGGGCATGATGCAATACTTGCTGTTTGCATTCAGTCCATAGTCCGCTAAAACCACAAACACGGCCGTCAGGATAAGAGACAGCATCAAATCGCGCGTGCCCATCCATGACACGGAAAACACCAGCACTTCTTTGGTGAGCGCCGTCTTCAAAAAGTTTTCAGTGGACGGGTCCAACTTGAGTTCAATGTACCGCGCACCAATGTTCAGCGTCAACATGATGATGCCCGCAAAAAACAAGCTGTTGTTCAACCGGTGCACCGCATAATTAAACCAACCAAAGATGAAATCCAACATGGAATTGCAGTAATAAATATTATGGGTTTTATTAACATATCAATACAAAATAAAAAATGCTAAAACAATTGACGTTTCAAACGATTGACGCCTGATTTTAAATTATTCATGCCATTCGTGACCAAGCGGCGACCCGTGCGAATGTGAGGACGCAGCATTGGAGTGAAGCCTTCTGCTGTTGTCGATGATGTGGTTGTGGTTGGTGCGATTGTGGGTGCTGCTGTTGGTGCTGCTGTTGGCTTTGCCATAATCCATCCGCATTTAGGGTCGCATATGTTGTTGATTGTTTCATACTGAGTGCCCCCATTTGACAACGTCATTGGATTGCATTTGGTAAATGAATTCATGTCAATCGTATGGAATGCATCCAGTTGGTCCGTGCCGATGATTGGATTACCACTCGCATCCATTTTAGTAAAAAATGCAGGACTCAACATGTATTTCATTATATACTTCCCTGATTGCGTGGGGTCATCTGGCAATCCTTTCACGCAATACTTTTGCCTAAATTCATCCGGGTTTTTGAAAGAAATGGCCGGTGCTGGAGTTGTTGGAGTTGCTCCACTTGCAGACGCCAACGGATTCACCATGCCTTCTTTCATCGGTAACTGATTTAATACGGCAATGATTGCAATTACTGCGATGATTCCTGCGATCCGATGATACATTGTTAGTGCAATGATTGCGGCAACCATTACGATTTTACCCAACACATTATCTCTCAAAAAGAAAAGGGGAGAAGCCCAAACCATGCATGCAATCACAAATGCAAATGCAACGGCTCCCAACTCGGGGTCCACGTTCATGAATTTTTTGGCGAATTCTTTCAAATGAAACATATTTCAATGGAATCGGAGTTTGTGTGATTGTTTAGGAACAAACGAGAGAATGGCAATATAATATAATCCGATATTAATATTTTTACCAAAACACCAATGCAATGCAACGCAACGCAACGCAACGCAATAAGATAAACAAAAACAAAATATTATCTACCTTTTTATTAGGAGATGTCTGGATATTTGCAATATTCAAATTACGGTGATGATGATGAACCGCAAGTGAAACGAAAGGTTGCATCAACACCAACGCCAGTAATGCAATCGGATAAGAACCAACCGAAACGAATATTAAGAACAAATCAACGAACCCTCCGGTCCAAGCCGCCGGGCCAAGGCCAAGGCCAAACGCAGGGCCTAACGCAACAACAACCAAAACAGCAACACACATATGTTCAAGAACTCATTCAAAAAATCCACAGCTATGAAAATAATGAGGATGTCAGCGATTCTGAAGGTGATGACAATAACAATTATGTCCCCATGGCATCCGGACCAAATCCACATTCTTCTAATCCCACCACGACCATTCAGCAACAGTTTCAAACCGAGCCGACACCAAATCGACACCGATTTCCAGGAGCAAATCAGGACGATTTAAGTGCCAAATGGAATCCGGCGCCAGCCAAGGAACCGTTTTCGCTTCAAGAAGCCAAGGCTTTGGCAAGTCAATACTTGCCGTCCGTGTTCCAAGCGTCCAGTGCCGGAGATGACAGCGAAAACAAGGACGCGATGATGCATAAGTTGGACCGCATCATCTCTCTGTTGGAAGACCAGCATGATGAAAAAACGGGCCATGTCACCGAAGAGTTGGTGCTTTATTGTTTTTTAGGCGTGTTCATCATTTTCATCGTGGATTCATTCGCACGAGCAGGGAAATATGTGCGTTGATCAGTTGCAACGATTCATATTATATTTTATATTTTATCAATTTAAAGTATAATAACACGACACACAAAATGATTGAATCTCGCAATCGTGCAAATAAAAAGGGCAGGCAAACGCACCGTCGGATGCGTTTAACTGGCGGCGCCACTCATGTTGCAAAATCCAAGCACGCCGTTGTGAGCTACACGGTGAACAGCACGGCGGATTCCATACGGATTCATGCCAAGTTCGGTGATTTGACCGGCGTGTCGGCGATACACATTCACACAAACAACAATGGAAAACCGGGTCCCATCATTGCATGGCTGGCCACAACTCGCGAGTGGAAATCCGGTGTGTTTCAGAACACCCCCGGCAACAATGCGCCGTGTTGCGGACCCAACAATCCCATGTGCTGTTTAGCCGGACCTGCTGGTCCCACGCCACTGGTTCACAGCGTCGCCAACACCGAAGTGGATTACGTGGTGAGAAACGATTTTTGCAAGTCCAAGAGCGCATGCCCGTGGATTAACAACGGAACCATTTTGGTCATACACGGATTGAATTTTCAAAGAATCGAGAATGGCTGCATGACCGATGCCCCCGCAGGCATTGACCCATTGCAAGCAATCCCATTTTCGGGACAGGCGGCTGGCGGCAAAAGCAATCGAATCAAACACGGCGTGCGCACACAACGTCGTGGTCGTGGTCGTGCTCGTCGAGGCGGCAACATGTTTCATGGCACCTATGCAACCCCTCCCGTTGTTTGTTTGGCCGGCGGCAACAAAATTCCGTGCACTGCGTTTAGCAGCGCATAGAAGAAATGAATGAATGAAATGAATGCGTTAGTTCGCCGGTTTGTAAAACAGGTAGAAGAATTGGTGCTCCTTTTGTGCTTTGACAAGGTCAATTTGTCCAAGCATGTTGAATCCGACGCCGGTGGCCAGTTCAATGAACGTTTGGGGAGACGGCATTCGGAAGTTGCGCACGTTTTTGCGCACCTTGCCCGTCTGGTCGTCCGTGAACACCTCCATGTACTGCACCACGTCATTCGGAAAAATTTGCACGTCCGATTTGTATTCAAAATCATTGAACTTCGCGACACTCTGCGCCCCCTTTTTTGTGGGCGTGGGCGTGGTCGTGGTTGCATCGCCGCCCAGCATGCTTGCCGCATTGAACCTGCGCGGGTCCACCAAATGCAGCACAAAGTAGCCACCCGGTTTCAGCCACGCATAAATGTTGGAGAACAGCTGCTCCGTGTTGGGAATGTAGTACACCTCGAAATTCATCATGGACACCAGTGTGAAGCTGTCGGGCTTGAATGACGACACCACCGTGGGGTCGCCCTTGACGATGTTCAAATTGAGACTGGAATACGTTTTTTTCGCCTGCGCAATCATGTCTGCAGACGACTCAATTCCGGTTATGTCGGTTACGCCGTGCTGAATGAAGGCGTTCATGTAGGCGCCTGTTCCTGCTCCCACGTCTAGAGCAACCGTCTGGTTCGAAATGTCCGGATATTTATTGATGATGGCACCCACTTCATAAGCGTTGTTGACCTTTTGGTTGAACAATTCGTCATAAACGGCTGCGTAAAAGGCGTCCTTCGCGTCGGCATCCTTTTTAACAATGACGCCGCTTTTGCTGCTGCTTGAACTGTTTTGCACGAACGACTCCATGAATGACCCCGAATACGGCAGCGGGGTTTTGAACCGTTGAATTTTATTGTATGCCGAAATGAGCAGCAACATCGTAATGACGATCAGCAGCACGCGAAACCACACGTTTTGTTCAATCGATTTGCAGAAGACATTGAATGCATCCATTGGAGAGATAATTGTGTTATTTTATTGATGATAATGTATTGATATTAATATATGTTATATTGTTATTTATTTTTTTGGCATTCCGGATTAAATGAACGACAATGAAATCAACGACATTCGCGGGGAAACTGAATTCAAAGGAACCACCTTCTCAAAATACAAAAAAGCCGACGTCCGTAAAGAATTGCTCAACTGCCTAAAAAATGGGAAAATAGAACCCGCTTGCTACTGGACCGCCGAACTGGTGTGCGCGGGACATTTTCCCGAGCTCTGGGACGTCATCTTGACCTTCAGCAGCAAACACATTCATTTAGCAAACCCAAGACTGTGCACGTATTTGGAAATGCGGTATGAAGCATTCAAAGGCATCGTTGCCAACGGCTACGTCGGAAACGAACTGCGCATGCGCAACAACCCTCGCATTCGTTCCCTGTTTGCCGAAGTCATGTGCGTGCTTTGCAACTCCAAAAAAAAATACAGCCTGGAGGGCATCAAAGTCAAGAAAACCGATTTTGACAGCACCGCCATGACGGACAAGCTGAAAGCGCCCAATGTGTCATACGCATCCGACGCATTCTTGTCGGGCGACCCGAAAGAACTCTTCATTGCAATCAACGAATTCGCATTCCATGTCTCTAAAGAATCCAAAAACAGTTTGCAGGCATCCTATTGGCTGGAATGGATCATGGAATTTGAACACGTCTGCAAAATGAAAAAACAGAAATGCGTCGGTGAACGTCGCAGCACCATGCCCGTGGAATCCAAATTTCAAATGGACCCCATTTGGATTGTCTGGGAACTCATCCTGGGACAAGCACAAAAAATGCCGGACCCATTGACCTCTAAAATCATACAAAGTTTGCTCAAACTGTATTGTTTGCGATACACCGATGGTGTCAAAAAGAAACGGCGGTATTTGATTTACTTTGCGATTTGTTTGCTGACCGAGCCGGTCATCATGACGCAAGAAATCGTGTCGAACAAAGAAACCATTGAAGCGGTTGTGAAAAAAATAGACACGGTTTATAAACAAGTGAAAAAAAATGAAATTGCACCCAAGATGGATTATTTGTCGGGTTCAATGGGAGGTGCCAAATCCGATTTAGATAAAACGATTGAAAAGATGGACAAACTGAACTCAATGAACACCATCATTCGCATGGCATAGTGTGCATGACCAGCGACGGTTGCGGTTGCGGCTGCGGCTGCGGCTGCGCGTGAACCCATTTCATCATTTGCATCTGGAATATTTTCCCATACATGTGCATTATAATTATTGTGTGAACTTATGGTTTTGATTGTATGTCATAAAGTGATATATTTTTATCTTCATTAAAATATATTAGCATTTGACTTTGACTTTGATATCCAATTACAGTTCCTGCAATGTCGTATCCTGCTCCTGCACTTGCGCCTGCATCTGCTCCATCTGCTCCATCTGCTCCATCTGCTCTATCTGATGCATTTTCATTCAACAACAACAGCGCAAATTTTGGCAACGATGCACCAGAGTCGTCTTCTCCCATGTCATTGTTGGTGCGCGCCGTATTAATCGTTCTTTTGCTTTCGCTCATTGGATTCAATGTCATGACTTATTTAGATGACATAACCCGATGGTTCGGCGAAACATTTGGAGCGCCGTTTCAGGCGGTGGCTCGATTTTTGGGCTACGCCGCCATTGACACGGCCCAGACAACCGTGGATGTCTCTGCCCAGGGAACCAAATCGGCAGTCGACATTGCCGCCGGGGCCGCAACCAGCGGCATTGACGTGCTGCAACAGACCATTGAACAAAAGGGTCGCCAAGAAGACCAAGACCAAGACTCACAAAGCCAACCAGGCCAATCCAGCACAAAAAATTCTCAAATGAGCTCCAGCGCAGCATTGCAGCGTGCGCTGTCTCATGCAAAAAAACAACCACCGCAACCAGATGACGCCACCAGTCGCACCCAACGCACTGGCAAATCCGGGTATTGCTACATTGGCGAAGATCGCGGGTTTAGGAGCTGCATCAAAGTGGGCGAAGAAGACACGTGCATGTCCGGCGACATTTTCCCGACCCATGCCATCTGCATTAATCCTCGACTAAGACAATAAATATGGAATATTAAATTATTATTACATATTATTACGCATTATTACATACATCAACCCACATCATATCACAAACTCAAAAGATGTTTGATTCGTGTTATTCATTGAATGTGTTGCTGTTGATTGGGTTCACGTGGTGCATCCTGTGGTGGATGTACAATTATTACATACGAACTCCATCATTTCATCCACTGGGAACCGTGTTGCTGCACGTTCCGTCATGGATTCAGAAACTGACCCCGCACGTTTCCACCAATCCCAAAAAGAACGACCCCAAATTGCTCAACATTGATGGGTGGAGCGTGGGACACGTTCTAATTTACGCCAGCATTGGCATGTTTTTTCCTGGCAAATACATGGAAATACTGGTCATTTCATTGTTGTGCGAAGTGTATGAATATGCAGTGGGCTGGCGCGCGCGCTGGTTGTTGGATCCGCTTGCCAACATGCTGGGATATGTGTTGGGTGAGCTCATTGAATCCCGCTTCAAATTTAATTTGTACAACAGATTGAAGCGCGTGCCCGTGTTTCAAAACATGGGATGCTCTTTCACATTGTTCGGGAGTCTATTGGCCATACTTTTTATAAATCAGCCTAAATTCATGCAACATGATTTTTATTAAACGCGGTTGTGTTTTTGCGTTTTATGTGAACACATTTGTTGCATGAATTGCGTATTACGCTAATTGCACTATTCGCAAATCTCGGTGTAAGTCAAGTTCAACAGCGGGCACAGCTCTTTGGGGTCAAACTGAACTTTGATTTCCTCGTTGCGCGAGGTGCAGAGCTCTTGCTCGATGAAGTTGATGATGGGACACACCTTGTGGATGTCTTTGACATCGTTGTCCACCCGTTCGTGTTCATGCTCTTGCACATGTTTGACCTCATGCTTATGCTCATGGTGCTGACTATGATTGTTGTATTCGTGTTCCAGAATCCGAACGGACATGACATCATAGCTTACGGGCTTGGTGACAAACTGTTCCTTGTTCTTTTCACCCGAACAAAACGAGGTGTTGTAATTATGCAACAATACGCACAAATCGGATGCGTTTGCATCATGAGGTTCAAGCGGATGCTCATGCGCATTAATGCAAAGGTCGTGCTCGACAATTTGTATGAGCGGGCACAGATCGCTCGGATTCAGATGGGATTTAGGAATCACGAGCGCTGCACTTGAAGTTGCGGGAAGCAACAACAACAGCGAAAGAAAAGGCATGAGACGAGAGATGTTCATTGATTCGATCATTTTGGTTTGATTGTTTGGATTGGTTGTATTGGTTGTATTGTGTTTATATACATTCTAAATACTATATTTTCGTGATAGTTATGTCCGCATCTCATTGAAGGAATGTATTCATTGGGTTCATGGTTCATGGTTCAAAAATAAGAACGAAACCTTATAACTATTATGCCAGAACCGCCTTTTCCACCATCAGTTGCACCGCCACCACCCCCACCTCCAGTTCCACTGGATCCAGAAACACCATTCCCAGTGTAGCCACCATTGCCACCGCCGCCTTTACCACCTTGCGCTACCGCTAAACTGGTTGCACTTCCCCCTCCTCCTCCCCCGGCATAATAAGTAGATATTCCAGTTATTTGGATTGACAACCCATCGCCACCGTTCCCCCCAAACATTATTTGTGAATTCTCTCCGGGCGCACCAGCACCACCTCCTCCTCCTCCAGAACTAGTCAAAATTATTCCAGAATTACCTGCACCACCTGCATAGCCTTGTCCGGAAATTCCATTGCCAGGTGTTGTCGCTGTTGGTGAATTTGAACTTCCCCCTCCACCACCGCTTCCACCACTTGCGCCATCACTCCCAATGTTGCCTCCTCCGCCTCCACCATATGCAATCAATGGTGAGGAGCCATTTGTAATGCCAAATGTGCTATTTGCACCATTTGCACTGGTGGTTCCTCCAAGTCCGACCATCAAATTATACGAGGCATTTAATGTCAATGTCAATGCGGGTCCGGGCACATACAATAAGCCACCCGCACCTCCTCCTCCTCCTCCAATGAATGTATAATGTGTAGGGGAGACATCTTGTCCATGTCCACCGCCGCCGCCGCCGCCCACAATCAAATATGCCACATCAAATGTGGCATTTGGAATGACGGTTGCATTTGGATTTGGAACAACGTTTCCATTGGTGTCGACACTGAATTCATAAACGGTGTATCCAGAAATGCCGTTATTATATTGTGGCTCATTGAAACTACCGGTGGCTCCATTGGAATCTAAATAACTGACCTTGCATGCGATGCACTCGCTATAAACAACTGTGAGAACGTTCGGTGCAGGTAGCGGCGGCATATTCGCAGGTCTTGCTGCAACCCCACTCCCTACCTCAATGGTCACATCGTATGGATCATATGGGGTCCAATGAATACCATTTCTTGAATAAGCAACTACTGATATTCCTCCTCCAACTGCAACCCATTTACCATTCGCATCATCCCATGTGACTGAATTGCAAGTGTCTAACTCGTTATTTCTAAATATGGTATTGCCGTTGGCAGATGGTTGCCAAGTTTCTCCATCATCATGTGAATAAATTAAATTTGCATTGCTCTGACTCCCAACTCCAACCCACATGGTTCCATTGCACGCGAATGAGTATGGTGAGTATGGGTATGAAGTGCCCTGTGCAACAACAAAATCGGATTTACTCCAGGATGTTCCATCATTGACGGAACGATAAAATGATACATTGTTGTTTGCATCTAAACTACTTGCAATCCAGGTTGTTCCATGACATGACAATGATTGAAATTGATCGCTTGCACTTGCCAATTGATTCCAGTTAATTCCATCAGTAGAAATAAGTGTGGCCGTGTTGTTATTGCTGCTATTTGACATGACTGACATCCACACCCTACTAACTGTATTACATGCCACCGAAACACAATTTGGAAAAATATTATAATTGAGAGTGCACGTGTTCCAATTTTGTCCATTGTCATCTGAATAATAGAGAACGCAACTGTTGGAATTATTGATATTGGAACCTGCAACCCACCTCGCACCATTGCATGCCAATGCACTGCAACCTCCATACAAACTTGAAGGAGGAACATGAGAAGCAGTCCATGTCATTCCATCATCAGAATAATATATGAGCACAATTGTGATCGTCTCGCCCGAGCTGTCGCTGGTGTCCAGGCCTAAACCTGCAATCCACACATTCGCAAACACATTGTATGCGACCGTGTTAAATGAAATACTATCACCAAAATCTTCAAAAGCACTAGACTGGTTCCATGTAGTTCCATCCAATGAATAAAATATGGAGGAAGTTGAGGTTATAACTGAGCGCGCACCCGGGGGTGTGGGTGTGGGTGGCGTGGGTGTGGGTGTGGGTGGAGTGGGTTGAAACCCATTTAATAAACCATAACCATAACCGACTCCTTTTCCTCCCGATGCAGGCGTCACCTGCAACTTGTAGTTGTACAATGGCACGCTCTCATCAATGCATAGCTGAATCACGGGACCTGGAACATCGCTGTCGCTTGTCAATGAACAAGTAACTAGCGGCTGGTTGCATTGCAGCGCCACAGTGGTTCCCGCAATTTTAATTTCAGGCAAATTGTCCACATTGGGATTCGTGACGGTTTGCGTTTGTGTGGCCCACGATTTTTTGCGTGTGAACGCATTGCGCGAAATCATAGAGTATTGTTGCGCTGAAGACAGCTGTGCGCTGTTGCTCTTGTATTTCAGAATTTCTGCCTTGCGCCGTTGGTCCAATGCATGTGTGCTGTAAACTAAACCATTGTCGGCAGTGCAATCAGCATAACCATAATTGCTGACGCAATTGGGACAGTTGTTTCCACCGGCACGAGACCACGGCGGCGGACCGGCCACGAATCCCTTTATACCACAGTTGTTGTACTGCATTGTCTGACTTGACAAATTTATGGGCGCATCCAGAATTGAATTTGTCGAACGCGATACATAACTGTAGTTTCCTGTATTAACTGCATTTACAGCTGCAACTCTAAAATTATACAATGTTCCATCTGATAATCCAATAACAATGCAATGAATTGGCCCTGTCATGGGCAAGATTGGGGGTGGCACAGTATTCCACGAAGAGGCTTCATTGACCCGATAATCAACAACATATGACGTGATTGGTATACCTGTGCCGTCATCATCAGGAGGCATCCATGACAATGACACGCTTTTCACGCCGGATTGAGCAGTTAATCCGATGGGCGCATTTGGTATAACATATGTTGAAGTCGTTGCAATTGCACTGTATGATCCCGGGGCAACCACATTCACAGCGGCAACCTGAAACTCATACAATTTTCCATCCAATAAATTGTTGACAACGCAATATGGGGTTGAATCTGTTGTAAGTGGTGCACTACTCCAGGACCCAGATACTCCCCTAATTCGATATTGTGCAATATATGATGTGATTCGAGTGCCCCCATCATAATATGGAGGGTCCCATTTTAGAGACACGCTTTTTATACCAGATGTTGCGACTAAGTTGGTGGGTGCATCCGACAGAGCAAACGTGGAAGCCGTTGCAACTGCACTGTATGGTCCTTGTCCCACACCATTTTTGGCTGCAACTTGAAAATCGTGTGTTGTTCCATTCAATAAATTATTGACAACCAAATGTTGAGTGGTTTCGTAAACCGTTATGGGCGTATTCCAGTTGGTCGCTCCTTGGGCTCGATATTGCACAAGATATGATGTTATTGCATTTCCCCCATTGAACGGAATGTCCCATGTTAGAGACACGCTTTGCAATCCTGGTTCGGCAACAAGATGATTTGGTGCATCCGGCGCATTTCCATTTTCTAAAGTAGTTACGCTAATATAACTGCTCCATAATATCTCTAGAGGTGAAATTGACATAACTGTTCCCACGCGAACAGTGTATGATGTGTTGTATTCCAACCCCCCAATGGTGGAATTCGTGTCAAGGCCCACATTAGTTGGGGTGGTTGAATTCAATTGTACGTAGTATCCAAATCCTTCGTTTGAATTCCATGATACATAAATGGATTTACCTGCGGGCACCACTGAAACGTTTGACATTGATTTACTTACGCAGATGCAATTATCATATTATGATATAAAAATTGTCAATCATTGCACATAACCAACGCATGACACTTTCGCACATTATGCATGCGCCTGCCGCACATTCGTTTTTCTAAAATGGTTCAAGGCGCACCCGGGTCACGCCGTGGCAGCCTCCCAAAAGGTCCCGTTTCTCTAACAATAAAACTCTGGACGACTTGGATAGCATCTGGGCTAAAGCCAGCCCCGTTGGCCCTCCACCCACAATGATGTGGTCGTAATCGTAATCGGACTGCATGGGTCTGAGAGAAATTTAAATAAATTATTATAAATTATTATAAATTGTTATAATTATCTATAATTGATGCACATTTAAATGCAACAACCTGAACATTTTCTCTCTTCTAGTTGCCGTTCCATTGTGAAAAGAACCAGCGCATGGACAAATAATCCATGGTGCTCGGCGCACCCCCGGACGAACCCAGCACCGTCAAATTAGGGCCATCACTGACGATGTTTTGAATCGCGCGCGTGCCAAGTGCGGTGTTGTAATATCGCAGAGATGACAGGTTGCCGTTGAAGCCGCCGTTGATTGCCACGTTCACGTTGCCGTAATTCTGGAAGGGGACCGAATTCAGCGGCAGGCGTTGCGCCAAATCGCCGTTGATAAACACGTCCAGCACCGTGTTCTCCACACGAATGATGACATTGACCCACTTGTTTACGGGAATGTTGCCCACATCAATGTGGGTGGTCGCATCTTTGAACGTGCTCATGACAATTCTCAACGACATCGAGTTTGTGGAAGTGTCGTCGTAATTCAAATACAATCCAGGACCGTTGTTCGGCGCCATTATTCCTGAACCATCCGCGTTGGGGGTTGCGCTTCCTTTGTTGAACACGTGGCGAAGCGTGGATGAAGCCGGCAAATTATTTTGCTTGATGAACAACCAAACCGACCACGTTATCCCAATGCCGGTGTCATCATTCACAGAGCGAATGAGGGGGACGGCATTGGACTCGCTCGGATTTTGCGGTATAATCAAATTTCCAACATTGCCATCAATAAGACCATTAACCAAATAAGGACTGGAGTTGGGAGAAAACCACCATGCAATGAGCCCAATGCACAATCGCAGGACGTAGACAAAGACAATGACTACCAAAATCAAAAAGGCGGCCTTTGCAACGTAGCTGTTTGAATCCAAAAAGGACTTGGAACCGTCGACAACGTTCGACGCCTTGAAATCACTCAAGGACGGGGCTGGAACGGCGTCTGGAATGATGGCACCACCCAAGTTTCCAAATCCAGCATCGGCGTTTCCATTTGCTGCATCAAAATCGTTCATTTATGCTAAATGTACTAAACGTAAATGTTATTATTGTTATTATATGTCTTATTAACTTATAATAATAATTTAATTTTGTTCATTGCAACCACCCTCCATGCAGAAACCATGTGCAATGGCATGCATGCCGAACTAAATTGAAACTTGAGAGACAACTTGATTGTTATTTGTGATGCTGAAATTCAGTTTGTAGGAGTGAAGGAAGTTGAACATGCCGGCTCCGCTGTATCCGGCACTATAAATGTTCCAGGCGTCTTCTGGCGAAAAATAGTCGGCATTGTAAACCACATTGGAAATGAACCCTTGCAGGTCGCCGTCTGTTGGGCTTATTATGTTGTTGGTTAGAGTGTACCCACCCCCAATGTACAATTGGTCGCTTGAATTCAAGGAGGCTGGCATCTTTGTCATGACGCAGGTTCGCACAAGCTTTCCGTCTAAATACAGGTCCACCGTGTTGCCGTAAATGCTCATCGTTATGTTGATCCATTTTTGAAGCTGCACATTGCGAATCATGCACGGATCATTGATGGGAGCGCCGGTCGAATCGCTCATGATCAGCTTCAAATTGTTTTGGACGTTGTCTAAATGCAGTTGAAACAGCGGCACGTTCGAACTGGTGGTTCGCGCCAGGATGTTTTTATTGACATCGGCTTTCCCGTCAGTGCCCCAAGCATCTATGTAAAGCCACACCGAATATCCATAATTGTTGTTTCCGGTGCCGTTGCTTTCCGTTTTGCTGGCATCCACAATGACTGTCTTGGACGAGTCCGACAAATCTGAGACGGTCGTGGTGGGGTTTGTCATCAATTTATACACCGTGTAAATGAGGATAATGATGAGAACAAATACGAAAATTGTTAAAACATTCATGTTTGATATTGTGTCTATATTGCTATATTATTATAAACATAATATTTTTTATTGGCAGTTTGCATTATTGGGTTGCAATCCACGTGGTCAAAACGTGTCAACAAACACATTCGCAATCGTTTTCAAAATGTAAGCAACCGTTCCATCGGTGCTAAACATTGCACCCAAAAGTGCTCCAATTAACCCAAACACAATTGCACCCATGAAAAATCCCTTTGTGGATTGCACTACTCCACTGATGGATTGCGCCGTGTTTTCATCGTTGAACAACCAGCCAAAAATCGCGCCAAGCACTGCACCAATGATTCCGAACGTTGTCGCTCCACTCGTGCTTATTGCCGGCATTGGCGTGGGCGCTGGAGCATTCTTGTCAACCGCTGCACTTGCCAAATCGTTTGCAGAAGTGCCCTGATTTTCTGGGTCCATGTCGACGCCCACCACTGGCGGATTCAACGCTTTATTGGTTTTGTACAACCACATGATTTCGGGCTTGGTGAATGGTTCCGTGTTCAGCACAACGTTGCACATTTCGCCGTGCACGCCATCGGTTTGTCCCACGACGACATTGAACACCGCGTCTTTGGTTCCATCCTCATTTGGCACAATGTTTCCTGTGTAAATCAGTTTGTTGTTGATGAATATGTCAACTTCTCCCTTGTCCGAATTAATAATGACGTTGTTCCATGTCTGCAATGTAATGTCCGAGACGGTCAGCGCTTCTTTGTTCAATTCAATCGGTTTTCCATACAATGTGAATTTCAGCGTGTTGTTCGTTGGATTATATTGAATCGACGGTCCAAACTCCCCGAACTGCATGAGGTTGAGCTTGATGTCTGTATCGAAATAATTTGGGTTCGTGGTGGGTGGTTGCGGATGGATGTAAAACCAGGCAGACACGCCATAGCTGTAATTTTTCAAATTTACTTTGGTTTGCGAATTGGGCATGGGAACAACAATGTCGCCTTGCGTGTTGACAAATTGGATGTCGTGGGTTGTTATGGGAACCGACGTCGTCATGGAAATGGGGGCAGACAAAATTTGCACACCGGTGTGATTGATTGCCTTTGCCACAAGGGACGGCAGGTACCGTCCTATCAAAATGAAAGCAGCTTCTGCCGCCAAAAGCAGCAAATTGGTGCTGGTTGTCAGCCCGTACTGCTCCTTCGTCATCTCCGCAAAATCCAGCATCAAACATGGCAAGTAAAACAAGAAGTTGGCAAACAGCTTCAGCACGTTGATCACCCAATTGGATTCCGGGTCGTTGCTCACTTGAAACATGGAGCTGCCCATCTTCCTGGAACTGGAAAACAGGGTGCGCATCAATCCAATGACAAATGCAATTCCGGTTATGTAAATCAGCGCAGTTATTCCGAATTGCACGATGCCCACAATCGTCACCAGTTTGCTGTGAGAATTCAAGAAATACATGACGATTCCAATCAAACAAATCATGGCCGCAATTCCCAGGCCGGTTTTGCCAATGAATTGACCGTACGACATGCTGCCTTCCACCATGTCCGTGGTGGATGAGTTCATGTAATACACGCCAAACACGGCAAGCGACACAATTAGCATAATGACAGTGGTTGCAACCGTCCCTTTCTGGCCTTGCACAAAATCGTTCAGGTCAAACGATGACCTGTAAAGGAACAGGCCCAGCGCGGCAAACACCATGAACCCCACAATAGAAGCAATCGGATACTGAGCAATCAGCGTTATCAACCAATAAAACGGAAACAGCACCAACTTGAAGAGGGTTGTCATTTTCTCCATTATTCCGGCAGAAGGCGGGGTCGACGAAACCACTTGTGGGAAGAATTGCTTGATGAACACGTCGATGACCCAATTGATGAGGTTCACCACCGAACACAACACCAGCGTCCAAACAAGCAAATTCACAAAAGGTATGTCGGTCGAAATCGGAAACGGAGTCTTGAAGCAGGATGAAAAGGAAGAGTCGACGCACGGAATCATCGGCTTCTTTTGAATGTAGACACCGAAAATCATGTATGCAATGTAGGCCAAAAGTCCCACCATGGAAACCTTCTTTGCCAGTTCGACCAGATCAGTGTTTGCAACATACTTGGCATACTCAATCAACGGAAACGCCTTGAAAAAATTCATAGGAAGGTTGCTCTGACCGCCAAGTTGAACTGTGTTCCGGAATTTCCACCAATACGCGACCAGCGTCAGCGCGAGAATCGACAATGAACTTCCGTAAACAATTTGTTTTCCAAGCGGGGATGGAATTGATTTATCATTCACGGTTTGCGTTTTCGCATTTTTCACGGCAGCATCATATTCATCATTCGCTCTGCCGATTACATCGTATATCATACTAATCGGAAACAGCACGCTCAATGCAGCATAATCAAAATTGAGAATCGCGGAAATGACAGACCGGTATATATTAAATCGGTCGGGGGCGGACATGTAGTTATGACCAATGATGCCCGCTGCAATAATTAATATGCTTATGAAAAACAACATGGTGATTGAAAATGCCAAACCAAACATGCTTGCGCCAAGACCCCATAACACAAATATGATGACGAGTGTCAGCAACGCATTGAAAACTGTGATGAATTTGCTTTGTGGCGAACCCAAAATGTCGGAACTGTCAACCTCCGAAAATGACAAAATGGATGCATACTTGTACCACAGCGTAACCAGCACATAATATATGAAATATTGAATGAAGTTGCCGAGAATGGCAAAATTCGCATAAGTCATCGAATTGTAAATGATTGCCCCGATTACAAACAACCACAAATAAAATCGCGGGTTTGTCCACGATGACGGTTCTAGCGGAGGTGGATTCGCGGGTTGGGATTGCATTGCCTTGTCTTATTTTTAAAACACGATAAAACACGAATATAACTCTACTATTATTATACATTGCATATATTTAAAATACATGAAATGACGAGACCAGCGCTGGCTAAAACGTTTCCATGGCGGTTTTTTTGCCGTGGCAGTCGCGACACAGCGCGACCAGGTTGTCCACATTGTTGGAGCCGCCGTGTTCCAGGCGCACGATGTGGTCCACTTCATACCATGCCGGCAACTGGCGGTCGCAATGGCCGCACTTCCACGATTGCTGTGCCGCCACGAACTTCTTTTTGGTTTCGCTCACGCTGCGTTTGGTCGCATTGTTGCGCCCGGATGACCTGAGGCGAGCCTCCATTTGCGCCTCTCTTCGTCCGCCGCCGCCGCCACCGCCGCCACCGCCTAAATTGCTGCTACCACCGCCCCCGTCTCCATCTTGAAACATGGATTTATTGTTCGCAAAATCGAGAAAAGGCGACAGCATGTCCGCCGATGACCGGCTGATTGGCATGTATCGAATGATGTCGTTTGCATGCGAAAGCATGGACTGCGACTGTCCCGGGTTTTTCTTCAGGAAGATGTAGAGAGATAATCCGACAAATGCAAAGGTCGACATCTTGATCTCTTTCTGCCACGAATGAAACACCTTCAAATATTTGCCATCATAGTACGTGTTGAACACAAGAAATGCGGTTATCCCAAATATGAACAATTCCAGTTTCATGATTCGCGTATTATTATATTGTCGTTATTATTTTTTGAAGACCCCCGGATGCGGATATGGCGTCGGAACCCGTTTGATGGACTTGTTGTGGCTGTTGTTGTGCTTCAAACCAACATTGAATCGAATTGTTTTTTTTGTTGAGCGAATGTTGCCAATTGCATTGTTGATGTGGTGCAGCTGTTGCACAATGTGCGGCACGTTCATGAGTTTGTCCCCGTTTGCAAAAACCACGGTTCGGAACAGGCTGCGATATCGGCGCAGCATGTCTTCATATGCTTTATCGGACATGACAAACTTTTTGCGCGGCAACATAAATAAACTATAGAACACCGACATGAGCCCCCACACATCCGTGTTATAACGATACACGGTGCTAAAATAATCGTTCAAGCGAAATGTGCGTTTGGTAAAATGATACAATATTTCAGCATTGTAAGTGACGACCATATCCACGAGCAGCTCGCCCGCGTCTTTCTCGCTCAATCCAAATATGGACATGATTGTGTATCGGTAGTAGTTGTAAATGTTGATGTCAAAAGCCTCAATGTATCGTTTGTACACCTCGAGCGTGAAATGTTTGATTTGGTCCATCGTTGGATCGGGTGTCTTGGATAAAACCGTCGATTCATACAATTTGCACGTGCTGGGAGAAATCATCATGGTTGAAAACGGGCGGTTGAATGTGACGGGGTTGTTCATGAAATGGCGCGGGGGGATGACTTGTTGTTCGGTGCTAATGCCGGCCAACCCCCAATCAATGATGCGTGCATTTCCTGCGGCATCCATCATGACGTTTTCGGATTTGAGATCGTTGTGAATGACGCCCAACCGATTCATGGGCTCTACCGCATGAATCAGCAGGGTTGAAATGTGGTCGTTCAGTTGACGAATGCGGGATGCATCGAACACCGTTTGGTCCATCCATTTTTTCAAATCAATGCCCAAATCCGGCATGTTGAGCATGCGCAACCTGCTCAAATTGTCGTTGACATTCGCCGCCGTTATATTCAACCGTTTCATGTTGATGCAAACCCTGTCAAACTTCGCCAAATCATGATTGTCCAATGCATCCGGTTGACACAATGAAGCCTGCATACTGAAGTATTTGTCGTGATTTTTAATTCGCATCAAACGCTCTTTTATTCGGTCATATTCTCTCAGTTCGGCCTCCATGCTTTTCATGTCGCCCAACTTACTGATGTTGCCATCATGATAATTGCGAACCTTGCCCTTGCATTTGAGAGATGGTCTAAAAACACAGCCTTGGGCGCCTGCAAATATGGGTATGCCGCCCTTGATGCGACGTCGACGCGTTATGCGTTTTATTGTCATTGTGCAGGTGTATCACTACACATTCCAATTATTTTATTTTTTACACATTCATTCATGTTTACACATTCATTCATGCATAATACAAATAATACATGGTTGTTGCGGTGCCAAGGGCAACCAGCCCATAAATCAATTTGCGCCGATACTTTATTTCTTCGCGGAGACGCACTTCTTTGGGCTTGTAATTGGAATAATATGCATTGATTGCGTCTTGCAATGAAACCTCGTCGCGATTCAAACGCAGATTGATTTGATTGTGTAAAAAATGCACCCATTTTATGAAGGATTCTCGTTTATCTAAATAAGGTGAAACCGGATACTTGTCCAACAGTTCGCTTAAGGTGCTTCCCATTTGGTGATTGGGCAAAAACAGCGGCAGGTTTTGAATGAACTCGTAGTATTTTTTTATCGTGACATCATTGGGTCTCTCGGGATACGTGACTGCCATGCTGAACAACACGAACCAATAATGCGGGCCCCACACAGACGCATCCAGCGCAGTTGTTGCATTGCCGTCCTTGTAAATCGGGGATGAATGCATGGCGTGTTTCTTATTTTTTACAATCAAACAATATAAAAAGAAGCATGATTTAACACATAAGAGAGGTATTCCCCCAATTACAATAACATAAAAATGTATTCGTTTAATGCGCTGCAAACTAGAGATGACGAAGGGGACGAAGGGGACGAAGAGCATGAAGAAGAAGACGAACACCGAACCGATGGAATCGAAAGCTCCGTGCAGCATGCAAGACTGCATTTGCACAACAATTATCACTGCACGTATTCTAAAAAGAACACATTTTGCAACAATTGTGGCAAAAATGGACACGTGATGCACGCGTGCAAAAATCCAATCATTAGCAATGGAATCATTGTTTACAAGGAATGCGACGAGGGCGAGGGCGAGGGCGAGGTGCATTTTTTGATGATTCGGCGAAAAGACACGCTTGGGTTTGTGGAATTCATTCGTGGCAAATATCCCGTTTACAATCAGGCATACGTGCAACGGCTCATTGATGAAATGACGGTGGATGAAAAGCATCGGTTGCAAACCCAAACATTTAGCGAGTTGTGGAAAAATGTGTGGGGAGATTATTTGAATTCGAAATATCAGAATGAAGAAGCGGTGTCTTGCGACCGATTCAACATGTTGAAGTCGGGGATAAGGCTGAACCGCAATGGCGGCAGTCATTACACTCTAAACACGTTGATTGCCAATTCAACCACGCAGTGGACCGAAGCAGAGTGGGGGTTTCCCAAAGGACGCCGCAACTATCAAGAAAAAGACATCGACTGTGCCCTTCGTGAATTTTCGGAAGAAACGGGATACAACCAAAGCCGATTGACCATAATACAAAACATCATTCCCTATGAAGAAATATTCATGGGTTCCAACATGAAAACATACAAACACAAGTATTACGTTGCATACATGCAATGTCCGAACAAACTGCCATCCGAGTCGTCCCCCATTTTTCAGAAAACGGAAGTGAGCAAAATGGGATGGTTCACGTACGATGATTGCATTGCCCGAATGCGTCCTTACAATTTAGAAAAAATCAACATTTTGCGCAAGCTGAACAGTGCACTGAACGAATACAAAAGAGTGTGCAATTAAATTAGTATCGACGATTTGTGGTCAGTTGCCTCAATTTATAATCATTTTATATTATAACGATTATAGAAAACGTGATGACCACTCCTTCGGCGGCTCCTACCCCTCCCCCAATTGAAGAACCAGAACCAACCGAACCAGCAGTGTCAAAAAAAAAACAAAAACAGGCGCAACATCCCCTTTTGCGTTCTTCGGAACAGCAGTCCATTGAAGTGCTGGAATGGAACCAAGCCCAAGCGACCCAAGCAGAAGCAGAAGCCAATAAAGGAGGAGAGGACCTGCAATTTTTGTATCCAACGTTGAACAACCCCAATTTCGCGCTCAACATTGCAGAGCGCAAAGAATTCAACGACACCAAGTACAACATCGTCATCCCCGAATCTCAGCGTCAAATGGAAACCGAAGCCGCAAAGTTGTGCAGCGCCGAATTTGAACTTGCCCCGCACCAGCTGTTTGTCCGGAATTTTCTCTCGATGATGACGCCGTACAACAGTTTGTTGCTGTATCATGGCCTCGGAACCGGAAAAACGTGTTCCGCCATTAGCGTGGCCGAAGAAATGCGCGACTACATGATACGGCTGGGCCTGACAAAGAAAATATTGGTGGTGGCATCTGTCAACGTGCAGGACAACTTTCGCAAGCAGTTGTTTGATGTTGCCAAGCTGGAATTCGACAGAAATAAGCGCCAGTTCGTCATCCGTGGCTGCACTGGAAAAAAGCTGTTGAAAGAAGTGGGCGCCAATGCAGAGTTGACCGATTTAACCGAACGGAACATAGAAACGGTGCGGTCCGGCATTGTCCAGCGCATCACTCGTGTCATCAACGCCAGCTACGAGTTCATGGGCTACATTGAATTGGCCAATTTGGTGCGGCGGCTGACCACAAAAGCGGGCATGTCAAAGCAGGATGCCATTAAGGCCATCACGCGCGAATTCAACGACCGTCTCCTCATTGTGGACGAAATTCACAATGTGCGCAGCGACGAGGAGTCCAAAGAATCCAAGGAAGCGACTGGATCAGGAGGAACCATTGTGTCCGAAGAATTGTATAAATTGGTGCGATATGCCGTAAATTTGCGCCTGCTGCTGTTGTCCGGCACGCCCATGTACAACGACCCCCGTGAAATCGTGTGGTTGTTGAATTTGATGAACATGAACGACCGCCGCTCCACAATTGCAGTCAACGACGTGTTTGATCGGCACGGGAATTTGTTGGACATTGATGGACGCGCGGTGGGTGCGGAATTGCTGCGCATGAAATCCAACGGCTACATTTCGGTTGTCAAGGGAGAGAATCCGTACATTTTTCCATACCGAATGTATCCGCGCGAGTTTGCCCCCGATCACTCTTTTTTACAGCTGGACCGCGAACAGCGTCCCGCGCTGCAGCTGAATGACACCCTCATTCCGGACCCGCTGCAGCACCTAGACCTGTATATGAACCCCGCTGGACCGTATCAAGAAGCGGTCTACAGCTACATCATTGAGCGGAAAAAGCTGGAAATGTCCAAGGAGGCAATCTCGTTCGGCTCGTTTTTATTAAAGCAGCCCATTGAAGCGCTCAACATGGTGTATCCCAGCGTGGAATTTGACCGGCTCATGGCGCGTCGAAAGCCCGTGTCGGATGCAACTGGCGTGTCGGCTGCGGATGTCGCGCTCCTCAAGCAAATTGACATTAAGAGGATGCTGGGAGACGCGGGGCTTAAGCAAGTCATGAAATACGAGGAGTCCGAAGACGGTGCGCGGATTTTTAACTACGAATACAAACCCAACACGTTGACAAACCACGGACGCATTTTTTCTCGCGCCGAAATCGGTAAATACAGCAGCAAAATCGCCAGCATTTGTGCAGACATCGAAAAAGCCAACGGCATCGTGCTGATTTACAGCGAATACATCGGCGGCGGTGCAGTGCCGATTGCGCTGGCGCTGGAAGAGATGGGCCTGACGCGATACGACAAGAACGTGGGGTCGCTGTTCAAAGCCGCACCCGTGCCGCAGCGCGTCATCCAGAACCAGCAACGGCGGTTTGCCGCAAAATACGCCATGTTCACGGGAGACAAGCAGCTGTCCCCCGACAATCGCGCCGAACTGGAAGCGCTGACGACGGACAACGCGAACGGCCAGCGCATCAAGGTCGTCATCATTTCCAAGGCGGGCAGCGAGGGCATCGATTTCAAGAACGTGCGCCAGGTGCACATCATGGAGCCGTGGTACAACATGAATCGCATTGAGCAAATCATTGGTCGCGCGGTGCGCAACTGCAGCCACGCCGACCTCCCGTTTACGGAGCGAAATGTGCAGCTGTTTTTGTATGGAACAATGCTCGCGTCCACCCCTGACGTGGAAGCCGCCGACCTCTATGTGTATCGTCTGGCCGAAGCAAAAGCCGTGCAAATCGGGCGCGTGAGTCGCATTCTAAAGGAAAATGCGGTGGACTGTTTGCTCAACGTTGACCAAACCAAATTCAGCCAGGAGGTCATTCGTCGCCACAACGGCGGCCGAAATGTCGCGGTTCGTCAAGTTCTTGCGGATGGAACCGTCCTAACCAACTACGCGGTGGGAGACCGCCCATTTTCATTTGTGTGCGATTATCAGGAGACCTGCGAATACACGTGCACGGTGGGGGGCGACGGCACCAACCTCAAGATCAATGAAGACACGTATTCGGAACCGTTCATTGTCATGAACGCCGACCGAATCATTCAGCGCATTCGACAGTTGTTCAAGGAGCGGCATTTTTACAAACGAAGCGCGCTGTTGAAGCATTTGATTGGACATTCCGAACAGCAGGTGGACGTTGCGTTGACACGAATGCTTGCAGACGAAGGGCAATTGGTGGACCAATACGGACGTGCGGGACGCCTCATCAATGTGGGTCAATATTACTTGTTTCAGCCATTGGAAATAACGGACCCGAGTATCAGCGTGCATGCCCGCAGCGCGCCGTTGCAATTCAAACGAGACCACATTTCATTTCCGCTCGCGGATGGCACTCTGGAAATGCTGGCGGAGAAGCACGGATTCTCCAAACCGAAACAAATCGCGCAAGCAGAAGCAGTGCCTGCCGCGGTGCATGAGATGAAGAGTGCATATCAAGAAATAGTCGGCGCACCCAGCTCAGCATCACAAAAAGCAATCGACAAAAACACCAAAACATGGAACGAGCTGTGCCAGGATGTCATGCGCGAATTGCATGAAACGCAGGGCATTGACACGACCATATTAAAACGGTGTGTCGTGGAGCATTTTGTGGAAGACCTGTTGGTCGCATCGTACGACACTGGACTGCAGTATTTAAATCTGTTGTACTCTCAAAGTGCATCAGCCCTGGACGAGTTTGACCGGTTTGCGCGCGAGTATTTTGACAACCAAATACGGACAAACCCCAAGTATGCAGGAGAACAGGGCATTCTGATGCTGAAAAAACAGACGGAGACTGGCTGGCAGGGGGTTGTGCGCAAAAATGCGGAATCTGCGTGGGCTGCACCCGCTTCCAAAGAGGAATGGCGTCATTACACAGAAGACATTGCCGCCAAGATGCCGCGCGAATCAAATCTTTCCCACATCATTGGATTTGTTGCCGAGTTTAAGGAAAAAAGTGGAGGAAGTTATGCGGTATTCAAAATTAAATACGTGCAGGAGAAAGGAACCGGTGCGCGATGCGACCAAATTTCATCCAAGCAGCGCCGCCTGACCATTCTGAATCAGGTGTTGCATGGATTGGAGTCCGATGTTGCGCCGACTTACACGATGGAAAACACAAAGGACCAGAACACCGCGCGATTCTGCGTGTTGCCTGAGCTGCTGTTGCGCAGCTACAACCTGATGCGAAAAGATGGAAAGCATTGGTTTTTGACACCGGTGCAAGTCGTGTATCTTGAAACACAAGCATCCATGGTTCGAAAACGAATGGGAAATGCCTGAACCCATTCCAAACAATCCAAACAATCCAAACAATCCAAACAATACAAACAATACAAACAATACAAACAATGATTCCGCTGGTTTAAGTAAATAAAACTATAATAATATGCACATATATTAGCCATCGTATTACATCTGTCCCAATATCTCTCAATCAACATGAATCAAGCCCGTGATTCACGTCTGCATCCACATCGCAATGAGCCGCGTCGTCATGAGCCGCGTCGTCATGAACCGCTGCATCGCATGAGCACGGACATATACGTTCCAACCATGGTGTCAACTAAGGTCGTGCTGCCAATCACTGGCATTGGGCGCAACATTCGAGACGTGCTCGAAAAGCATTTAGCACATGAATACGAAGGAAAATGCAACGCGGAGGGGTATGTGCGCCCCCGTTCCACGCAGGTGCTGGCGCATTCATCGGGAGACCTAACCGACAATGGCGCAGTGGTGTTTGAAGTCGTATACGAATACCAGGCCTGCAACCCGGTGGAAGGCATGCTGATTTCGTGCGTGGTGCAAACCGTCACACAGGCCGGACTTCAGGCGCACATTGTTCCCGAACCGAGCCCCGTGACCGTGTTTGTCTCACGAGACCACCATTATTCGAATGCGCGCTTTTCCAAAATCAAGGCGGGCGATGAAATCGTGGTGCGCGTCATTGGACAGCACTTTGAGTTGAATGACCCAACAGTTTCCATAATTGCAGAACTATCACTGAATACATGAACACATGAATGCAAATACAACTAATATTAATTCAAAAAATTGAATTAAAATTATCACAAAACAATCAATGTAGCCAATACCCATCGAACACGTTAGACAAGGATGACCTGCAATGCATTATATCAAACATCCATTATTCGCCACAAGGTATGTGTTCCATTTTCAAACATACGCGATTTTGCACACATTGAAGAGCATCTAAAACAAGTCGTGTCCAATCAAATTGACGGAAAATGCATTCCAGAAGGGTTTGTTCAGCCAGGCTCGTGCAAGCTGCAATGCTATTCGGTCGGAACATTCTTCGCGGGGAACATTCAGTTTGTCTTGAACGTGGAGTGCATGATTTGTTGCCCCAAAGAGGGAATGGTCATGTCGTGTGTTGCAAAAACGGTGACCCAAGCAGGCATTCGTGCGCACGCATTCAGTGAACCGTCGCCGGTTGTTGTCTATGTTTCCCGCGAAATGCATGACGCGGTTTCAAAACATCGGATGATGACAAATTCGATGGACTCCATCAAACCGGGGGAAGTGATTCAGATTCGAGTGGTTGGCAGACGGTTCGAGTTGAACGACAAACACGTGTCCATCATCGGGGAACTTGCGTCTATGGTTTGAAAAATTGTTTGGTTAATTCTGTTTTTTGATTTTCAATTTCCTTCAATTGGGTCTCTTGCTCATCCACGTAGCTCAAATAATCATTGATTTTAGAAATGACTGCATCGTCCACGTTTGTCAAATTGACGAATGAGCCGTTCTTGTTTTCGGTCATCCCAACATTGTGTTGTGTTATTATCTTTAATATTTGAATTTGATGGTGCTGATTCAATGCTTCAATCCGATCCTTCATTTGCTTCAAATCGGCAATTGGCATTGTTTTTTTTGGAAATTTGCAATTAGAATATAACTAGAATACTTATTGTCGTCATGATAATTCTAATATGTTTTCATCCAATATTAATAACAAACCAACAATGCGACGATGCGACAATGCGACAATGCGACAATGCAACAATGCGATAATGCGACGATGGATAAATTACTAAACGCAACTGATTTAAACGCGCGCCAATGAAATAATGCATCCATGCATTCATGCAACCGCAAAAGATGCACGACCAACGCGGACTAACTGATGCCCTGAACAAATTGCGCAATTTTATGCTGTATGATACGACTGCGACGATATCCGTGCCAGCCCAGCAACCACACCAGCAACCAGCCCAGCAACCACACCAGCAACCAGCCCAAAAACCACACCAGCAACCAGCCCAAAAACCACAACCAACCCAAAAACCACCTCAAAATGATGACAATGTGTTCCGTCCTGCGGTCAACCAGGACCCGCTGTTCTGGTGTTTTTACGTCATGCAAAACGGCGCATTCAAATACGAGCAGATTGCAAACCGATTCACAGCAGAACAAGACGGCAAACGAGACCAAGTCCTGCGTTTAAGGGACCAGATCAAAGCATTGAAGCAAACAACGGGCATCAAAATAACAGCATCCACCATTGAAGGAGAGATAATGTCCCCGCGAATGACGCTGCATGCGTTTCAAGTGCTGGTTCGTCTAAACTCGCTCAATGCCGTGTTTGTAAATCCGCAAAATCGTGTGTATGCTGAGTTCATCAGTGACGCGGTTGCGGACAAGCCCGTCTATCTCATGCAACGAACGGATGAAAAATCGAGACGTGTCAGCATGACGCAAGCAACCGAACAACAGTTGACTTCATTGCGCGAAACCCATTATCGCGTGGAAAACTTGCAGAAACCCATCAAGTCCATAAGTTCGCACACGGTTGCGGACCTAACCGAAATGTGTCATCGACTGAAAATCCAGCTCAAACCCAAAATGAAGAAACAAGAAATGTATGATGCGATATCGAAGCAACTGGTGTTGTAAAATGTGCATGTTGATTAGTTCATGTAAATGTTTTTTTATATGATATTATTAAAACCCGACCGCATGTCTGACAATTTGATTGATTCATTAGGCACTTATGCACGATAATACGCGTGCAACTGATATTCTGCATTCATTATTAGGTCTGCATTTGCATGAAAGCTTCTATGAAAATGAGCATCGTCATAATATCTTAAAAAGTTTGTGTCTTTTTTTTGCAAATGGGCACGGTGGATCCATGTTTCTAGCCGTTTCAAAGGACGATTCAATACTTTCAAATGTTCGTAATGAATTAATTTTTCATACATGACTTCTTGATCAATGCACCATCCAGTTGATCCTGGAATGCCATTGTAATTCGAATTATAATTTTTGTTGAGCGCATTGCGCACGTCATTGTCATCGTACACATTGAATACTTTGCCCCATGTTTTGGGATGCGCTGCATTGTAGCACATGTATATTTGATTTCCATCCACATGCCGGTAATAAATGAAATCTTCAATTTTGTAATGTTCCAGTCCTGACGTGTAATACGTCGGATTTGTGGGCAACATGTCCATATCGGTCAACATGACCATTTCGTCGTCTGGCAAATCAATACGGGCGGCATAATACATCCGTATATTTTGTCCCACATATGCAGTGTTTAAATTCAAATTGTGCTGCCATAAAATGATGTTGTTTTTATGTTCAATCAGTTCAACCGGCAACTCGTTTCCAACAAACACTGCAATAAAGTTTATGCCGAACTTTTTCCAAAACAATATTTGTTTGGGTATAAACATGTAATATTTGGGATTATTATTCACGGAACCAATGACGGTGGTTAGTTTCATGTCGTGTGTATGAGTTATGAATGTATTATAAATTATGAATTAAGTGATAAAATTGAATTTAAATAATATGATCTCTTAATATACACCATCGGACTCTGTTATTAACAATGCAGAAACATCAAAAGCAGGCTCCACCCCATGAATTGTTTGATCACATGGTTGAAGACTATTTAGGCGGGGTGTTGCGCACCGACGGCGGCACACTTGAACTCGAGGTGCGGTTTGGAACCCGAAATTTGAAACACATTGCATCGACCACCAAAATTGATTTTGACAACGTCATCAAATCCCTGCTGTCGTCCGGATTCGTCATGGAAAAAACGGACGAATACACCCTCAAAATCAATTCCGAGATTCAAGACCCGCAAACCGGAAGGACCAAAATGTCGGACATCCGCACCGAAATCCGAGGCATCCACAACGTTCAACTCTATTGCAAAACCAACTCGCTGGAAAAGGTCATGCCCGTGTTCGTTCAAAAAACAGGCTTCGAAGGCGCAGCCGGGGAAACAATTCCTCCGCTCAATTTCGACGACTTCAACTTCCGCCTCTCACTCCAGAAGGAAAAACAGTTTGCGGAGTCGTCTTCCACCGCCAAAACGGTTGTCGGCCCTTGGCGAAGCAGCAAAAAAACATTTCGATACATCAGTCGCAGCACCTTCCGCAACCCGGCTATGCCGTTTGTTGTGGACATGAGCATTGTCAAGGAATCGCGACGAGATTACGCCGGCAACGGCGGCAGCAACCAGATGATTCCCACGCACACGTTTGCCGAATCGCAGGTTGCCGAATCCCAGCCCAAATACGAAATCGAGATCGAGGTGCTGAACGATGCGGTTGGGCAAGGAACCGCCTTCAGCTCCGCAAAAAAGCTGGCCGATGCGTTGCGTTCGGCGATCAAGACCGTCATGTCGGGACTGCAAGGCACCAACTATCCGGTGGGTGCAGCCGAACTGGCGCTCGTCGCGAATGAATACATGCGTTTATTGTATCCTGAAAAATTTGTTGTTGTTCCCCCCCATCTCAGAGAAAAGGACAAGGAAAAAAATGAGCCCGCGAACATGAAACTATTGCCCAAGCATTTCGCTGGGCCGTCGTCGTACACGCTGCAAGTGCAAAACATCGTGCCCATAAACGAAAACTGCACCATTCCCAATGTGCGGAACAATTACACGGTCACCGACAAGGCCGACGGCGCGCGCAAGCTGCTTTACATTTGTCCTTCCGGCCGCATTTACTTGATTGACACCAACATGCGCATGCAGTTCACTGGCGCCCAATCGGACAATGACAAATTGTTCTATACGCTGCTGGATGGCGAGCACATCCTGCACGACAAGAACGGTCGGTTCATCAACCTGTTTGCCGCATTTGACGTGTATTACATTGCCGGCAAGGACGTGCGCGCACTGCATTTTGTGCCTCCATCCGCAGAAGCGCCAATCAGCAAGTTCAGGCTGCCGCTCTTGGTGAACGTGATAAACGAACTGAACGTGCGTTCTGTCGTGCGCGGTGCAGCCACGTGTCCGGTGCGCATTGAATACAAGAAATTCAAGTACACCGGGGCAGATCAAAGCATATTTCAGTGCTGCGCCACGCTCATGTCGCAGATTGACACGTCTGCATTTGAATACAACACCGATGGCATGATTTTCACGCCGGCAGACGCACCGGTGGGAGGCGAAGCGGGTGGCGAGGCGGCTGGTCCCAAAAACAAAACAACATGGGGACTTTCCTTCAAATGGAAGCCGACGGAAGCCAACACGATTGACTTTCTGGCCACGGTTGTCAGAGACACGAACGCACAGCCCAAAGTGTCAAGCATTTACACGGATGGTGTGAACGCCGCCAAGCTGGACCAAGTGGTTCAATACAAGACGTTGACGCTGCGCGTCGGATTTGACGAAAAAAAGCACGGCTATTTGAATCCGTGCGAAGACGTCATACAAGGCAAGCTGCCGGCACATAAAAAGCAGGGGTCCCGAAATGACAGCGAGGATTCTTACAAACCGACGCCATTCTATCCCACGAATCCGTATGACGCCAATGCGCATGTGTGCAATGTCATTCTTCGAACGGATGCAGCAGGAAATCGCGGCATGATGCTGACGACAGAAAATGAAGTGATTGAAGACGGCACAATCATTGAATGCGCATACAACGTCGGTGCGGCTGACCCGCGCTTTCGCTGGATTCCACTGCGTGTTCGCACCGACAAAACCGCGGAGTATCGCAGCGGCCAGAAGAATTACGGCAACGCTTATCACGTTGCCAATTCCAACTGGCACACCATTCACAACCCGATTACGAAGAATATGTTGACCACCGGCACCGACATTCCGGACGAACTGGCCGACGACGACGTGTATTACAACCGCATATCGGCATCGGGCGACACCACCACTCGCGGACTGCGCGATTTCCACAACCTGTTTGTCAAACGCGCACTGATTGGGGGCGCCAGCAAGCGCGGCAACACGCTCATTGATTTCGCGGTGGGCAAAGGCGGCGACCTGCCGAAATGGATCCACGCCAACTTGTCGTTCGTGCTGGGCATTGACATATCGAAGGACAACATTCAGAACCAGCTGGACGGCGCGTGTGCGCGCTATTTGGATTATTGCAAGCGCTTCAGCATCATGCCGGGGGCGCTGTTTGTCCAGGGCAACAGCGCGCTCAATATTAAAAGCGGAGCCGGAATCAGCGGTGAAAAATACAAGCAGATCGTAAGGGCCGTATTTGGCGACGGTCCAAAGGACAAGGCGTTGTTGGGCGAAGGCGTGTATCGTGAATACGGCAAAGCCGAAAACGGGTTCAACGTGTCATCCTGCCAGTTTGCGATTCACTACATGTTTGAAACCCGCGCAAACGTGTGCAACTTTGTGCGCAACGTGTGCGAGTGCACGGAGGTGGGCGGCTACTTCATTGGGACAACGTATGACGGCGCGACCATGTTTGACGCGTTGAAGCCGTATGAAATGGGGGATGGCATTGCGGTCATGCACAATGGCAAGCGCGTGTGGCAGGTCACGAAAGCGTTCACATCCACCGAGTTTCCGGATGATGAGACGAGCGTGGGATACGCGATTGATGTGTATCAGGAGTCGATCAACAAGACGTTCCGCGAGTATTTAGTCAATTTCAACTTCTTGAAACGCATGATGGCGAATTTTGGGTTCGAAGTTGTGGAGCGTGAAGATGCGCTCAAAGATCTGGGACTGCCTGACGGAACCGGCATGTTTGAGCAGCTGCATGCGCAGATGATGGCGCGCATCAAGCAGACGCCGTCCCTGGCGGCCGATTTGGGGGACGCGCCTGACATGCGGGACTACGAGCGCCGCATCTCGTTTTACAATCGCTACTTTGTGTTTAAGAAGGTGCGGTCCATTGACAACGCGGAACTGGTGGTCAAAAGCCTGTTGGGCACGTCAACCGCGTTCGAAAAACAGATGGCGGCCTTGGAGCAAGAACAGGCGGAGCTGGATGATGATGAATCGGCTGCTGTTCCTCAAACCGCTGCTCCTGTCGTTGCTCCTGTCGTTGCTCCTGTCGTTCCTTTGACAAAACTCAAACCCAAGCCAAAGCCTAGAGCCAAATCCGACACTGCAATTCCTGGTCCTGCTGTTCCTCTTGTTCCTGGTCATGTTGTTTCTGATCAAGAGAAAAAAAAAACTGCAGGAAGAAAACCTAAAATTCAGTTGGTTGTCAAAGAGAAGGACGCATGAATGAATAAAATTGAAATTGCACGCAAATAAATGAAAAATAATATAACTGTAATTTATAATATTTTTTTGTAAACATGGCTTCAACGGCAAATCCATTTGACAAATCACTCGCACCTGTGGGCGCATCGGGCGCTGCCAATCCGTTTTTACAACCCGTTGCTTCAGCTGCTTTGGCTTCAGCTGCTTTGGCTTCAGCTGCTTTGGCTTCAGCTGCTTTGGCTTCAGCTGCTTTGGCTTCAGACACTTCGTCCGATGGATCATGGACCGATGAACCTTCGTTTTTGTTTAAACCGTTGTCCACACGAAGTCGTCGTGTTGTGCCAGTCAGCATAATAAAAAGAAGCCTGACACGAAAACGCATTAATGATCCAAGCTCTCAAGTTGGAATGCAATGCATGCAGGGACAGGATGGCAAATATTATTACATTCCAATTGACCCATACAATCCATCACATTTTGAAATAATAAATGGATTGAGTCCATTGCTTGTGAATCCAACGCCCCGCGAATTTCAAAAAGGTGCATTATACACATACATCTTTGCATCCATTATCACAAAGGATCCAGGCACAGGTGCAGATATTGAACTCGTTCCACTAAAATTATACGCATGCCAAGCACAAAATAGTTTTGAACCTGGCACAAAGCATCATCATATATTTTTTCGCATGGCTCTGACAAATGAATTAGCAAGTGTTGCACAAGCCAACGGAATTGATGAAAACAAAGTGGAGTACGGATTGTATGCATCCGGTGAAATAAAATGTGTTGAACCGAGAAATTTAATGGTTAATTTTTTTTCAGGAACATACAAAATGAAACGTAAAATCAAAATCCCCAAATTCCCCAAATATAGAAACGGTGTTCCATATGAAATAGATGATATGAAAAGGCTGATGCATCGGATTGACCATAATTACAAAATAAAATACAATCCTGCGCCATTCATAACATCAGAATCTGTGCCAATAACCCGAAGTCAACTAGATTTTTTGGAGTCAAAAGGAATTCCGACATTTGGATTTGACACTCAAAGGAAATGCTCTGACATGAGATATTATATTATGCGGGTCAAAAATGTGGAGAAAAGAACAATGGGATTGGAAGAAATGAACCAAAAATATCAACAAATAATGAATCCCCCCCCAGAACCCCCTCCCACAAATGCTTATGCAATGAGTTCGGTTGAACTTAAAGAATATGCCGCCACCGTCGCCGCCGCCGCCGCCGCCGCTGGTGAGCGCGATGTGCCAATTCCAATTCCAGAACCGTACGACAAAGCTGAAATGAAAAGGAGGGTTCAAGCATACATGGACGCAAACAAAAGCAAAAGACCGGGTGGCGGGAAAAAACGAACACTGAAGCAGAAAATGATGTTCAAGAAGAAAAGAACGATGAAGAAACGAATGTGAACGAATAAGTGTCTTTATTTTTAAAAATTGATTTAAAAATAACATCATAATACAACAATTAGAATCAAGACAACACATACCCCCCACAACAATAACAATGATCATCCCCGTCAAGTGCTTCACATGCGGCAACGTCATCGCCAACAAATACGAATACTACTTGAGTGAAGTGCGGCGAATCAAAATGGCTCGTGGCATGGACACCGAAAAGGTCATTTATTTGACCAAAGAATACATCAACAAAACGCCGGAAGGAGAGGTCATGGACAAACTTAAGCTGAACAAAATGTGTTGCCGACGACACTTCTTGACGCACGTGGACATTGAGTAATGCACATGCAGACATGATGCACTTCACGTTTATTACTCTATTTTTCACTCTATTTTTCCTTGATTGTCTCTGTGGATGTCGAATGCATGGTCGACGAATGCCAGGGGCGCCACATCATTCAATGCGGATTCGTTCAAACTGGATTGTTTTTGACGAATTGGATACGGCATTCGATTGTTTTGCAGGTCGTCTTCAATGATGGACAAACAAATGCTGGCAGATGTGTACTTGAACGCGGATGGAATGAACCCGTTCACACATGATGCAATGGATGCCATCAACAATTTAACAGCCACAATCATGGCGTTTGCAAAATGTGTTCCACTAACGGTTGTTTTGAACTGTTTAAATTTGGATCTAGACATTGCGTTTGCTTCTGCATTGGTGTAAGGCAACATGTTATGGGTTGATGGGGGATGGATGGATGGATTGATTGATGTATTTGATGTATGGTGTTATCATGTTTCTATGTTTTTTTAATAAACATACAAAATATTTATAATATGGGCTCATATTATACATAAACAACAATCCAATACAATCATGAAAACACGACGCAATATCAAACACAAGGTCAAACGCAGCAAAAAGGGCGGGTTTGGAGGTTGGTATCGAACCACGGCAGTCGGTCCTGCTTGGAACGGACACAACGGGGGCAACCACTTTAAATTAAGCCCCAATGGAGTGATGGTGGGTGGCATTCAACCCGCAGTTCCCGAAAATTGGGGACCCGGAATGCGTCAAATGAATCGACTGGTTCCTCACTTAAGCCAAAAAGCATTGGGTGGCGGCGGGTCTAAACGCAGTCGCCGCAGCACCAGTCGCAGTCATAAAAAAGGCAGGTCCAAGCGCGGCGGACTCACGTTGGGAGGATTGCCAGACGACCTGAAAATTGCATGGGACAACACCAGAATTTATTTCGAAAATGGATATCGCGGTATAATGGGCCTGAACCCACTTGAACCGGCATCTCCCTGGGTTCAACCGGCGCTTGCGTCATCTAAAATGCCACACATGCAAGCTTCAAAACCGTATGTCATAGATGCCGCTCGCAGCATGTTGCAAAAACATTGATTCATTGATTAATGATTAATGGCTAATACACAATGTGCTCGTCAATCCATTTTTTCAGTTGCACGCACGTTGGCTCCATCAGTTTGTTCAGTCCTTCGGCATAGGATTGATAATTTGACTCGTTGTTCTGTATCAATATCAACGTGTTGTATATAATGTTGTGCATTTCAGGCGCATAAATATCCACTATGGTGATGAAAATGTCATCCACCGTGTTATTTGCAGTCGGCGCTGAGTCCTCATCATCATTCAAAATCGGCTTCATTTTGTAAGATTTGGATGCGTTTGCCTTTGTGGTTGGTGTTGTTGGTGTTGTTGTTGTCATCGACGGTGGCAGCGTCATGATGTCCGGCGACAGTTGGTCGTCAAGTATGAATTTATACATGGTCAGCGTCTGCAAAATGTGCGGCTTGTCAGTCTGTCCATACGTTCGTATCAACTTGTTTATGCCCGTTTTTGCCAGTTCGGTCAACAGCACGTGCAGCCGGTACTGAACTGAGCCATCGTCTTGCTTGCAATGCGCATAAAATTTCTTGAAGCGATGAAATACGTTGAACAAAAAATACAGGTCTTCCTTGGTGTCGTTGTTGTACCATCGCAACACGGACTGCGAATATGCAGGCGGTTGCAGTGTCAATATATTGTTTTGAATCGTGATTTTGGTTCCCACGGGGTAAAACGAGAGAAGTGCGATTTGAAGAATGGCTTGCAACGGTTCCAAAATGGTCTCGAATCTCTCCTTTTTCCGCCGCGAATAAACGGTTTTATATAATATTTGAAGCGTTGATTGCATGGACTTGTACTTTAGACTATCAATTCTATAGGATAAGGTTTATATTTATTTTTGTGTATCTCTTAATTGAAAATGACAAAAATTCGTAGTCCATGCACATATAAAATGTCAATGTTTACAATATGCAATACAAATGAGCAAACCCAAAACAATTGTCGTTGCAGGCGGTGCCGGGTTCATTGGTTCCAATTTGTGCGTCCACTTGATCAATCAATGCGCAGACAACCATGTCATATGCGTGGACAACATGATCACCGGGTCTCGCGACAATTTAAGAGAGTTGTTGATTCATCCGCGGTTCACGCTCGTTGAGCATGACGTGTGTGCCGAAACAACCAACTCGACACTGGGTCTGGACGCAGACGCGCGCATTGATGAAATTTACCATCTGGCATCCATCGCTTCACCCGAAAAATACAAGAAATACCCCATGGAAACATTGCTGACATCCATAAATGGAACCCAACGCATTTTGGATTGTTGCATTTCGCACAAATGCAAAATGCTCTTCACATCCACGAGTGAAGTCTATGGAGACCCGCTCGTGAATCCGCAACCAGAAGAATACTATGGCAATGTGAACACGGTCGGCGAACGGTCGTGCTATGATGAGGGAAAACGCGTGGCAGAAACGCTCATATACGAGTGTCGCAAAAAGCACGGTCTTGATTTGAAAATTGCGCGCCTATTCAACACATACGGCCCCAAAATGGATTTGAATGACGGTCGTGTCATTACCAACTTCATGCGTCAAATCCGAAACGGAAATCCGGTTGAAATATACGGAGATGGTAGTCAAACCAGGTCATTTTGTTATATAGATGACATGATTCGTGGGTTGGTTGCATTCATGGCTGCTGGACCAGACGTAAGGGGTCCCATGAATCTTGGCAATCCGGATTGTGAATTCACGATGAACGAACTGGTGTCCGTGTTCGAGACCGCCCTCTTCAAACAAATCACGGTGATTCATTTGCCCAAAACACAGGACGATCCTATGTGTCGCAAACCTGTCATCTGCAAGGCTGCCAATCTCATCGGATTCTCTTGCAAAATTGGACTGAACGAAGGCATCTATCGGTTATGGAACCACTTTTCGGCTTCAGCTTCAGCTTCAGCTTCAGTTCTTTAAGAAGATGTTGTTTTGTTGGATGACCTTGTTGTAAGGTATGCCATTTTTTTCGCACCAACTGATGCATTTTGCAACATTCTGCCGCTTCATTGCTTCCATCTTTTCCATGTTTCCCTTGTTGAGAATCAAGTGAATGGTGGAATTGATGGTTTCCATTTGCTGTTGTCCAATGATTGCATTGCATTCCTCCATCTTGTTCAAAAAATAGGAGTCGTGTTCAATGGGGATGACCGAGGTCATGGCTGAATTTTGCGGAAACGCTTCCAGCTGTTTGAACATGTCAACCAAATGCGGCAATATCGCGTCGGATGTTTTCAACCGGAAGTTTTTGCACACAATGTATCGTTCCGAATTGGCGTATCGGCTCGTGCAAGGTTTCGACACGTACACTTCGGAATAGAGGTTGCACAGCACGTACATGATGTCAATGGTGGGTTTCGTGAAGGTGTCAAACACCTTGAGAATGAAATGCCCCCCCGGTTTTTGCAGCGCCAGCGCAAATCCCATTTCCGCAACCAGCAAACGCGCCACCATTGTTTCCTGGTTGTTGAAATCGCACGAAAAATCAAACCCGCCATCCGCAGTTATTAATTCACATGTGTTTTTGTATTTGGACACGCAGTGCTCGAAATTTGCCAATGAAATGATGTTGCCGGTGCCGTCTGCGCCCGTCTCGATGCACACGCGGTTTCGATGCATTTCCAAAAAACTCTTGCTCTTTTTCCATCCCGGACACGATGCGTCATGATTCAAGAGCGTCATGCCGTAGTGCACATCGTTCTGTGTTTGGGTTTGACTCTGACGAGACCGAATGTGCACCAGTGCTTCTATGAAGCCACCCGGACCCTCTGCCAAATGAAATGATTTTATGCGCGGTGGTAAATCAGATGCGATGAAAAAGGTGGCGTGCAGTTCAATCATCTTGTAAAACGAACGCGACAATGGGCGCATTTTGCTCACCGTGCACGTTTTGCAGTTTGGAATTGTCGTGTGAATGAACTCAAACGGGTTCGTGTATTTTTTAACGGAGTCCCACACCTCTTCCCCGCATTCTTCAATTTGTTCTTTCACGTTGCACAGATTCATGTTTAGAGTGTGTGAAATCAATACGGAACATGCAGTTTCAGGAGATGAATTGATTTCAAACAAGGCCGACTCCGCCGATGGAATGGTCAGGTTGTGCAACTTTGGCATTTCAAAATGATATGACATGGTCGGCAATGCAATGGTTATACCATTACAGTGCACATGGTTTATGTTGTTTTGAACAATTTATTTATTTAATTAATCAATCATGCACGATTGCGTCCCTTTAAATCAATGTCGCCTGAATGCGTCAATCATCGAAATATTCGTATGCTTCTTCGCTCAATTCCGACGATGTGTCGACCAATACCTCTTCTTTGGGCTGTTTTTTTTCGCGCTTCTTGGATGCCTTGGGCTTGACAACGCTGCCCTTGGGCGCAAGGCACTCGTCATCATTTGCATCGGCGTCTTCGGTCTCTTCCTCCGAGTCGTATGCATCCTCCGTTTCGTCCTCCGTCTCATCTTCATCGTCCGTTTCATCCGACATGTCTTCGCTGTCGTCGTCGCTGCTGCTGCTGCTGTTGTCCACCACAAACCCGTCTTTCAAATATCCGTCCTTGGTTTTTTTGTGCGCAGGAATGGCATCCAGCTCATCTTCTTCATCGTCGTCATCATGACAGTTCATCAGCGAGTCGAACCCGCCAAACAAAAAATTGTACATTTTGTCCCATTTTTCGAGCGTGAGGGGGATGACGCAATGATGCGATGACATGTCCTTGGCAACCAACGCACATGCTCCAAAAAATAAAATGGTGTCAACCGGCGGTGGAAATTCATATTTGTTTTCTTGACCCGCATTGCCGTCATCGCGAGCCCACAACTCCACCATGAACCGCTCATCCTTTCCGGATCCAGAATAAGCCCATTCTGCGCGAACTTCAAACCCTGCCGCCGTTTTAAACTTGCACTTTTTCGCCAATTCTAGCGGTGTATATGCATTGACGCTTGAAGCGCGCAAATCGCCATTGCGTTCAACAACGACAATTGGGATTGAGGTGGAAACCGCGTCGGCTGATTTGGTGTTGGGGGGCATGTTCAACTGTAGGAATATTGATTGCAATATCTTTGTGCATGGGTTTAAATCATTTCTGTTCTATATTTTATCTGCCTCATTTGCGGGTTTTGCGGGGTTTGAGTTACGTTGTAAATCCACAAAAACTTTGTAATCATAACTTAATCGATTTAATCACACTTTATCATACTTTATCACAACATGTTTTGGTTCATACAGATAGTGATTGTTTCTTTTGTCATCATTTTCATATTGCATAACCTGTATACTTTTTTTAAAGAAACATTGACCGTTCCAAAAATGAAAGACCTTGTTAGGCGCCCTCAGCAAAAATATGACACATTATTTAGAGAGCTGCAAACGCAAAGCATGCAACCTTCGGAATCAAAGTCGGGAAATGACGACAGTGCAACAAACGATGCGATGAAAAACGAACTGAAGCGATATTTGATGGAGTTGAATGCACCAGAACCACAACCACAACCACCGCCATCAAAGGCCAATTCAAATTTCATTGAATTCGGGTCGGTTTATCAATGAACGTCAACCTGCCAATAAATAAGATTATGAAATCATATTAAAGCGTCAGATACATGACATTGTATCTTGCAAACATGCATTCATCGACTCAAATTTGCAATCACTCTGCACGTGTTCCGGTCAATGAGTTTCAACAGATTCTGCAATCACGGCTCCAGGATGTATGTCATGTTTTTTATGAAAACAATGTTCATAAGAAATTTTTGGCAGATGTATACGCAGTCATTCCAAAAGGGAAAAAATGTGTCATTTGGTTCACCAACAAGCAGGCATGGATGTTTCAAATTGCGAAGCGTCCTTACCAGCCCAACCAATCACAGCCCCCTCAGCCCTATCAAGTCAGGCCATCTCAACCGGTGTCATTTGACTCCGTGCGGATGCTGAATGCGCCATGCACGGATGAGTCATGGCATGACGGCACAGGAACCATATTGTATGGAACCCACTTGGTTGACAAGAAACGATTCAGCGTGGAAAACGTGCACTATTTTTGTGGCATGAAACAAGAGAATGATGGAAGCATGGCCCGCTTCCTTCGTTTTTTCGAGTCGCTGAAAAAAAGCAAGACAGAACCTGCTTTGCCGTTTCAGTTTTTCATGCCAATCATGCACGCCTCATTTGCAGATGCATTCAATGATGCAAACCGCATAAAAACATATGAAGTGTATTCCATTCAGCACCGATTCTTGAAACGGGATTGCACTGAATACAAAAATTTGTTGTTCCATTTGGCACAACCAGAGCCACAATCACAACAACAGCAACAGCAGCGGCCACAACAACCGCAACCGCAACCACAAGCACAACCTGCAAATGTCAAATTGGCATTTTTCCCAAATCAGGCGCATTCGAAACCAACCAATGTGCCCCTCTCACGCCCGCATGTTCGCACATTCTATGTTAAAGCCGACATTCAGAACGACATTTATTATGTGCTGCACGCATCCGATGAACCCATCACGCAAAACACCATGATTGCACACATACCCAATTACAAAACCAGCGTCATGATGAACTCCATCTTTCGAAACATTAAGGAAAATCGCAACTTGGATGCATTGGAAGAGAGCGATGATGAGGATGAAATTTCAGACCCGAACAACCCGAACAATCCAGACAAATGCAGCAGCTTGGTGGATTTGAACAAGTGTGTGAAAATGGAATGCACATTCAATGCCCGGTTCAAACGATGGCACCCCATTGCTCCATTGTCATCATGACAAATCAATTGATGGTTTGACACCTTTGTTCCGTTTGGCTAATATTGGCTTGTCAATGTATTTATGCTTTGGCCAGTCTGCATAATATGTTTCATCATCTAACACATTCGCTCCATATTTTTTACACAACAATGAAAACACGGATTGGTCATGTCTGTGCTCACAGAAAACGGGATCATTTTTCAAAATGCTTGGACTATCATCAATTAAGTGATAATTGCACGATAAATCATACCATTCTCTCAAAAACCTTATTGTTTTTTCTGTCTTTTTCCAAAATGAAATGCCTGACAATATTTGTCGTGCATTGATTAAATCGTGTGCATTCAATTTGTGAATTAGATCCATTTTGTTCCACCTTTTCTCGATGTGTTCAAGCTGAAAACACAATATTGACTTGTCATTGGAATTTACAATATCAATGTATTCCAAAAATCTTTGTTTTCCTTTGACATTCAACTCACATCCAGCATCACAATATAATAGAATATCTCCATCATTCATGCTTTCAAATGTTTTCAACATTAAATATGGTTTCCAAATGGCGTAGCCGTAAAATCTTGGATTTTTTACTATGAAACTTCCATGATTCCCCCAAAAATGACGGTCATATTTTAAATGATTGTCGTTGTAAATAAACAATTTGTCAAACACTCCAAATCGAATTGCTTGATTTTTGATTCGTTCCAATGCGCCATAATAATTTGAATTACCAAATGATTGAAAATAAATTTTCTGTTCTGTCATTTCATAAAATTCATTCCTATAATATATTTACATAAATTCACGCAACGCGTTTTTACTTAATCTCCGTCATCTTGATGACTGAGTCACAGTTCCGATTGGTCTCGAGCGTGCCCTTTATTCGCCGTTTGAATTCCGGAAACTCAATGTTTATTTTCTGCGGCTCTCCGTTTGCAATGTAGTCCTTAATTTGCAGCATGAGCGCCTTGATTGCATCGAATTTGCACGCATGCAATTTCAGTTCGGACAACTTTTCAAGAATGGGCCGCACTTGTGCTTGCCGCTCCGCCTTTGTTCGGTCCGACACATTTGGCTCAGGGCAAGGATCCATGTTTCAAATATTATATAAGTCAATTGTATAATATTTAATTACTAATCAATCATAAATCACAATGTCAAATGTGGGTTCTGAATTGGGGTTGTGCAAATACCGGAATGCGCTGGGCGTTCCCGGAAAAGGCGCGCATTCCATTCGCCTGGGCGGCGTCGCAATCGTGGATGTCATCATGACGCTGATTGGCGCCTACATCATTGCCCGCATTGCGCGCGCTTCGTTCGCATGGACCGCCGCCGGTTTCTTCTTGCTGGGAATCATCCTGCACCGCCTGTTTTGCGTGCGCACCACCATTGACAAACTCATATTCCCACATGTTAAACGGATTCGATTTGCCGAATAATGTGTAAATGCATTCACGTATTGTGATGTTTATTGTGTTGAATGTCTGAATTTCTCTCTTTCATCACATTGGAAGAAGGGCAAATGATGCAACCAAACCATGCACAAATGCAAACACCGTCGGTTTGTTCAATGATTTTACATTATTAGAATCATTGAAACGAGAGAAAATGGACACATTATTATTTATATCCATCAGCCGTACCCGGATTCGGCAGAGTTGCGGTCCTATTCTCAGTTGGTGAATAAAAACACACGGTGTGGTTGCCGGTCTTGCTGCCATAATACAGTGCGCAGTTCGGTGCCTGATAATTGTTTTTAACGAAGTAGCCCGGGTTGTATTCGTAGCTGTACTTGCCGGCATTTGCGCCTTCGGCTCCAAACGCGCTGTAAAATGAGTTGCCGTTCAGATTCACGGTGTTCACGCGCAGGCTCAGCGTGCGAGTGCCGCTGCAGACAGCCCCCTGTTTTGCAAACGACACGTTGCTGGGCTTGTAAATGGTGGTCCCCTGGCATTTGTTGGACAGCATGAGTTGGTTCACGCTGCACGAGGGATACAAGCAGCTGCCAGTCAATCGGGTTTGCGGGCCGAAGCACTTGTTGTCCGGCCAAAGCGGCGCCCCGTCGGGGGCAAAGTATTTTACATCCGGCACCGGATTGGTGGACAGCTTCTGTTGATAGCGCTTGCATCGCGACTGCAGGTATGCACCGGTGTCGCTGTAATACGCCTTGCTCATCAGTGTGGTCGCGGACCGGATGATGTTGTTTGACGGGCAGCAGCCAATGTACTTCGTGTCATACAACCCGGTCTGTATTTGATAGCTGTTTGGGTTTGATGGTTCGCCCACCTGCACGTAGCCATTGTTTTCCACCTTTTCGCACTTTTCGCATTTTTGCGACGGGATTTTCAGCAATTTCTGGTCCAGCTTTACGGTCGAATCGGCCGATACATCGCCACAATCACAAGACACGCCGTTGCCCGACTTGGTGGTTCCACCCGGCGTATCAATGGAAAGCGCCACAGAGTTCACGCTGCGACCGCTGTTGGGGGTTGGCTGCAGCTTGCGACGCCAATGCTTCATGGGGCGAGCCTTTAGCGCAGGACCGCTGAAATTGCGCGCGGCATCTTCCCTCTCGGTGAGAGGAAGATTCAACATTGCGCCGTTCTCATTCGGCCGACTAAATCCGGGAACCACTTGGTTGGTGGTTGTCTGGTATGTGGCAGGATTCGATGGTTTAGTGGAGTAATGCACCCTCTTGGTTGTTATTAGACTGTTCGAGTGTCGCCAGCCGATGCCATCCGAGATTGTTCCTGTTCCTGTTGAAGTTGACGTCATTTTTATGCTTTTTTTGTATGAAACTAATTAACCAAACCAAATAAATAATATTCAATATATATTAAGTTGAAGATATTATTATTACAGTTTAACAGTTATTCGAACTATCATCCATGATGTTGTGCAGCATTCTCATATTATTTTTTTCGTGGTTGTTGATACACGCTTTGTTTTATTCTAAATCCCAGAGTGTAATTGAAGGTCTGGATCCTTCGCCTTCGCCTTCTGCTTCGCCTTCTGCTTCGCCTTCTGCTTCGCCTTCTGCTTCGCCTTCTGCTTCGCCTTTACCCCCTTCTCCTTCCAAATCAGCCCAGGCTCAGCTCGATGAAAACACTGCTGAAATCGCACTTTTGAAAACACAAATTGCATCTCTCATATCCACGGCAACTCAACTAAATGCAACCATGCTTCAGAATGAAACCGGCATTGTAAACAACACATTAATGATTCAAAAAGTGGTGCAATCCCAAACCGCAACCAATGAAAAACTGGCCAACATGAAGAAGGCACAATGACAAATGCCAATGCCAATGACAATTCCAATAAAAAAACACGTTTCATTGATGACAAAATAATATGGTGATATTATATTACACATTGCATAACCACATTATTTATCAATAAATTCATGAAACCATCTCCGCTGCATTCCGTACTATTCTTTCTTCCCGATGATATTTCAGACACAACCATGTACAACATTGCGATCGGGTTTCTCTGCATTTTTCTGGCATTTTCTCTCGTTGCACTCTATCGCAGAATCAAATACGGTTCATCCTTTACATTTTTGGAAGGCATGACGTCATCGTCTACTGTAAACCCCGATTTGGACCCGGAAGTGGTGAACATCCAGGCCCAGGCTGCTGCGCTGCAAACCACGTATGATGCATTGAAGGACAAGACAGACGACCAAAAAAACCGCATCAACGCCAATTCGCAAATGCTCATGAAAACCATGAACGATGTTCCCAATCAAACCAACAATTTGACGCATGCCAATTTAAACACGGACGACCCCTCCAAAACAAAAATTCCCAGCGTCGACATGTCTTAATAAGTGAAACGCGCGGAATGTCGCAATCCCAAACAAAAATCCGAAGAGAACTTGCACGAACGTGTGTCGGCGAAACGCGATGCGCGTGTGCATCAAAAATGCTGCAATCACCAAGGCTGCAACGGTTCCTGCTGGATGCCATGACCTCCACGGCAGAAACTGGTGCGCAAATGCTAAAAAGTATCCCACCGATTGCGCATGACCCGATGGAAACCCATAAGCGGTGTTGTTCTTGTGCTCGGGCCAAAGGGCAACAATGTAGTCATCAAATTGACCGGTTGAATGATACGGCACTGGCCGGCTGCCGGCGTCCCCGATGAGGGTGCGAAACGTTTGTTTCAAAATGCCGTTTACAACCGAATTGCCAATGTATCCAACGAATGCATATGCATACGAAACGTGATACGCATGACACAAAATCAGGAGAACAAAGAACAACACTTGCGGATAATAGCTAATGCATTTTTCATAGATTGATTTCATTTTTTAATGTATATGTAATATAATATATCACACAGCATATACATTTAGTCATATAATAATTACAATATCAACGAGACAAACATGTCAAATCTCTTTCAAGATGTCATGGGGGATTTAGACAACGTGGAACAGGAACTGCTTGGGCCCGACTATCAGTATTTCAAACAAATCAAAACCCCGGGAGAGCTGGGAGTGTCCAGCAGCGGAGGGCTGGATACGTTGGCGGCCGACATCAGCGCACTCATCGCTTATGTCGAGCTGCTGGTGTCTGGCGGCGGGGACGCGTCTGCCACCGGGAAACCGCTTGGAAACAAGTTTTTTCTAAAAACCGGTGCCAAGTGCAAAGTTGTGAGCAGCGATTCCACGAACGGAAGCGTGGTGGACCGCTACGTGTATGTCAACAATGTTCCGGATGGCAACATTCCATTCATTTCATCGGGGTTGGGTGGCGTGCAATTCACCGAGTTCGAAGGGCTGATTCCAGGAACCATGTCGGATGCCGCCGCAATTAACCCGTTTTCACTGTTTCAAGCATTTCAACTGGGCTCCACCCCCGACTGCCAGAGCGTGACGCTGGAGACCATTGATGCCAATAATGTTTCCACGTCGGCGACCAACTACGTTGCAACTGCCGACCTTAAAAACATGCCGGCCGCGTGGTTTCCGAACAAGACGAATCCAATCACGGGGGGCACCGAACGAGAGGCGTTCACTCAGCGTCGCAAAAAGAATGCCAGGTGCACCAAGCAACTTGGAAGTATCCCAAGTGGCACACTCTCCAGTTTGTATTACACTTCAATCGGGTTGTTGTGTCTTGTGTTGGTGTATTCACTCACACGACGAGTGCAAAAGTGATGCTACACTTATTAGTTCTTGGACTTCTTGGACTTCTTGGACTTCTTGGACTTCTTGGACTTCTTATTGGACTTCTTGCCGTGCCGTTTGGTCTTTCCACCAAACCATGTCGCTGGGTTAAGGCTAAATTTTGAAGAAAACAATCCAGTGGACTGGGATGTGGATGTTGCTTCTGAAGATGATTCCGGTTTTTTTTTGAAAGGACTGATTAGTTTGTCGGTTAGTGTGTCCCATGCATTTCCAAAAAAGGAAGGTGTGGGAGGAGGTTTTACATCAACTGTTGTGCCTGGAGCCTGACCTGGCAATTGCCTCGGAACAGTTGGTGTCAACGGGGGTGGCGACAGATCTAATGTGTTTTCTTTTGGGTCTTGTTGTCCCATTGGCACTGGTGCGGGTGGTACTGGTCCTAATCCTGCTGTTGTTGGTGCTGTTCCTGTTGTTGGTGCTGGTGGTGCACCTAATCCTGGTGGTCCTAATCCTGGTGGTGCTGGTGGTGGTGCCATTCCTGTTAAGGGCACTGGGTCTGGATCCCCACCCCTCCTTTTACGCAATTTGCGATGATTTTTCGTTTTAGACATGTGTGGTTCTTATTATATTTGTATATAAATATTTGCATTCAAATATAATAAATTAATGACGTCCTTACAACTTGATGCGCTTAAACAGTTCAAGTGCAACGAGACCGCCGGCGACTTGCGCCAAAATGTAAGGCACCAAATCACTGGATGACAGCTTGCCGGCGGCAACCATGGCAATGGAAACCGCCGGGTTGAACATGCCGCCAGAAATGGGGCCGCCAATCATGATGGCAACCGCCAGTGCCGCACCAATGGCAATGGCATTCCCAGTTGCCAAAATGATGTAGATGAAAAAGAGAGTTCCGAAAAACTCGACCAAATATTTGTTCAGCATTGTTTGTGTTTATGTATTATCCATATAAAAAAAACACGGTCATCATGCTAAATCAAAATCAATATTGTAAAAATTGATTTGAAACAATTGCAAGCAAATCAATGGCACAGTAATCTTACGGCAACAAGCACACATCGCGAAAATGAAGATCATAGTATTTGACACTGAAACTACCGGACTGCCCCCCAAGAATCGCCAGTGCATGGACCCCACACAATGGCCGCACATTGTTCAACTCAGCTACTTAATATACGACACGGACAACGACAAAATACAGGACTTCAAAGACGTCATCATCAGTCTGGGCACGCACATTCCGTTGCCCGATGAAAGCGTGGCCATTCACGGCATCACTCGTGAAATGTCGCTTCAACGCGGTCTGGACATCCGTCTCGCGCTCTTTGATTTCAAAACGGCCCTCTCTCAATGCGGCAAGTGCGTCGCTCACAATTATGAATTTGACAGCAACATGCTTCAAATGGAGGCCCGACGCAACCAAATGTCGTTCTTCTTCCCGTCCCCCTTCTGCACCATGAGGGTGAGCACCGACATGTGCAAACTGCCGTCGCCGCACGGCATGGGCTACAAGTGGCCCAAGCTGCTGGAGCTGCACCAGCACTTGTTCCAGCGCGTGCCTAAAAACGTACACAATTCCAAAATCGACACAATCGTGACACTGCGATGCTTCCACATGCTGGTGCACAAGGAGGATTTGTGCCGTAGTAGCCGCGAATTCCGCGCGCTGTTTCGCAACCACTGCACCATTGAATGCGAGCGCGACGAACTCGGGGAATTTGGCGACATGACCGAAATGCCGTCTCCGCCAAAACCCATAAATGACGAACAATGAAACGAAACAATACCAAGTTCTAAATAATGCAGCACAAGCATATACCACACTCACAAAAAGCCCAAATCAATTGATCACATACCAATTCACAAAACGGCACTGGCATCAAGAACTCTGAAGGCAACCGTTGGTTGGGAGGGATTGGCCCCATGGTTTGACTGGGTTGCAACTGCAACAATGGTTCATTCATTTTATCCACCGCACATAAGATACATAATCAAATGCAATACATTTATATTATTTTTATTGCATCATCATCGAGATGATATAATAAAAAATTGAACTTTAAAACGGACCAATAATGCACATGATAAGACCATCGCTGCAATTAATCACGCGCACCCATGCCAACAAAGCCATCAAAAAAACGACTGGCCGGCCAATTTTACACAACTCGCTCCGACTACATTTTAAACGGATTGCCATTGCCTCTCCAATCTTCCGACCGCATTGTTGAACCATTCGCAGGAACCGGCGACTTGTTGAATTGGATAGAGAAAAACGCCATCCCTCTCCCGCCGATTGAAGCATACGACATTGATCCCAAACGCGACGACATCGTGCAACGAGACACGCTGATGAATCCGCCGGATTACAGCAATGCATTCGTTCTGACAAATCCGCCGTATTTGGCCCGAAACAAGTGTCCGGACAAAACCGTGTTTGACAAATACGACACCAATGACTTGTATAAGTGTTTCATGCTTTCCATCGCAGAATGCGCTGCCGGGATTTTAATTATTCCGGCTGGTTTCTTCTTGTCGCCTCGCGACATTGACGCTCGTTGTAGAAGCCAATTCCTAACGAATCATCGCCTGCTTCAAGTCCGGTTCTTCGAGGAGACCGTGTTTGAAGACACGCCCACCACCGTGGTTGCGTTTGCGTTTGAGCGGTCCGCCGCACCAATGACCGAGCAAACCGTGGACTGGGTCTCAATGCCGTCTGGCGCGCGCAAGACATTCCAAATGCGGTCCGAACATGGCTGGATCATCGGGGGAGAGATTTACGACTTGCCCGTTCAAGTCGGCGTCAAGGTGTTTCGCCACGTGGAAGGACACGCATTGAAAGCGGGCGAACAGCTGACCGAAATGACGCTGTGTGCATTGGACAGCGGCACCGAGCACGGCCGAATTTGTCTGGAATACAAGCCCGGATACACGTATCCGGCGAAAGACTGCAGCCGGTCCTATGCGACCTTGTGCGTGCAGGGGACAACCTTGACTGCAGCACAGCAACAACGAATTTGCAATCAGTTCAACGAGCTGATTGAAAAAAAAAGACAAGAAACATGGAGTCTGTTCCTGCCACAATATCGGGAATCCAAAGAATACGCGCGGAAACGCATTCCATTCGATTTGGCATATCGCATTGTGCAGCATTTGATTTCGATTGTAATTGATTGATTGTCATTCATTGATGTGTGATCAAGGTGGTTTGAAACCATGTTTCATGCCACGTCTTGAATTCGCACATGTCGCCAATGAATAATTTTTTTTTCACGGGTTCACACTCCGGCAAGTTTAGCAAATGGGTGAACTGTTCTTTCCTAGCATGACTTTGATCACCGTCCAAAATGTTGATGAAATGCACGTTTGCATGATTTCCAATGAGCAACACCTGCTGTTGTGCCTCGACGAACGCGTACACCTCTCTCAGCGTCCTGGTTTGAGACCCGCCGGCATGACATATCATTTTGAAATTGTAATACAATTTATAGGTTGTCCCATCGTTCCCATTCAATGTTTGCATTCCATCAAAGTCTTCCGTCCAATCAAACCCGTCTGCACGCGTCAACGGGTTTGAAAGCGGTTGCATTTCGTGCGTGCGTTTGTTTATGCGCGTGGTTGTTTTGGGACACTCCTTCCCAGTTAGTTGTTGAATTTGCATGCGCTGCAAAATTTCGCACTCATTTGATTTTCCACCGTTGTACCATGGTTGTTGTTTTCTCCAGTCCTTTGTTTGAAGGTTGGATGGCACTGGCACTGGCACTGGCGTTGTTGTCGTCGTTGTTGTTGTTGTCGTCGTTGTCGTCGTTGTTGTTGTCGTTGGCTCAGGTAAAGCATTGGCCACTGAATTGATCATTTCATTCAAAATGCCGGTTGATGCATAATAGGAAAGAGAAACTCGTTTGATTGCCATGTTTGGATAAGACTGTTTACCACTAAATAAATGACTTTATATTTGATTTCAATTTTATCAATAATACCCGTAGAATGGCTTGTATAGCGTTTTAATGGGCAACGCGCTTGTCTTATATTTTTTGCATTCACCGCCCATTTCATAGCAATAATACTGTCTCATGACATCCTTGGTCATATCAAACTCGCTGATAGGCGCGTATTTTTTCTCATTCAGCAAATACACATACTTGTCGCCAACTGCATATGGAAATGAATCATAGTTTCCACCCATCGGCGAATAAAACCGGCGAATGGTGTCGCCATTTTTACAAGAAAACGAGAGAATCCCCTTGCCGACAAACAAATATTTGCCCTTGCCCGTTTGCACGAGAATGGTGTTGCCTTTCTCGAAAGCTCTCCAATACGGGTCATTCGTTCCGTCGCCAAGAAACAGCTTTTCATACATGACGTCCATCAACTTGCCCTTCAACTCGCCCCGATTAGTTGTCTCGTTAAACCGATTGTTGTAAATGGATGCGCGCCCAGCACCATAATCAAACACCACAAACGGACACGCGGCGTTGTCGTTGATTTCATAGATGTGCTTGGGTTTGCCCAACTGACTTCTTAGTGCATCGTTTGGGATACACTCGATGTATTTTGACACATTGATTGACCCATTGGGTTTTTTGTAGGTGCATACATCAGTCTTGGGAGTAAGATTCTTAATAGTTTTACGTTTATTGCTTTTTTTAATGTTTTGTTCAGATGTAAGTGCCCTATATTTTTTGTGTTTTGTTTGATGCATGCTGGCTAATACAACACTACTATATTATTGTGCATATATTACAAAATAAAGACATGCAACAATGTATGAATAATGCCGATTAACATAGGGTTCGTTTTGAATATCATTGATGATGTTAAAGAACATTTGAGCAATCAGGATTACATAACCTGCATGAACACATTGCGGGATGCAAATAGGGTAATACAAAAACACGAAGCAAAGTTAGACATTTTATGGGATGCTTATTATGAATTAAGAGATGAAAACGAGTTTTACATGTTGTTTCTTGAATTCATTGGCACACAGAACATGACATTCCCTCGCTCGTTTAATCGCGACAGGGCCAATCTTTCATTGGCGGATGATTACTTGCATGGTTTGGATGATTCTGATGATAATCATGAGAGAATAGATGATGACATCATTCTGCATTTAAAAAATTTGAACAAAATCAAAACCCAATATGAAACATTCATGAGCAGAGAACATCCGGAATTGATAGATGCCGCAGCATTCTACATAATAAAACGGAGCGGTTATGATGATTTTGATTTTTGCGGTCGGCATTTTGACATGCACATGTTTGACCCACTTGTGTGGGAGGACTGAAAATGACCATCATGTATTGAAATGATGAACATTTAATTATAAGCGGGTCTAAGCGGAACACATGGCGCATCCCTCATCTATTTGTTCTCCCTTTTCTCCCTTTTCTCCCTTTTCTCCCTTGTTTGATTCAGGCTCAATGGTGAACTGCTGCGGCTGGTGCCTAGCCTTGCGCCGCAAGTAGTACATGCCCGTTTTGAGCCCCTTGGTCCACGCGTAAAAGTGCATGGACGTTAAAGCCGCGTAGTTCGGGTCCTCCATCCACAGGTTCATGCTCTGGCTCTGGCAAATGAACGCGCCCCGGTCTGCTGCCATGTCGATGACGTGCTTCATCGGAATCTCCCACACCGTGCAGTACTTGCGCTTCAAGTGCTCGCTCAGGCCGCCGATGTGCTGCACGCTGCCCTTGTTCGCCACAATGTTGTTTTTGACGCCCTCGTTCCACAGGCCCACCGCCTGCAAATCCGCAATCAAGTGCCGGTTCACCAGAATAAACTCGCCCGCCATGGTGCGCCGCGTGTAAATGTTGCTGGAAATCGGCTCGAAACACTCCGTGTTGCCCAGGATCTGCGACGTGCTGGCGGTCGGCATCGGCGCCAAAAGCAGCGAGTTGCGCAAGCCGTGCTTAACGATGCGCGCCTTCAAGGCAGCCCAGTCATATCGCCCGGCTTCAGGCTCCACGCCCCACATGTCGTATTGCAGAATGCCTTGCGACGCGGGCGACCCGGCAAACGTACTATACGGCCCGTGCTGCTCCGCCAAGTCGCACGATGCGCTGAGCGCGGCGTGATACATGGTCTCGAAAATCCGCTTGTTCAACACGCGCGCCTCGTCGCTGCTAAAAGCCAGATCCAGCAGCATGAACGTGTCGGCCAGCCCCTGCACTCCGATGCCGATGGGCCGGTGCGCCAGGTTGCTCACGCGCGTCTTCGGCGTGGGATAATAATTCACGTCAATCACGCGGTTCAAATTCTCGGTCGCGACGCGGGTCACCTCGTGCAGCTTCTCAAAGTCAAACACCCGGGGGACGACAAGCGTCCCCCGCACCCCCCCGCCATCCTCCACCAATGAAGGAGGGGGCAGCTTAGAGGAGGGGTGCGGGGCGCAATGCTTGGCACCTTGGTTCCCCGGTTGGCCCCCCGGTATGAACCGGTTCAGGGCAATGCTGGCCAGGTTGCACACCGCCGTCTCCCGGTCGTCCGAGTACTCCATGATTTCCGAACACAGGTTGGACGACCGAATGATGCCCACATTCTTCTGATTCGTCTTCCGATTCACGGCGTCCTTGTAGCACAGGTACGGCGTGCCCGTCTCCATCTGACTGTCGAGAATTCGGAACCACAGGTCGCGCGCCTTCACTTTGCCGCGCTGCCGACCCTCCGCCTCGTATTGCACATACAATTTATCGAATTCCTCGCCATACACATCCGACAACCCCGGACACTCGTCCGGACAAAACAGGCTCCACTCCGCATTGGCCTTCACGCGGGTCATGAAGAGGTCCGGCACCCACAGCGCGTAAAACAAGTCGCGCCCTTTGGCGTCCTCGTCGCCGTGGTTCATCTTCATCTCCAGAAAGTGCGTGATGTCCGCGTGCCACGGCTCCAAATACACCGCAATCGTGCCGTTGCGCTTCCCGCCCTGGTCAATGTAGCGCGCCGTATTGTTAAACACGCGCAACATCGGCACCAGTCCGTTGGATGTCCCGTTCGTCCCACGAATGTGGCTCCCCGTCGAACGAATGTTGTGCACATGCACGCCAATCCCTCCCGCGTGCTTGGAAATATTCGCGCACTCCTTCAGCGTGTTGAAAATCCCGTCAATGCTGTCGCTCTCCATGGCAATCAAATAGCAGCTGCTGAGCTGCGGCCGCGGTGTTCCCGCGTTGAACAGCGTGGGAGTGGCGTGCGTGAAATACTTCTGCGACATGAGGTCATACGTGGTCCGCACCTTGTCCATGTCATCACCGTGTATTCCTATCGATACACGCAGCCACATGTATTGCGGGCGCTCCACCGTTGCGCCGTTCGTGCGCATCAAATACGACCGCTCCAACGTCTTGAATCCGAAGTAGTCAATAAGAAAGTCCCGCGACCCGTCAATCATGGTTTCCAGCTCGTCGCGTTTATTGCAAACGACGGTCCAGAATTCGTCGCCGATCAGGGGGGATGGTTGGTCGCGCACGTCCCTGAAATCGTGCAACTGACGCATGGCTTCATAAAATGTGGGCGGCGTGGTTTTATGGTGATTGGACACGATAATGTAAGCGGCCAACGTGCCGTAGTCGGGATGTTGTGTGGCCATGGTTGCGCACTGCTCGGCCGTTAGTTCGTCTATTTTTGTGGTGGGGATGCCGTCATACAACTGGTCAATGACCTTCATGGCGAGGGCGGTGTAATTCACTGCAGCAATACCGGCTTGTCGACCCACATTGCGGATGCGCGCCAGTATCTTGTCAAATGCGATGACCTCGTGCTCGCCATTTCGCTTAACGACGCGCATATCTGTTTCGGAATCGGTCATTTGAGAGAATGATGTGTAATTCTGTATTCATAGGTTTAAATGATTTCAATACATAATGTTATAAAAAAATTGTTTTTTTTGTTTTTTTGGGTTTTGTTTTGTTGTTTTTAGTGGTTTTGTTTTGTTGTTTTTAGTGGTTTTGTTTTTTGTTGTTTTTAGTGGGTTTGCATGGGTTTTGTTTTGTTGGGTTTTGTTTTGTTGTTTTTATGTTTTTAGTGGTTTTGTATCATTTTATCATTTGGCGCAGGGAGCAGTTGCACTTGCATTGTTCATGCGCGCCTTGGTGGCATGCATGGCAGCTTATGCCGACGCCGACAGTGTTGCATTGGCACGGGCGGCAGCAGTTGCCTTCATGGCATTCGTAGCACTGGCCATGGCGGCATGGTGGACAATCACAACGGCAATCATCTGGTCCGAAACTGCAACTGTCCGACTCCGTGAATTGTTTGAACAACAACATGCGTTGATGCAGTGTGCAAAGCTTGCTGTAAATTCGCGAGACGATTGGCTGAATGAGTGATGGAATGGCGTCCTTCATGTCCTGTATGACGCGCAATGACATTTGAATCATGGTTTCCATGGTGACAGATTCCAACGAAGCAGGCGCACCACGTTTCACCGTTTTGCGCCCATCACGAATACTTTTCCAGTATTTGTTGATTTGCTGACGTTGAACCTGAATGATGCGAATCATCATTTTGCGAAGACTGCGAATCTCGTTCATGAGAGCCAATATGGGCTTTGCATGCTTGTTGATCCGTTCAATGAATTCGTTGGGGGCCCAAACATGATATGCAACCGCATTTTGTGCAATCGCGTCACACCCATCGAATTGACGTTGAATGTCAACCATGTGGTTGAGAATCAACGTGGGGCACTTGGCCGCGTGATGAAGGTATGCTTTTGAGTGTGCCATTGAACAGTGAATGAAACAATGAATCAATAATATATCGAAGAATGCTTTGAAAAGCTAAATCTGGAAACTTGGAAACTTGGAAGCTGGGTTTGCCGTTAGGCCTGATTACAACAAGACAAATGAAAAAGCAATTCAATTTTTTTCATTTTCATACATTTTTGGGATGACATCGGGTCGTTTATTTTCATATTAACTGTTCTTATTGGATGTAATGCTAGAGTTTATCGGTTTCAAAAATTCATTCTGGGTTTCTAAATCTTGCAAGTAATTGTTGTCCTTTAAGAATGGATTCATACCCACTTGCGGGGTTAATCCGCGTTCGTATATTTTGTCGCTGTTATTCTCTCGTTTCGAATGTTTGAACTCCTGAAAATCTTGAAAGTTGTCATGTTGTTGTGGTTGTTGTTGTGGTTGTGGTTGCAGTTGGTCCTGTTCTTTCAGTTCTTCTTCTTGCACCGCATACGGATTTGTGGTGCTATATGTTTTTGTCCGCATGGTTTTCAGATTTTCGGAGGGATACGACGGACGCCACATGACATTGGACGACTGCTGCATTGAATCTTAATACTTAATACTTGAATTGAATGTGTAAAATAATATACATATTCTAATTAAAATTTTCAATGAAAATTCACGCATTCCACGCATTCCACGCAATCTACGCAATCAAACATCCATTGTGTCGCTTTTTCTTGTCAATGGTGATCCAGCACTCTTCGCATGCAAATCCATGTTGCTGCTTGTCGGCCACCTTTTTCAAAACAAGTTTCGACTTGTTGCACTGGTTGCATTGGAATTTGCGAATCTGGTTGTCATCTAGGGTGTGGGTGTGGGCGTCCATGTCGAATAAATGATTTTACACAATTATGTAAAATAATAATATAAAAAATTGATTTGATAAACGCAATAAACCAAACCAAACTAGACCGTTAAAGGCAATCATCAAAGCAAGACAATGACCTCCAACAATCTCCAGTTCTATCCATTTGAAATCAACGGCACAAAGTACTTGATGTGCAAACTTCCCGACCAACCCTTCTCCACGCTTCATGACCCTGAAACCAAAGAAATCGTGGGCCAATGGAACAATGATGCCGCGCAGTATGACATATTCCCTCGGGGGAACCCCATTCAAACCCCCATTATGACGGAACAACAATTCGAGGAGCACATGCGGCAGTTAATCGCATCCGGAGCAGCATTCACATTCGTTTAGCACACAAGCATTGATCCCCTATGAAAACAGGCGCGCCATGTTCACCACCTCCGGCTTGGCCGTCGCCGACTCCTGAAAAATCTTCAAGATGTGCGCATCATCTCGGAATCGGATGCTGTAGTCCTGCTGCAACTTGTTGCGCCCGATTCGCCCCAGCGCCTGAATGATTTTTTCCTGGCTGATGTCGCTCAAATCTTTGCCCAAGTACCCGTGGCAAAACTGGTAATTCGTGCCGTAAATGTAGTCAGTGGATGCAATGATCAGGTACAGCCGCTGATTCTGCGCCAAGTCCTTCATGATCTCCGTGTACGTCTTATTGGAATTGGACTGGTCCGTCATGACCCCGATGCCCATCATCAGTAGCACCTTCCAAATGTTTTCAATCCGCAGCACCATGATGCGCTCCACGTCCTCGGGTTCCACGCGCGACGTAAACGGATTCGCGGCCGCAATGGCGTCCTCCGTCAACTGCGGAGCCCACCGCTTCAAGTGCTCGGCCCGGTTCGGCACAAACATGTCGTTCAGCGCCCCCCACTTCACCTGCCGCCGCAGCTCGTCTATCTTCTCCTGCAGCCGCCGGACTTCGGGGCTGAACCGCATGTCGTCCATCTTCTTGGTATTTTTCTTGTCCTTGTCTTTGGCTTTCTCGTCCTTGTCCTTGTCATTGGTCCCCTCCTCCATCGCGTCCTCCATCTCATGCTCCAGCGACTCCATCTCGTCCTTGATAACATTGTTGTGATCAATGATTTCCATCAAGTCGTCCATGACGCAGTCCGGAATCTGCGCAATCTGCAGCGCGAACCGCGCAATCTTCTCCACGTCGTTCGCCAAAAACAGCGTCGGACCGCACGTCAACGTGTGCGCGTCTTTTGATGTTAGGTTGACATTCGACGCGTGCATGCGGGCGCGCTTCTCCTGAAAATGCGCCCAAAGCTCGGGCCACTTGTCGGCCTGCACATTTTCCAGCAGCTCCAAGTAATACTCTTTGATGTTCGTCATGTTGATGTCGGCAATGTCCGAAAAATGCCGCTCGACCGCATACCGCCCGGAGGTCCACAGCTTCTCCGCGTTCACATGAGAAATGAACCGGACAACTTCGCGCAAATCAAAGTAGCGCAGCAGCGTTTTGTATTTGCGACAGTGCGCCGCGGATGCGCGCATTTCGTCATACGCATTGAACATGAGGTGCGGCAGCTGCACGTACCCGTCTTTGTTCACCAACGATATGGTCTTTTGACAATCGTGGCTGACAATGCTGTGCACTTGGGCGCTTGCAAACCGCGCCTGAAAGTCCATGATGGTGGGCGCCATGTCCGCCTGTTGCGGCAGCGTGGCCGACGACAGCACCACGTTGGGAACAATGTTTTCCACCCAGTTCTCTTTGATGAGCGCGTGAAACTCGTGCTCGGCGTAGTCCATGGTTATTGTGGGCTCGTCCCAATACAGCAGCAACTTGTGCAACGGATTGAACGCGTTCATGTAGTACATGGCGTGCTTGTACGACTTGATGTCGCTGATCATGATTTCCACATTGTCGCCCACGCTGTTGTCCACCCTTCGAATGCCGCCCGTGCGGCGGTCGCGCACCACGTCCTTGGCCGAATAGTAATGCAGTCGAATGTTGTCCACGCTGCCGCACCCGAACGCAAACGCGATGCGTTTTTTTGCGGAAATGCAGGCCTTGGCCAGTGCCAAGCCCACGTGGCGCGCAGCACACACAAAGATGACGCGATAATGCTCGCTGAGTCCGATGGGGGTCAGCGTCTTGCCGGTTCCGGTGGGTGCAATGTAGAGAACCAGTTTGGGCGTCGCGTCGTTCTTGAATGCCGTGAAAATCTGCTTTTGATGCTCGTACAACTTTGTGTCGCCGCATTTGAACACGTACTCGTTTTTCTCCACGTATTCGTGCGCTTTCGCAATGAAACCGGCGGGATCAAAATCGGGTTCCACCAGCGAGATGACGTGATTGATGAACGAGTTCACGTGCGGATTGATGTGCTCAATGCTGTTTCGGCGCAACAAGCATATGCTGTAATAAAAGTACATCCACTTCGGGCGGCTTGGCATGGCGGGCGGAAGCGGAGGAGCCCGCTTCTTTTTTGACTCCGACACGCCTTGCAAGTGCTCCCTCCAGTGCGGATGCATGTGCGGGAACTTGTTGTTCAGAAGGTTAAGCAGCAGTCCCAGCAAAATAAATTCATATATCTTTGTTTTTTGTTCTTCCAAATTGCTGGTCGTGTTTTGAATGCGAATGAGGTCGGCTTTTTTCACCAGCTTCTTTTTGTCGGTGTCTGTTTCAAATCCAGTCCCGAACGCCTCCTGCATTTGGTCCACGTGCGTTTTGAAATACAGCTCAAACATGTGCGCGTGCGTTTCGTCCGACGGGGCGATCTTCATGTACTGCAGCAACGTCTGGGTTGAATTCCGCACAACATTCACATCATGAAATCCTTGTTTTATAAGCTCGTAAATCTCCCGCTCTTCGTGCGAATCCGGAACTTCCACGCTGTCCCATTCGCTTTTTGTCAACTTGCCCTGTGTGAAATCCATGATCGATCCTTCGATGGCTCCAAATTATAATGACTCCAACTATGTTATAATGGTTTGTGGCTGTTTCTTTAAATTCATTCACAAGTTGTTTTTTCTTGAGGGGGATGTTTGAATTACTCAAAAAATTGATTTTGGTTTAATCCAGTTAAAACTAATGCAGCAATAGAACATAACCGTTCCAGACAATTCGCAATGACTCATCAAGACGACACAATGCCCTTGCAACCGCAACACCCGTTGCTTGTGAGCCCGCCCTTGCTTGTGAGCCCGCCCTTGCTTGTGAGCCCGCCATTGCTTGTGAGCCCGCCCTTGCTTGTGAGCCTTGACGGCAACATCGGCTCCGGCAAATCCACCACGTGGGACATGTTGAAGGAGGCGTACAAAGGGCGCGACGACGTGCATTTCGTGGAGGAGCCCGTGGATTCGTGGCATCATATTAAGGATGGCGACGGTGTCCCCATTCTCACCAATTTCTACAAGAACAAGAAGGCGTATGCGTTCCGGTTTCAAATGATGGCCTACATTTCGCGTCTGGCTTTATTGCGCCAAACGGTTCGCGAGAATGCAGGGCGCTGTCGCATCATTATCACCGAGCGCAGCGTCGAGACCGACCGCAACATCTTTGCCCGAATGCTCTATGACAGTGGCGACATTGAACACGATGAATACACCATTTACAACATGTGGTTTGACGAATTTGTGTGCGACCTGCCGGTTGCAGGGCTCGTCTACATTCGCGCAGACCCTGAAACGTGCTTGGAGCGCATCACGAAACGAGGCCGCGAGGGCGAGTCCATCCCCCTTGAATACGTCCAGAAGTGCCACGACTACCATGAATCGTGGATCAACGGCGCAACGTGCAAAAAACTGGTTATTGACGCCAATGCAGAAATCGAAGAGACGGCAAATCATCGCGTGCAAGAAATTGTTGAGTTCATCAACGGCTTGACCCAATAAACACGCATGTGCACACAAAAACAAACACTTACGCGCACTAACATTTTTTTTCGTCTAACACATCCAACTGATGACGACATTGGATGCATTTGTCAAATTCATGTTTCCGCAGATGTTTCGCGCATCCAGCATGAGCGCCAAGTGGCACGCGCTGAGCGCAATCATCGCCAGCATGCGCGGCACTTGCTTCAGCATGAAGCGCTGATGCACTGCATCGTCATGGTCAGTGTCATCCAGCAACGAATAGTCGGCGTGCACGGGGGTTCGCGTCTCGTGATTATTGCCATTGCGATTCTGCAAAAGCCGCTGTGCAATTGTGGTGTTGATATCCGGCACGCACCAGCGCATCAGTTTCAGCACCGGATAAAACGAAACTGCCATGAACATCATCATGGACATCCAAAGGTCATTCTCGGTTATGAGCACAATGTACGCAATGTCCATTGCAACAACCGTCGCATGCATGCCACGGCTGGCCCATTTGGCCGCGCGCGCCAAAAACACGGTGCGCTGCTCATCGTCGGGAATGTAGAGTCGCATGGTTTGGCGACTGGGCTCGTGCAGTTGCGCGCTTATGCCGCGATGATACACATTCACTAGCGCAGTCCCGGTGTAAACGGCGCGCATCAGCGTCGGTGGATGCACGAATGCTAAATACATGCTTTGCATTAGACCAATGCCAAAGGTCCAATGAAATAGGAGAACTGCGGGCTGCATTGTTTAACTGTTGGGGTACTATATACTATAAACACATGTCTATAATATAATAAAAATACATATGAATTATTGAATGCATCATTTACCACATAAATGTGGATGTGATTGGGAGTGGAATCAAGAAACAATGATGCGCGCACCTTCATGTTCAAACATTTCTAGTAAGTCAGTATATTCAAATTGAGTTGCCCCTTCAAACAGTTGAAAAGTTTGGTCAAAATCTATAAATACTATTTTAATATTTCCGGACTCGACCGACCTTGTAATTTCTTCTATTTTGCCAATGGGGGTAAAATTATATTTGGATTTGGGTGTCCCTATTGCAGGTAAGCCCAACTCACTGACATTCAATTTGTAAAATAGGTTGGCTTTCAGGGTTTCCATATTGAAATCTGGCGGAGGAATTTTATTCAACACATGCTCAAATTTAATGGCCGGACATATTTTATTTGCTGAGTCTGGTTCATCATTGTGAAGTCCATCATCTAACAAACATCCAATTACTTGATCATCATCACAATCCAATCCATTTTCTTTCACAATTTTATAAATTACATGATACTTGTGCATTCCTCCAAAATGGCGTCCAGTTGCATTAACTGGATTAATGGGTATTTCCCTTTTCTTTATTACTTTTGTGTTTGTGCACAAAACCTCTTGAAAATATTCATCCAGTTCTAGGAGTTGCAATGTTCTTATAATTCCAACTTTGTTTCCACTTGTGAGAATGTAAACTGGAACATCTCTCCTACGACAAGCTATTAAAAGGTTGGCCCATGCATTGTATTGCATATATGACCCGAATGTAAAAATTCGAAACTGTGGCACATGAGTTGCTGGATCGGCAAATGAATACTTCCCTGCCAACCCAATGTTTTCGCCATCATGTGGTCCTAAACCTCCTTTCATTCTCATTCTCAGTCTACCATGTTTGCGAGTTCTGCATTTTTGACGTTTCTGACGTTTTTGACGTTTATTTATACGACGGCTTTTTTTGTGCATTGTTTCAATACATTCATTGCATATATTTTTTTCGCGGTCATTCAGTTCAATAACAACTTTTGTCGACACGATGGCGGCTTGTACTTCAAAATGTCTAATTCTCTGGATGTGGTCGGGAAACTAGTCGCGCCGTAGATGTCCTGCAAAAGCAGCCACTCAAACATGCCGCCGGGATAAACGCGCACGTTTTTGAACCCGAGGCCTATCAGCTGCTGATATTTTTTATGCACCGTGTCATCATTCGTGTTTTTCCCGTACACGATTATCTCTCGATCCTTCCCCTTCGGTTCTGAAAGCATGGCGTTCATGGACACCTCTTCTTCATCAATCGGGAGCGTGCCTGGAATCAGGCAGGATTGCATGGCCGGCGGCAGCGTGTTGATCAACAGCCACGGATGCGTGGCCGCGTAATAATTGGAATACTTCTGCTGGTCCAGCGGATTCGCTGTCCGACATATGCACTGGATGTCCTCGTAATTCACTTTCGAAATTGAAACACTGGAACCCATCACTCCATTTATATGTTTGATTTGGTTGATTTGATGATTCTCTAATAAATTAAATATTAGTCATGTATTTAATTTATTTTTCATACGCATGTATTCCTTATTCAACATTTACACTTTTGCAAATAATATTTATATAATTGTATAATTGTATAATTATACAATTGGACAAGCAGATATGATTAGAAAAGTGGATTTCAGTGCAAAAGTCAACGAATCAAAAAAAAAGTTTAGAAATAAAAAAAGACATACTGCGAAATCAAAAAAAAAAATCACAAAAGAAAACACAAAAGAAATCACAACAACAAAAGATTTTAAATTACGCATATTGTCATTAAATGTAAATGAATATCAAAATAATGGACATGACGATGGAACCGATGTGCATTATAAAATAATAGAATTGATAAGAATCAACCATCCGGACATAGTGTGTTTACAGGAAGGAAATAGCGAATATGTAAATTTTCCAGAAGAATATATGCATGTTGTTTCTAACAGAGAAAAAGTATTAAAACCCAAAGGACAAGATTGGGGTGGTTATAATATCACCACTGAATTATTAGTCAATAGAAAATTAAATCCCACAGTTAAATTCATTGATTTAGAGAAACATATGCACTATCAATCAATGCTATGCACAATAACTTTACCCGACAATAGCAAATTAGATGTAGCAAATGTGCATTTAATTAGGGGCAGGATTGAAGATGATCATTGGGAAAAAATAATAGACCCGAGAGAGAAAGAACTAATGCAAATAACAAAGAATAAATCAGAAAACCCTTTGATTATAATAGGCAATTTTGATAGTCCCATGAAAACAAATAATTCTGAAAAAACAACCAACACGCATGCCAAAGCAAAAAACATTTCTAATCGTTTGTTATTTTCTGATCACATGTTCAATGTTGATGGATTTGTTAAAAACACACCAAACATAGATTATATGTTTAAAGTCAGTGATGATGCATCCACATCTGCTCGTGGCAAAATGATAGTTGACTACGCATTAAAAACAAGCGATCTCAAGTTAAACCTAAGTGAGTTAAAATTAATTAAAACAAACAATCCTGATTGCAAATATAATATTACGGACCACAATGGTATATTATTGGAGTTATCAAATAAGAAAATAAAACACCCATTGAAACTAAGTGAAAGCAAATTAAATTTTAGTAATTATTTCAATGCATTTCGGTTTGAAGAATTGAAAAATAGTAATCCCAATGTTAAAAATCGAAACGAGTTTTTGTTTAAAGTTTATGACGAAATGAAAAATGAAAACAAAGAATGCACATATAAACAAAAAATAGATGAGATAGATATCTACGGGAGCGAAATACAAAATTTAATAGTTAATATCATTGATTATTTTTTTGAAAAAAAGGATGACGCTGAATGGATGAAACACTTTGTTGTATATATTTTTGACATAACTTCCATATGGAATCCTGACAATTTCAAATTGAAAAACCGAATGCCTGTGCAATTAATAAAACCGAATGATAAAATGTTGAACATTGTTGACAGTTGGTCAGATAAAAAAGGCATAGAAAAATTAGAAAGCAATTTTAGAAATGACATTGACGTTGTATCCAGCAATATTAATTATTTAAATCAGAAGCACAAGGGAGTACTGAATTGTCCAATAAAATATTGTAATACAACCATACGTATACCTACATGCCTTAAAGAAAACGTAATGTACAAATTTATATTAGACACGGTTGCATATGAACTTGCTATAAGGTGCATATTAGAGAAAAATGGTAAGAACAATAACAAAGGGAAAACACTACTTGACAAGCATTTAACAAAGAAAACAAGAACGAGAATTTCCGAATTGTATGAAGATATACTAATAGGATTAAAAGGGTTGAATAAAACTGAAAAAGAACTCATAAAAGGTCTTAGCGAATATAGATTGTTTGATGATTATGTATTATACATAACTGTTCATAATTCAATGGTTAATCCGGGCGAGGTTCAGAGAAATGCTGGAATGCATGTTGACGGATTTCAAGGGACGCGATATCCTAAAAAATTTCCAAATGATCATTCCTATTTATTTGTTAATGAAGGTTCTACCCTTTTTACGGATGCTATATTTAATCCACCAAAACGGTTGGGCAATTACGATTATACCCAAAATTGGTATGAGGGAGAATTTGGCATGAATACTTTAAAAAAATATTTAAAACCAGGACAATGTAAAAATTTATACATGATGTCTGGCATGCAAATCCATGAAGCAGGCGCGATACCCAAGGAATGCACAAAACCGACTGGTAGAATATTTTATAGAGCAGAATATGCGATGAAAGACTATGATAGAAATGGCGATTCAATTAATACAAAATTAGGTAATTTTGCAACATACACAGATAGAAGCATTGCAACGATACTGAAATTGACAGATACAAAGAAATTGCATGGTGCAAAATTTGGAACTGGCGGTGCACGAGACGGTTCAATGAACGGGTCAGACGTTATGATTGACCCAAATGACAGAGAAGGAGAAAATCATTTACATGTGTGAACTACGATTAAAACTCGGCGGCGGTCATGCGCGATGTCATTGTCGCAGTTTGACCCACATTTCATTCCTTGTCGAAACCGATGACCGCGCAGTCCAGCCGCTTGCCCGCGTGCCCGGTGGTCAACGAATCCGCGTGACCGCCTGCCTTTCAGCTTGCCCTGAAACACCGCAATTGCTTTCATTGATGATTAATTAATGTGTGTGTGCAATATGCAAAATTCAGACCCATGCGTTTAATATCATATTCGCCATAATTCATTTGATTTGCATTGCTTAAATGCTGATTTTGCGCGCCGCGCCTTTTTTTACGGTTCGGGCTAGACGCAGCGCTCTGCTATTCGATTGGCACCCGTTCTGCAAAATGGCGTAGTCCACTGCAGCCGCTTTGCCCCCCGTGATCGCGCTGGCCAGTCGGGCATAGCCCCACGACTGCGGGCTTTGGTTGGGGCGCGACCCCGACGAATAAAACGCGCCCTCCCCCTTTTTCACGATTTTCTGCAACGCACCAATCGAACACTTGGTCGCCTTGGCCAGCGCAGCGTTCGGCACAACGTGGTCCACATGATACATGCGGCGCGCCACATCCGTGTGCTTGGATGCAACGTGCGGATACGACTTCAGCTTCGCGGTGCGTCCATAATACTTTCCACGCTTATATAGTCGGCGCGACCGCTTCAACATGGCGATCTGCTTGCTTCGATCCTTGCGCGACAAGGTGCGCGGAACATAGCGCATTGGAACGCGAATGGATCCTTTCATGGTTGATTTGGTTTGTTATATATACATGACGAACACTTATTTATTGCAATTAATAAATAAGGTATGATTTATGATTTATGATTTAATTGAAGGATACCACAATCTCAACCGTCTCCTTCTTAATGCTCTTTGTAGCAGAAATGCTCAACTCCTCGCGCTTCTTTCTGGTTTTGTTGTTGTTCTTGCTGTTGCTGCCGATGTTGCTGCCAATGTTGCTGCCGATGTTGATGCCATCAATGCATTCTGTGGCCGCGTCGTCATTCACGTATTCATTCGCTTCCGAAGACGAATGGTTGTTTCGACGAGACGTGCTGTTGCGCGCATTCATGTCGTCCTCGATTGTCCCATAGTGGGCCTCAATGTATGCAACCACGCCGTTTTCCAGCGCCCATTTGAAAAAATTCAGCTGGCCAATTGTGGTCTGAATGAATGTACCGTTGCTATAAGGAATTGTTATGCGGTCCCACCTGCAGAACGGGTCGAACCGGCGCTTGCTGTAAGCCTTTAGCTTCAGCTTGTAGTCCACATACACTTTAAACCGCCGGTTCATGCCCACTTCATACACCGTGAAAAATTTCTTCGCAAAATTAGTGGCAAACCAGTCAATGATGCGGAGAGAAATCGGCGACTCGCCGTTGATTATCCTTAACATCTTATCCAAATTGTTGTCCTCCTCGTAAAATTTCATCAAATTCGTCATGAGCAAATCATTCTGTGTCGTGTAATTCGCACTCGAATTCATTCTATGGGTTGGTTGATTGTTGATTGTGGTTATGTTTAGTATTTAAACAAATGTTATGCAATGCATGGCATGTGTTTGTGTATTTAAACCATTATTCAGTGTAAACAATTTATTTGAAATTCATACAATATATTTTGTTATTCAATTGTATAAGACACACAAAATGCAACGCCAAGGCTTTATAGATTATTCACCGGTTCCGGATTCTCCACCGCAGTCTCCCAGAGAGCCAGAAATGCTTAGTCCGTCAATGCGCAGCGACCCATCACCGGTATTTGCACGCCAGCATCGGGGGTATCGGCGGCATCGGCAGCGCACGCAGCAGCGGCGGCCGCAAGAGCGGCGAAGGCAATGGCGTGATGTCCCGATCCCAGATGAGGACGCGGAAGAGGAGAGGAGAGTGTTTAAAGGAAAGTGGGGTCCCCGCTTTTGTAGAAACCAATCGTGTAAAAAATCTCCTCGTCGCTCTCCTCGTTCTCCTCATTCTCCTCCCGCTGCGGCCATGGTTGCAGGAGGAACTAAAAACAAAACACGCACAAATAGAAGCAGAAAATGCAAAAATAAGCGTCGCAAATGCAAAACAAACCGTGGTGTTAAATGATTTGCAACATTTATATATTATGTTATATATATTCATACATCCATTGTGTAAACCATGAACCAGAACCATAACCATAACCAAATGCACGCATTATACGTTCTTTTAGCAATCGCATTCATGTGTTTCGGGCTGTACATGTGCTTTCAAACCACCACCAGTCGGAAAGAGGGGTTCTCTCTGTCGCCCGGCTCTTTCCCCGACGCATCCACGTATCCGATATTGTATAAGGATTACCCTATCCAAAGTCCAGGTGGCGTTTCCAATATGTCATATGCAGACTTGTGGCAATACTATCCCGTGTTTGACAACAGCTATGCCCAATACACCAACAATGTGCGCTACTGGGCCACACCAAACAACGGCACATGCGTTCGGGCCGACATGTGCGGTGGCTTGTACAACGACAAACCCATTAAGGACATGCACATCGTTCCGGTTCCCAAACCCATTTCGCTCGATTCTGATGTGCGTCGCGTCAATTATTACGGGTCGGAACCCATGACGTGCCCTGAAGCGCCCCCGCAAGATGTGGCGAACTGTTTGTATTACGGACAAAAAACGAACTCGTTGACGCCCCCGTATCAGCCAACGCTTTTAGACAGTTAAATCGTGGCAAATGTCCGTCCTTATTCATTTTAGATTATTTATTTGAAAATGATCTAAAATCTCTCGTCTTAATGTTCGCGCACTTCAAATGTTATGGGATTTGTTGTCCGCGTGCGTCTTGTTCTTATTGCGGTTCTTGGTTTCCTTGAGCGGACCGCGGACTGATTGCGCTGTCTTCGCTTCGGTTTTTCCTTTACTTCCGCAGCGGAATCTTCCACCGGTTGCGACTCGTCGTATTGGTGTTCATCGTCGTCATCTCGAGAAAGCATTTGTCCCATTTTTGTTTTTAACAAGCACTGATTGTGGATATGGATATGGTTATGGTTATGGTTATGGTTATATTATAAATTACAACTAAATTTGACACATTACAACGCACTTATTTTATTTTTTTAGTATATTAATATACGAATAAACACATAAACAACATTAAAGAACGATGGCGGATAAAACCCCATTCAAGGTAAATCGGTCTGCTTTACCCCCATCTGTGCAAACATTGTTCAACCCAGAAAACTGTTTTGCTAGGGGGGGATTGACACTGGAAAAGGGGAAACCCGTGTTGACCGGAAAGTGTCAAGTGGTGCAATTCGGAAAAAATAGGGTCGGAAATAATTGCATGTTTGTGTGTCAGGCGAATTTTTCGGAGGTTTTTCAACGAGAACGTCCAGTGCTGGCATCTGTTGTGTTTGATTCGATGGGAAGAGTAACCGATTTCTGCTTTGGAAATAGCGCTGCAGCTCCATCATGGAGAACCAATGCATCTCATGGAACACGTGCGTCATTCGGACACATGCCTCCCCCCACGCAGCCACAGCAATCAGTGGTTCGTGGCTATTCGGAATTATCTCCCGCCGAAAAAGTACAGGTCGATGCAATTCATGACCGTTTGAAAAAAGAAGGCAAAGATCTCTCAATGGAGCAGAGAATGGAATTGTTAAGAGAAAAAAGCAACATCATGACCCCTGCTGGGAAACCCGTAGAACACAAAAAAGCAAAAGAATGGGGATGCACAAGTGTTTTAAAAGGACCGGTGGATTTTGTTGGATGCCAGCGCGAGAACCGGTGGACCCCCTCCACTTCCCTCGTTGATGGATTTCCATATGTTTCATGTGTGGAAGTTTTTGCAGAATTTGACAACCAGTTGGACGTGTCTCAAGAATCGAAGATACGCCCATATTTTAAACACGACCCTCTCACTGGAAAGAGCGAGTATGGTGCAAGTGGTCGTGAACATTACGACGGGGAGGGCTTCGGCAACGTGCACGGAAACCTAGGATTCCGAAGCTTTGTTGTTCGCGACTCGAATGGAAGAATGAGCGCGATGGAAACAAGACAAGGCTCATGTCCTAACCCGAGACCCGTTCCTCCAAGACTAAGTGTGTTGAATCCAGACACCAAACAAAAATTTGAAGTCATGTTGAAAAAAGGGGATGCATCGCTTCGTTCGGAAATGAAAGCACTGGAATGGCTTGAAACGAACCCATTATTGTTTCCACCAGGACCCATTGATTCAAGATTTGCTGATGAAGCATTTGGTTGGGTTCATGCACTTTCAATTCAATTTGAATTACCACGCATGTCATTGTCGCCTGCTGCCATGGCTTCAATGATGGCTTCAAAATCCCCCGCAGCAACGATTGCGCCTGCAATGAGGCAATCCATATTTGCAGCACTGGCGACACAGCCTAGAGTTGCCAAACAAATTGCAACTAGCTGCAAATGCACTCCAATGAACCATGATCCAAGCTGCTCAAATCAACATTGTCCATTCCGGCATGCAGGGCTTGAACAACTTGGTTTCGAGTGGCCAAGAATTGAATTTGAATCAGGAGAACAACCGGCAAGATCAGCATTGGAACGTGAAATGTCGCAAGTGGCAACAAAAAAGCAAGCAGAGGCAAGAACGATGCAAGCAGCGGCAGACAAAGCGGCAGAAAAAGTGGCAGCAGCGGAAGCCAAACGACTTGCGACAGCACAAAAAAAAGAGGCGGCATCAGCAGCACCAGTCGCATCAGCATCAGCGGCACCAGTCGCATCAGCGGCACTAACTAGAGGCAAGCGTTCATTAAATGCGGCATTGGTGGCACCACTCGCATCAGCGGCACCAGTTGTATCAGCTGCACCATCTGCATCAGCTGCACCATCTGCATCAGCTGCACCATCTGCATCCGTGCTAGGGGCATCCGTGCTAGGGGCATCCGCTCTGGCACCAGCCAGAGGAAGAAAACGCGCACCTGAATCTGCCGCGCCTGCATCAGCTGCATCCACAAAAAGAAAGAAAGGAGGTTTCAAATCCAAATCCAAATCCAAATCCAAATCCAAACGACGACTTCGCAAATGAATTTAAAGTTGAGTCATGTGTTTCCGCATCATGATAATCCAGTGAATCCAGTGCGTGGAATGTGCACCTCTTTTGCAAACGCCTTTATTATTTTTTTATGAGCACTGTCATCACATTCAATGTTTTTGTACAGCTCTTTGCATATCGTCTGATATTCAAGGTGCATTTTTTCCTTGGTTTCCCATCCAGGGTGCGCATCCATCCACTCTTGAATCGTGCGCGTCTGGTAGCAGGACGCCATGTAAATGAACTTCTTCACGTACGAGTTGTTTTCGTCTTTGATCCATTCATCCGTTTTGATATACATGGTTTCGCGCTTCAGATCGGTGCAGTGAATCGGGCGCTTGTGCACGTCCATGCCTTTCAGGTTGTTGAGGATGATGGAGCTCACACCTTCCACAATGCCGTTTGTTTTCGTAAATTCCAAATCTTCGACCGTGATTTTGAGAGTTCTTGCGAAATCACTCAACTTAATCGCATCCTTGCACTCATTATTCAAAAACACGTTCAGATTGAATTGCGTGTTGTTCGTGGTTATGATGTTCCCGTTCCCAATTTTGGGCGTCATCTCTTGAATGGTCTTGATCAGTTGCTGATTGGCTTCTTGCTGCTTCAACATGATTTCATAATTCTTGTCCAACGTGGTGTTTCTGTCGTTCAACAACATCTTCACTACGGTTTTTAATCCCATCAGCTCATCGGTCTCATCACGCTTGTCCAGCTTGTTAAATTTGTTAAATTTATCAAACCTTTCAAGTTTATCAAGTATGTCTTTTGTTAAATTTGCTCTTTTGTCTTCTTTGTCCACTAAAGTCAATGACATGGATGCATCTTCATCCTCCTCCCCCTCATCCTCATCCTCATCCTCATCCTCATCCTCACCCTCATCCTCCTCATCCACAATTGGTTCTTTGGGTTTGAGAGCGGCGGCGGTTTCTTGTTCTTGTTGTTCTTGACTGGTTGCTGCCATCATGACTTTGCAGTTCTTCTTGTGATTGAACAACGACGACCTCAATTCAAATGTTTTCCCACAAGCGCACATCTTGGACTTCACTTTGGCATCGGTCAAGAGAGAATAATGCTTAATCTTGTGTTTTTCCGTCTCGCAATGCTGCGTCATGTGGTTTTTTCTCGTGCATGAATAATTGCACAAGTCGCATACAAACCGATTTGGTTGGTTATGGTCTGGTGGCAGATTCATTGGTTTTGAGCAATGCTAGAATGGGTTGAATTGTGTTTATATACTTTAAATATTTTATTTTATGGTCATTGCCTTTTTTTATCTAGGGTTTTAAAACGCTTTTCGCACTTAGCGGACCACATCATATATCATGCAAACATTGATCATGGGCGAAAACGCTTATGGTAAGGATGCCTATTTTTGTCATGGGGGTTGTCCAAAATAAAACAAAATAGGCACGGTGTTGACGATCGATGTCCGGCTTATCATAAATGCAGCGGCAATGTTGTGTGTCGATGGCAAATAATTGCTTGATGTACACAAAGTGTTTTATCAAATTGCACAAAAATAAAACAAAAAAAGGCAAGCATCGAAATGACATGTCATTTTTTTTGGTCCAAAAAATGGGCAGTTTTGCCTTTTTGAAACATGACACCATTATGCTCTCGTTTTTTAATACAAATCTTGTAAAATAAATTTGTTATTTTTTATTTTTACTTTGCACAAGAGTCAAAAAATTTTCAGAAAATGGACAAAAACGATGTCCAAAAATGGATACCCCGTTACCCTTTTGGGAAAAAACGCGCGGCACTAGGTAATTTGCGGAACTTTTTTGGAGTGATAATCGGGAGACCATATATGCAGTGGCGAATGATGACACACGCGAATTGCGTTTATGTTCCCAACGTGTGTTTTTATTACGACGATGGACATGGTTATGGCAGAAATTATGAATATTAAGACAATGACAAATCGATTTTTAAAAATTCAATTCAAAAAAAATTGAATTGAAATCAATCGAATGCTAATTGGATGCAGTGTATCCCAACAACAACAACAACAACAACTACTAAGACGGAATGTTTGCCCACCTTCGTTCCAATCCCGGAGCCAATTACCGATTCATCACCAAGAGTGTTGCCACCAACATGCGTCAACATGCTCGCAACAAGAGACCCCTCCTCACCGGACTTGACCCTTCCAATGCCAACATTGCTGGCATTCTGGCCGAAATTCATCTGCGCGAGCTTGCGTGCACAATCAAGACATTGCAACAGGTGAATCATGTCGCTGGCAGGTACCACGAACACGCGTTTGACAATACGGACGCCTACATTGAAGACCAAACCCCATTGCAAACGCATGAAATGAATGCCGAACAGCGTCATGCGGCACAACTGCTCCTGGGTGTGGGCAACAGCTTCTCGGAGGTCAATGCGGCAATAAGAGCACTCGACGCTGGGTCGTTTCAAGCGGTCATGGAGTGCAGTCCTGAAATGCGTGCCAAATTGTCGCAAAAATTCAGCGTGGATGCGTCCTTTGCGGAAGATGCATTGGATCGTGTGCAGCACGTCGCCAAACAAGTGTGGAGCTTGGTCAACATGTTGGCATTCTCCAACCTGTTTCGGTTCGCTGACCCGAGACAGCCGATGGGTCTGCCGAACCAGGAGGATTCCATCTTCATTCCTTACATTCCAACCGCGAGACATGGGGAAGAAGTCCAGACGCTGCCTCTTGACGAAGCAGACATGAACGCACCACAAGAACAACAGAAACACTTCAACGAAATTGCCGAGATGTTGGCGGACGGCAAAATCACGACGGAACAAGCGTCTTCATTGTTCAAGGAATTGAGCGTTGACCCATCTCAGCAACCAGTCATGGAACCGGAAGCAGTCGTGGAATCATCGGAATCGGACAATGATGACGAGTCAAATGCGACCTACTGGTTGAGAACAGTGGCTGCTTGGAACGCTGCTGAACGCATCAAAAATGAACAAAAATGATTGAAACAACTTCAAAAAACATAAAAAATACTAACACTTTTTTTATGATTTATTATGATCATTGAAATTATTGAAATTAGTCAATTGGCAATCCAGCCCATCCTTTTGCTTCTTTTGCATTTGATTCCAATGCTTTTTTAGCCTTGGTATTAGCCTTAGCGTCCGTAGCCTTGGCATCCGTAGCCTTGGCATCCATGTTTTTGGCCACGTGATCCGGCGTCCATTCCACGGGATCGTGCGCATCATATGTCGGGCTGTCCGTCATCAGGATGTCGTAGTTTTGCTTGACGTAGTAAGCCCGTCGCTTGTGCCACTGGTTCCGGAAGATGTCTTGCTGGTCCACAATGTCGATGACCAGCGGGCGGCCGTGTTTCACGCGCAGAATGCGCCCCACGGACTGGCACACATCCGTTTTGGGCGATGCCATGATCAGCGTGGTCAGCGTCTTGATATCCAGACCCTCGGACGCCATGGCATACGTGGCAATGATGACCGTGCGCGATTCGCTGGCCTTCAAGTCGGCTTCCTTCATGCCGCCGATGTAGTACCCCACGGAACCACCGGCGATGCCGCGGTGCTCAATCGCCTTGTGCAAATACGTCAGCAGCGACTTGTTGTGCGCCAGAATCATGACTTGCTGCTCCGGGTTTTCGGCCAGCTCTTTTTTCAACACGCGCAGGATGAACTCGCTGCGGTGCGCGTAATCACACACGCGCGAAATCATGGTGCTGAATTTCGGATTGCCGCGATAGTCGTATTCCGTCTCGTTGAACGCGGCGTCGTTCACGCAGTAATTGATGGCCTTGATTACCACGCGGTGCTCGGACGCCGCCTTCTCCTTGTGCACCACCTCCCCCAGAAACATCTTGAACACCTTCGTCAGTCCGTCCTTGCGCTGCATGGTTCCCGAGAGCCCCAGCGTGTACATCGTGTTGACCTTCATCATGCACTGGCAGAACACCTCGGCGCCCATGTGGTGCACCTCGTCAAACACCGTCAAGCCGAAGCTGTCAAACATGTCGGCGGGGTACTCCTTCATGGACAGCGACTGCAGCATGCCGAGCACGATGTCCTTGTCGTCGATGTCCACGATTTGCCCCTGGATGCGGCCCACGCGCGCGCCCGGCAGAAACTGCTCGATTCGCTCAATCCACTGGTTCATTAAGAAGGATTTGTGCACGACCACCAGCGTTTTTCGGCGGAGCTGGGCCAGGATGTAGAGCGCCATGACGGTCTTGCCCTTGCCGGGGTCCACGTCCAGGAGACCGCCGCCGCCGGCACCCACGTGGTTCAAATACTTTCGCACGATGTCTTTTTGGTAGTCGCGCATGTCGCCCTGGAACGCGACACCAGCGTGTATGGACTCACCGGGGCCAATGTGGATGGCTTCGGGAGGGCCGTATGCGCCGATTCCGAAGTATCGCGGCACATACATTTTTAGCGGAGATTCGCGATAAATTGGATAAGCGGGCGGTTGCACCGGCGCTTTAGGAATGTGTGGACGTATGGTCAGTTCCGCGCGAATGTATTTGCGCTCTTCTTCGTCCAAGTTCTCTTTGCGTATAGTGTATCCGCGGGGGCCCAAATAAGTGGCAACCTCACTGGTCGCAGACGAAGCCATTTGTGTGGTTTATGTTCGGGGTCTAATTATGATGCTCTGGTATTATGTGCATGTTATACATGCTTCAATTTTAAACAAAAAAAAATAATATGTTATAATTATAAAATAAATCATATTATTCAAATGAACCAAATGAATCAAATGATGCGCGATGTCTTCAAAAACTCTCGCAAGCACGAGATGCTGCTTACCGTTCTGATTATTTTGTACATTGTGCTGAACGTGCCGACTCCCCACGTCATTGCGCCCTATGTGGACACGCCTTTAGGAAACATTATCATCGTTCTGTTTGCGCTGTCATTCTTCATGCACTCTCATCCGGTGGTAGGCGTGCTGTCGTTGTTCGCGGCATACGTGCTGATTCGCCGGTCCAGCGCAACCACCGGGAGCGCGGCAATTGAAGCATTCGTTCCAAGTGAAAAGCGGAAGAGCGAAGAGCTGAGCGCTTACAACCAGTTTCCCGTCACGCTGGAGGAACAAATGGTTGCAATCCGGGCGCCATTGGCCGACACGGAAGTTGGCAGCGCCACGGCGTCGTTTCGTCCCAATGCATTGGACCAAACCTCGTTGAGCTACACTCAGGTTTAGATTTATTCGGGGGGGGGGGGGGGAGTTCATAAGGGAGGAGCAGATGGTTGGTATTCTGGATTGAATGCTGGCGGTGGTGCTGGAATGGCGGCACTAACGGCAGTGTCGTTTCTGGTCAAAAATATGTACGAAAGACCTAGCAAAAACAACGAAATTAAGACTCCCCAAACGATGTTCATTCCAACGGATGATTTGGTTGTTCGAACGCTTGGCTTGGAACCAGGGCCAGAGCCAGACCCCCCAGAACCAGACCCATCGTCGTCGTCGCAGTCCCCGACCATCTCAAACAGCACGTAGTCTTCGGCCGAACCGGTTCCATCGGCTCCAGTGACGGGTCCAGTGTTGCTCTTTTGCAAATTCGTTTTCATGGACGGTTGAACGGAGGCGATGTTGCTGGCAACAAGCGCGCTCAATGGGCCTGCCGCAGAAATGTTGTCGGTGAACACTGCATACGAATAATTTCCACCACATGATTCATACGGAATTGTGCCATTGTACACGTAATACGGCCTGTTTGGAATGAAGTTGTTTGCATTCACGTCGTAATTCATGGTGACAGATGGGTTGATTGAGATGGTGGCCACGCTGATGGTGTTGGCGGCTTGAATTATGGCGGCCAAATCCACGTTGTCGGATGAACTCGAGCTGGTCAAAGAAACGGGAACACTGACAATCAATCCATCAGACCCGGACCCAGACCCGGACCCAGGAGCATGAACAATGAGCAATTCGGCGTCTGCCTTGGCCCCATTGTAGGTGTGCAATGACGGCGCGTAAATGCGAATTTCGGATGGCACGTAAGGGGTTCCGTAAAATGAAATGGCCGACCCCGACCCGCTGCAGGACAGAGACAAATGAGTACGGTCGTCTGAAACGGTCAACAGTGCGCCCGAACACATGTCGGGCGAGTACACGAGATTGAACGTCCCTTTGATGGGGTTGACATTGTTGGATCCGGTCGGAATGTCAATGGGTGCGGTGCATGATGTCATGATGATGATGGGCTGATGCGCTTATCCCTCTTATTGAATGGCTTAATATATTGTTATAAAATAATATATTATTGCATTAAAACCCTATTTGATCAAGTTGATCAAACCATGATCGGAGCCGCAATTGTTGTGAATGTTGTTCATCATGTTATTTGCTGTTCCGATTTCGTTGAGAGGCAGCGGCGTGGCGGAGCCAATGCCATAGTTGAATGAAACGGGTTCTCCGCCCGTGAACTGATGGTATGGGGCATTTGCTCCACCCGAAAATGGGGCGGGAGAAAGCGACGAAAGGCCTCCGCGCATGGAGCGCTTCCTATGCGCATGTTTGCGGGTTTTGGACTTCTTGGACTTCTTGGCATGGGACTTCTTGGCATGGGACTTCTTGGCGTTGGACCTACTGGCCTTGCTGCGCCTTTTCTTATATCCTCCGCGCACATGCGATCCCCTATCACCATGTTTTCCTCCGGTTTGCTTCTCCATGTTGTATCCGGGAATTGCTTTCAGCGAGGCTGCGCTTCCACCAGTAGGACCGATGCAACCGGCAGCGGCCCCCATTTTGCTGGAAAATTGTGGATACGGGTCATTGAAATTCGAGTTGGAAGGATTGGCAAGACCGGTTGGTTGCAGAATCTGGTTGTTGTGATTGGCTCCAGGAACAAATGAATATCCCAATGATGTCATGCTTCGTTTTTGTATTATAAATAAATACCATATTTTATTTATTTGGGCAATTTCCGTTGCATTTGTTTTCAAAATAGTAGTAGTCCAGTGTTTTTGGCGCGCTTGCCGTTCCGTGCTTGAAAATGGGACCGTGCTGGTTTCCGGACATGCACGATTCGACGGAGTTCATGCTGGCCCATACGCAGCACGAGGTTGCCGTGCAAGAATTCTTGCTCAGATTACTGCACGCCGTTTCCAGCTCCGCGGGTTTGCCTAAATGCGACTTGCAAAACCCGGCTTTCAGCTTTGCATCCAACGTCGTGTCCTTGTCGGCGTTGTCAGAAGCCATGTCCGCGTTGTCAGAAGCCATGTCCGCGTTGTCAAACGTTTCCACAACGACGGTTTTTGCGCCAGGAGTGTCGTTGACAGAAGACCCAATGACGTTGTTCTCAGTTATATCACTTCCTTGCTGCACATTCATGATTTCTTGATACACCAGTGCGCCAATCATTATCACCACCACAATCGATATGGCGGTTATATTATCTATGAAGTATTGGCCGAATTGTTCTGCCAATGCAACTAAATCAATGCCGCCATTGTTTACGTTGTTTGTCCCTGTCTGATTTGCGTTCATTACTAAAACAATGCAAAAAATAATATATACTGTGCATATTTTATTTATTTGGTATTAGCTTGACATTCGTTTGATTAACATTTGACATTCGTTTGATTTTGATTTCATTGAAACAGTTTCATTCTGGCTTTGGCAGATGGATTGCTTTCGGACACGGGTGCACCTTTCGTATTGAATTTATCAACCAGCTTTTTCTGCCGTTCATGCGACATGTATTTCAGGTGGGCATGCAAATCGGCCATCTTATTCGCCGGGTCCAATGTTTCACACACCATGTTGTTCACCAGCATTGCATTGTAATCTTCCATCAGGACATTATACATGGGTTGGCCGTTGTATCTAACTGCGTAAATAGACGTGGAATGCGTTCTTGAGCCAAAGGGACGTGGCTTCAAAAACTCCCGGGCCATCTTCATTTGTCCACTGACAACCACCTTATGGTTGCCACTCATGATCGTTCTTTCGCACGGCACGTTGGGTCCCAAGGAATTCTTTTCAAAACAAACCAGGTATTCATCCATCAGTTTTGTCCGCACAATCCCTTCGATTTTTTTATTTCTTATTGTATGCACCTTGGGATTGATCTTTTCAATAGGAATGTTTCCTTGATCAGTCAGGATGGGTGTTCCTGCGGGGAAACAAATGTTGCTGTCGGGTGTGGGCGGAGGCGTCAGAGTCAACTCGAATGTCGTTGTATTATAGCTGCCATTGTTTCGAACCACTATATTGTAAGTTCTTAATGGAGTGGAAGCCATCGTGGTGATTACTCCGGTTGATGGATCCATTGTCATTGATGGATCGGATCCGGACAGCATTGTGTAAGAATAATAAGCACCTAATTTAATTCCAGCCGAAGATGGCTGTCCTGGCTGAATGGCTTGCTTGTATATGGTTTTCAAAGCGGTGGTTGGGAAAGTTGTGATATTGGCGGCGGTGTAAGGGGTGTATCCCATGCCGTTCAGTTCGTATGGTTGATCCGCTTGTTCAGAGACCCATGTAGCACCGACCCTAGGTGAAGAAGTGGGTTTTCCGGTTAAATTATTATCTGGAGATGTATCATTCCAATTTCCATTGATTTCATAACAATTTGTTTTAGTGCACATTGATGGGTTAAAATAAGAACCATAAATTTGTCCAAATGAGTAGCAGTTTGTTGCGGAGACAGGCCCGATGTCTCCAGCATAAGATCCAAATATTCCTCCAGCATCGGTTCCAATGGAACCTCGACTATAACAATTGGTCGCAGTGCATGTTCCTGCCTCCTGACCAAAAATTCCACCAGCGAATCTGCCAATATCACCTAGACTATAACATCCAATGGCAGTTGCAGTTCCATCTCCCATTCCAGCAGCACCACCAAATATTCCTCCGGCGGTTCTTCCAATGAAACCTGTGCTCCAACAATATTGGCAAGTAATATTGGCAGGAGGACCACCACTGCCAGAATAAGCACCAACGATGCCTCCTCCATAATCACCAATGGTTCCCAAATTTAAATTTGAACAACCAATGATGTAAAGAGAAGCTCCTGCACAACCGGAATTAGAACCCACGATGCCACCACACCCTGGAGCAATTGGACCATTTGATGAACAATTAACTATGTAATTATTTAAAGCACCGGTTCCAAAATTGGCTTGACCTATCCATCCGCCCGGACTTTGTTCATTATCATATGCCAGTGTGGAATTATTAGCATTAACCTCTAAATTAAATACACTGATGTTGGCATATCCAAGGATGGGAGCACCAGTTTGGGCATTTTGGGATCCATTTTGTATAAAACCAGGATAGTTTGAAACTCCATCAATTGTTATGACCGGTCTTAATCCGCCAGCGTTCAAAGAAGTGTTTCCGAATTGAATTTTTGCAGAACCGCAAATGATGTACCAATTCGTATTTATTGCGATGTTAGTGTCAAATAGAACCTTCAGAACAATAGATGAGTTATTAACAATTTGCAAAGGACTTGAAGTGTCAATGAGTCCACCGGCGGACCCATTCTTGGTGTATGAAAGTTGTCCGTTTATCTGTTTAATGGCAATGATTCCACCGGATGCAGTGATGGTTTGTGGTGGTGTGGGTGTTGGTGTTGGGGTGGGTGTGGGCGTGGGAGTGGGCGTGGGCGTGGGCGTGGGCGTGGGTGTGGGTGTGGGGGTTGGCGTGGGTGTGGGCGTGGGTGTGGGTGTTGGCGTGGGTGTTGGCGTGGGTGTGGGTGTGGGTGTGGGTGTGGGAGTGGGCGTGGGAGTGGGCGTGGGAGTGGGCGTGGGAGTGGGCGTGGGCGTGGGCGTGGGCGTGGGCGTGGGTGTGGGTGTGGGTGTGGGTGTTGGCGTGGGTGTGGGTGTGGGTGTGGGTGTGGGTGTGGGTGTGGGCGTGGGTGTGGGAGTGGGTGTGGGAGTGGGTGTGGGTGTGGGCGTGGGCGTGGGCGTGGGTGTGGGTGGGGGTGTTGGCGT